GTCGCCTTGCCAGTGCTGCCGAGGGTCGTTCTGCTCGCCGAGGGCGACCGCCAGCGCGTGGACCTGCTTCAGCAGGTCGTGCAGCGGACGCAGCTCTGTCGTGGCTGCCAGCGGCAGGAGGGCTTCTGTGCCCAACCGAACGGCCTCGGTGTCGAGGACCGACTTGGTGACGTGGGTGGGTTGCATGGTCTCGCTCCTTTCGTCGCGATAATTTCAATTATCTGGGTGGGCTGAGCCGTCACCGTTCGTCGTAGGTGGCCTCCCACAGTGCCAAGTCTTCCGGGCGGGCCTGGTCCTTCAAGGCCTGCTGGTGGGTCGAAACGGCCTCATGCACCCGCCACATGTGGGCGACTCTTGTTTCTTCAGCCGCTCGAAGCCGCTCGACCTCGGCCACTAGAGCGGCGATGTCACCTTTTGCATGGTGAATGAGGGCCTGATTGCCGGCGTCTAAGAACCTGCTACTCCTTGACGCCGCCAGCCGGCCTTTAATGGGGTCAAGGTCAAGCATCGAGCACCTCCCACAGCTTTGCTGTCGCCAGACCCAGGTCTTGCACGGTGGTTGCGGCCTGTGCCTCGTGCTTGTGCGTTTGAATGGCGACCACAAGCTCGAAACGCCGACGCGTAGCGTCTTGCAACTCTTTTTGTAACCGCTCCACCTCTTCCACCAGCCGCAAAACGTCATAAACGGAATGAGCCACGAACTTTGCATCGCAGTGATTTAGATCAAGTGGATCAATAAACCAAGCATCACCAAGCGACAGACCACGCGACACGCCGTTAAGCCGCGCCTTGATGGGGCCTAGGTCAAGCATCAAGCACCTCCGGGAGGCCGATGGCCTCGGTCAGGTCTGCCCTAGTCAGGTTTGCCCCGGCCAGGTTTGCTCCGGTCAGGTTTGCCCCAGTCAGGTCTGCCTTGTACACGCTTGCCTTAGTCAGGTCTGCCTCGGTCAGGTCTGCCCCAGTCAGGTCTGCCTCGGTCAGGTCTGCCCTAGTCAGGTTTGCCCCGGCCAGGTCTGCTCCGGTCAGGTTTGCCTCGGTCAGGTCTGCTCCGGTCAGGTCTGCCCTGTTCAGGTCTGCCCTAGTCAGGTTTGCCCCGGCCAGGTTTGCCCTGTACAGGTCTGCCCTAGTCAGGTTTGCCCCGGCCAGGTTTGCTCCGGTCAGGTTTGCCTCGGTCAGGTCTGCCTCGGTCAGCGTGTCACCAGGGACGACGTGAAGCACGTCGCCCGCCTTGTTCTTGATTTCAATCATGACTGAACTCCTTATCCGCCCGCAGCCGCTCCACCTCGGCCACCAGAGCAAACATGTCTTGACGCTGGTGCATGACAAAAAGCGCCTGGCATTGCGCGTTATACGCGCGCCAGTCCTTTGGGTCAGCAGACGCCAGCCGGGCTTTAATAGGTTCAAGGTTCATCGTAGGTCGCCTCCCACATTGCCAAGTCTTCCGGGCGGGCCCGGTCGTGCAGCGCCCGCTGGTGGGCCGAAACGGCCTCGTGCACCCGCCACATGTGCGCCATTCGGATCTCCTGGGTCTTCCGAAGATGGGCGACCTCGGCGCGCAAACGCTCGACTTCGGCCACAAGCTCGCCGAGGTCGAACTGCTGGTCAGCGATGCCGCCGTCCGGCGTCCAAAACCACGGCCGGGGCGTCTCCGCCAGCCGGGCTTTCAGTGCTTCAAGATCAATCATCTAGGACACTCCACAGCTCTGCATCTGCTGCCGCGATGCGGTAGGTACGGGAAACCTTGCGGCCATCGTTGTAGACCTTGTCCCAGGCCGCTTGGTACTTGTCGCGGTGCTTGCAGATGGCGTGCCACAGCTGCGCGTTGTGGTCGTTGTAACTTTGCTTGAACGCGGTGGTTTCCCGAAGCGCACGTTTCAGCCGCTCGACCTCAGTCATCAGAGCAGCAATGTCGGCGGGGGCGTTGGCGACAAACTGGTTGTCGGCCTCGGTCGCGCCGTCGTTCGCGTACAACCAGCCGTAGTCGGTTCGGATGCCGCTGTGCGCGACACCCGTTGTTTCGTGCCGCCACGTGCCGGGTGTGATCCCGGCCAGGCGGTCTTGGATGGGTTTTAGGTCAAGCACCGAGCACCTCCCACAGCGCCAGGTCTTCGGGCCGCGGGTTGTCTTTCAACGCCTCTCGGTGGGCGGTGGCTGCATCCACCAACGCCCACATGCGACGCATCTCGCCCTCGGCGCGCAGCCGCAAGGCTTCCAGCTCCTTCACCATTTCGGCGATGTCCGCGTGGTCGATGTCTGTCTGGCTTGCCAGGCGGGTGCTGTCCCAGTACGTCACCAGGGGGTCTGACGCCCTGGCGGCGAGCTTCTTCTTGATGGGTTCTAGGTCGAGCACATCTTGCTCCTTTCTTTGGGATAATAGTGATTATCCAAGAGGGCACGGGGTTCACGCACACCTGTCGACGCGGCACCCTGCTTGTCTGTCCCAGACATAAGCATGCCAACGACTCAACTGCTGCGCCTCCTCGAACGCGGCATCAAGCGACGGATGCAGGCTGGCGGTTTGAAGCCAGCCCTTGTGCGGCTTCTCTTTGTGACGCACGGGGAAGCGCACCTCGTACCGGGGTTTCGCCGCGTGCGCACGCCCCACCTGCAGCTGCGCTTGCCATACCAGCCAGCCCCAGTCGGCGAAGTCGGACCACGTGTAACTGCCGTCGTCGCACCGCTCGATGTAGCCGTACTCTGCCATGTTGCCCGCAAGCTGTCGAATCAGCCTGGCAGAGCTCGCGGAACCAAGCAGATGATGCATGTACGCAAACAAGAAGCGTTCGTTTTCAAACCGCTTAGGCATTTTTTCCTCCATCCGCCGCGGACCGGGTCAGGGTCCGCGCTGCGAGCTTGTTGAGCGTGACAGCTAGTTCGTTCGGCAGCGGCACGCTGAAGTACACCCCGATCGACGACCACGGTTCGCCCGGAAGCCGCACGAAGTCCTCGAACCGCCCGTTGTTGTGAACGCAAACCTCGTACACCCGTCCGGCGAACTCGAAGCCCTGGCCGTCTCCGAACTGCCGCAGCAGGAGAAGAACGGCCTCTGGAAGTCGCTGATTGCACCACCTCGCCACGACAACATGTTCGCAGCCGGGCGTGACGTCGACCAGTTCCACCCGGCGATCGCCCAGCGAGAGTGCCTGGAGACGCGCCCCGTCCTTTTCAATCTCCACCAGAATGTGGTCGGTGAGGTCGGCGAAGTCCAAGTCGTCCGTCGCCGTGTCGAGTCGGTCGAGATAAACGGGGTCCAGGACGACCGTGAACCCCGCCTTCCGCAGCACCTCAGCCTGGTGCTGCGCTTCCAGTCGTTTGCTCATCGTGTGCCTCCCTTTCTGTTCACTTTACGCGCGCGGGCTCGTCGGCCACGTCGTCTACGAGCAAGCCCAACGCCGACAGCAGTGCTGGTGAGAGCGGCGGCCGGCCGGCCGCCTCCAGCTGGTCGAGCTCGACGTCGCTGGTGGCACTCCAGAACACCTGCAGCACGTCCTCGTCGTTCAGCTCCGCGAAGCATTCTGCGTCGAACCCGTCGTCGCAAAGCCACAAGGCCATCTCGAAGGCTTCGGGACCCAGGTGATCGAGCGGGTCGACGGCGGCAAAGGCGTCGAACCGGTCGCGCTGCATCAGCCACGTGTCGTCGAAACCGTCCTCCTCTTCTTCGATGACCCTCGCGGCCTTTCCCCGCTTCCGCGTGCCCGTGCCGCCCCAGTCGTAGAACTGGTGCAGCCCGGTGCCGAAGCTCCGCAGCGGCGGGGCGTCCGGCACGCGGGTGAGCGGCAGCGTCTCCGCGGCCGCGAGCATCTCCGCCAGGCACCCGACCGTGCGGTCGAGCGCCGTGAGGTTCAGCCGCTCGTCCTTGCTGTGCTGGTTGAGGTAGCCCACGCTCAGGTTCACGTGCGGCACCCGGTACGCCTCCGTGAGGTCCTTCACGTCGGAGTAGGAGCCGTGGTCCGCGTTGAAACCGAAGCGCTCCACGAAGGCGCTGACCTCGCTCGGCAGCGTCCAGCTGTAGTAGACGTACTCGTCGAAGCCCTTGCGGTCCGGCTCGATGAAGAGCCGGAGCTGCGCGACGTACGGCACGAGCAACTCGTCGGCGATGAACCGCTTCACGCCGAGGCCGCCCACCTCCTCGTAGTTCGTGAAGAGCACCAGGGGCTTGACCGTGGCCTGCCGAGCCGCCTCGAGCACGGCGTAGACGCCGGCACGGTCATCGGCGCCGAGCACGCCGTTGGCGTTGGTCAGCACGTCATGCTGCAAGACAAGCTCGACGGGCTTGAGGTGCATGCCCGTCTGGCGGTCCTTGGGCACCAGCGTGTCGAGGTGCGCCACGAGCATCACGGGGCTCACCGCGCCCGCCGGAACGCCGAAGATGTAGTGGTCGAAGTCCGTGTGGACCTCGTAGTTGAGCTCGGAGAGCACGTCGAAGACGTGCTCGAAAGCCGCGCCGAGCTCCATCGTGAGGAGCTGGCACACCGGGTGGTTGGCACGCATCGTGTGCTCCTTCCTACGCCGCAGGGGCGCTGTCGGGGTCGGCCGCGCCGTCGTCGGCGGCCGATTCGGGGGTCTCGTTCGGAGTCGTGTCGGTTGCCGTGCGGTCCCGGTAGCAGTCGGGGCAGATGGGCGCGTCGTCGTCTTCGTGGTGCTGCAGGTGCGCGACCTCCCACGTCTCGCTGCACTCTGCGCAGTCGGCGTGCCGCTCCCGGCAGCCGTCGCAGAGCCTGTAGTCGCCCGTGACGCCGTTGATGGCCCCGACCGGTGTCAGCGAGGCGTAACGATCGCCGCAGTCCGAGCAACGGCCGTAGTCGTGCGCGCAGTTCCGACACACGTGGCCGTGACCGGCGATGTGGCAGCTGTAGTCGTGGCGATCGCCTTCTTCGCAGTCCTCACACTGGATGAAGTCGTCCTCGAAACAGCTGTCGCAGACCAGCCCGGAGCGTACAGTCGAGTTGGACGCCTCGTTCGAGTGCCGTTCGTCGCAGCAGTCGCAGATGAACGTGACGTCCCCGAGACAGCCGCTGCAATAGGTGTTGTCGTTCCAGTTCTCGACGTAGTCCTCGTCCAGGTCGTTGCCGCACTCGCAGCAGCTGTGCGCGGGCCTGCGGCACGCCCCGCACGCCAACCCCTCGTTGTGGCACGTGCGCGTGCCGCAGACCAGGCAGATCGCATCCTCGAACGAGAGCAGCGGACGGTGGTCGCGCACCTTGGGCGCGCCCTCCGTCAGCACGCTCTTGTGCACCACCACGCGGCTGACCGGCGCGTCGAAGTAGACCGGGAACTGGTCGTGCGCCGTGTGGGTCACGGAACGACCGCCCGCGTTCTCCAGCAGGTCCTCCGGGTAGTAGAGCGTCGCGTCCTCGTCGTCGCCGCCGTGGACGTCGCGGCTCTTCGCCTTCCAGGTGTTGGGCAGCGCCAGGTGCTGGGCGAGCGCCGTGCTGATGCGTTCACTGATGAGGCGGACCTGGGCGGTCGCGACGTTGCCATAGGTGTTGGCGATGACGAACCGCTTGAAGTCCGGGATGTACGCAAACATCCGGCCGCGCTTGTGGAAGGGGTACGCCTTCGAGCGCGAGGAGTCCAGGAACGCGATGACGGTGAAGCTGTCGATCGCGCAGGCGATCGCGCCGTTGGCGTGGCAGCCGCTGAACTGGTAGCAGCTGGTGTACCCGCAGCGCTCGCTGGCGAGCAGGATGTCGAGCGGGTTGGCCGAGATCACCACGTCGATCGACGCGGAGGCCATCTCGTCCATGACCCGCGAGACCGTGGCCTCGAACGTCTCGGTTTCCGGGATGTTGTAGTAGCTGCGCCGCGTCTGCTCCCAGGCTTCCCGGTGGCCGGCGCCCTTGTCCTTGTCGGCGAAGGCCCGGGTCAAGAACTTGGTGAGACGCATCGTGCGCTTCTCGTCGAGCGCCATCTCGTTCAAAGCAATCGCCGCGTAGGCGTCAGGACCGTTGTTGACGAGACCGGCGGAAAGCATGAAGTTGGCGAGCGCCCGCGCCCGGGGGTTCGCGGTGACCGCGTCGATGGCCGGGATGGTGAACCGGGCGCGGTGGTCCGGGCCCAGTCCCAGCGCCGGCACGAGGTGCTTCTTGGCTTCGAGGCCGCGCATCACGACGGCCGTCAGGTGGGCCCGGTTGACGTGGTTCGGCATCAGGTCGTAGAGCGCCTCGAGCTCGCTGTCCAGGTTGAGGTAGGCCGGGGTGATCACGTCTTCGATCACAGGCGCGGCCAGGATGGGGGTGACCTCGGTGGTGTTGTGATCCAACAGCATGCGAAGGGTCCTCCAACGCAAAAAGCCCGCCGCGCAAAAGCGCGACGGGCTCAGGGGGTTAACGGGTGTAAGGTCAGGGCCTGAAGCGGCGCAGCCAGTCGTCGACCTTCTGGTCGGAGCCCCACGCCTCACGCGGCACGTAGGTGAAGAGTGTCTGCACGATGCTCCGCAGGTGCGCCATTGTGGTGTGGTCGGCTCGTGCGACCGCGTTGAGCAGGTCGTTCGCCAGAATGGCGGACAGGACGCCGCTCGGAACGGTGCCGTCCCGCAGGTAGCAGGCGAGATTGTCGCCGAGATCCGCCCAGCCTTCCGCGCGCGACACCGCAAGTGTCTTGTCTGCGGCGCGCGCGGCCTGGGTCGTCAGTGCATCCGAGGTGGTCATCGAACCCTCCTTACGAGGCCGCGCTGCTCGGACCCAGCCACTCCCAGGCCGAGTCCGGAGCGACGTTCTGGCCGGCCAGCAGCCACGTCAGCTGCGTGAGCGCCAGCTGGACGGCCGGCTTGGCCGCAAGGGCCTCGCGGTTGTAGGTTTCCGTGCGGCCGTAGAACACCAGCATGTCGTGCAGGGCGCCCGCGATCGCCACGGGGTTGCAGGCGTCCGTGATGTCGCGTGCGTCCTGCTCGACCATCGCGCGGGCCGCGTCGAGGCCGTCGTCAGCCAGACGCCGCAGGTAGCGGTTCTCCATGGGAAGCCTCCTATGAAAAAAAGCCCCGCCGAGAGGCGGGGCGCAGGAGCGAGGTGTGCCGATCAGGGCGACTGTCGTTCGCCGGCCTTCCACGCTGCTTCGAGTGCCTGAAACGTATCGACCACCGCGTCCCGCACGGCCCACAACTGCTTGCGAACCGGTGGATCCTCGATTTCGTTCCACGCCCGGCTCACGGCCACGCTCAGATCGTGAACGCGACCGTGCAGGTCCTGAAGGACTTGTCTGCTGTTGTCGTCCATGGCGTCAGCCCTCCTTCTTGACCAACGCGGCGGCGTACGGCGAGAACCCACCCCGACGCTGCCAGGCGTCAAGGTCCAAGACGAGCTCCGCCAAGCGCCACGCGTCAGAAGCGATGCTCAGAAGCGTGTCGTCGTCGATGTCGTCGAGCTCGTGCTGCTCATTGAGCGCGAACAGCGCGCGTGCCAGCTCCAGCTGCTCGTTGAGGTTTGCGACGGGATCCATCGAGGGCTCCTTTCTAACCCGCGGTCTGCGGGTTGTTGCCGCTCAGCATGTCGATGAGCCGGCTTGCTTCAGATTTGCTGAGGTCGGTGAGCGGCCTGTTCACGACCTGCTCCGCCGTCCGTCCCAGCCGAGCCAGGTCGGACTGAAGGCGGTTGAACTGGGCCGGCGTGATGCCGCGGCCATTCGGCGCGGATCCCGGCACAGGCTGCGGCGCGTGCGCCGGTTCAGGCGCCCCCGGTCGCCAGCCGTACGGCAGGCGCCAGCCTCCCGCGTGCTGCTCGACCCGCGCCTTCGGCACCTCGAGGCTGTAGAGGTAGCGGCCGACGCCGAGCTGGACGGCGGCGCGCTTGATGGCGTCCGACACGCCGGCCTTCTCCTTTTCGGACTCGTGCTCGCCAGCCTGGCCGATGTCGGTGCGCGTGATGCCGCCGAGCGCGTGCACCGTCAGCTTGGCGGCGTACACGCCCGTGCCGACGGGCACGATCTCGCTCGACCAGCCGTGGATGCCGAGCACCGCGTCGAGTCGTGTGACGACGGTGCGGACATCGACGTAGACCAACGGCTTCGTCCAGCGGGCGCCCTGTTCCTCCCAGGTGTGGCCGGGGCGGTACTTCAGCTCGTCGTCGCTGAAGGGCGCCGCCAGCGCGGCCGCGATGGCTGCCGGGTCCACCGGCAGCGGGTTGTGAGGGTGCATGGGGCCTCCTAGTGGGTCACAGACACTGCGGGCACGTTCCGGGCCAGCAGTGGGTGTGAAACCCGGCCATGAAGGTCGCGAGCGACAGGCGCTTGCGACGCAGGTAGTCCTGGAGCTCGGTGGTGGGCACCACGTCACACACGTCCGACCGCCCGGCGATCGTGCGCGTGATGTGGTAGGTCCCCGCGGCGCGATCGTAGCGAACCATCAGCATCGCGCGGCCCTCCTGGCGACCCGGTGCTCGGCATACGCCGACTCGATCCGGTCGTTGCAGTGCCCGCAGTGCAGCGCCGGGTTCTCCCAGTTCGCCGTCGCCGCGACCAGGTCGTCCCGCTCGCGGTTGGCGCAGCGCGGGCACAGCGGCTCGTCGCGGGCGGTGAGGTAGAAGACCGGGTAGCCGCCCGGCCAGACGTGGTGAACCAGCCGACCCTCGCCGTCGAGGTACGGCTCCAAATTGAACGGGATGCGCTTCGTCTTGGTGCGAGGCATCGAACACCTCCTGTCAGGGCGCAGCACGACAACCGGTCGCCTGTCGTGCGGCAACCGGTTGAACGTCTGCGGGTGGGGAGCTTAGCTGGCGAGGGCCTCGCCGCCGCAGGTGCCGACCAGCGCCCGCATCTCGGCGAGCTCCGCGGCCTGCTCGGGCGTCGGCACGACGCGCTCGACGCGTGCCGCGGCCTCGTCTTCGATCAGCCTCTCGAGCGTCGCGACGTCGTTGCGCGCCGTCGTCAGCTCCTCGGTCAGCGTCCGCACCTCGGCCTGGACCGTCGCCAGCTCCAGCTGCATGGCATCCAGCCGCTCGCGCAGCGCGTCGCGCTCCTGGCGGGTCTTCTCCAGCTCCACGCGAAACGCCCGCCCGTAAGCAAGCGCCTCCTCGATGGCGTCGATGCCCGCAGCAGGCCGGGGCAGGGCCGGCTCGACCTGCGGCGCCACGGTGACGCGCTTGTCGTTCAGCGCCGCCAGGTAGTGCGCGTTGCTGTCCGACAGCGGAAGCAGCCGCGGGTGTGCCGGCGTGCACGACACCGGGTCGACCAGGGCCGCGGGAACCGCGAAACTGAAGTCACCAGCCTCCTTGTACAGGTGGGCCAAGGACGTCAACCGTGCGTCCATCTGCTTGGTGACACCAAGCTTCACGCAGCGGTACACCGTGTTCTGGTCGCGGATGCACACGCGGCACCGCCCGGAGGGACTGTTGACCTGAGACGGTGTGTACGCCGCCGTCGTCAGGCGCGCCACCTTGCAACGTGAGCAGATCTTGGTTTCCATCGTGCTTTGCTCCTTGCTTGACTGAACTTTGAGAGTGCTTGTTTGTAACCTAGCACAACTGTTGCGAATGAGTCTACTCTCCGAAAAGAAATGCGTAGAGGCTCGACATCGCGCTGAACACCAGCACGAAGACCAGCGTGCCCAAGAAGAGTTTCATCACTGAGCCTCCTCGTTGTACTGGATGCGATCCAGGGCCACGCGCACCGTGATGCCGGCTTCGTTCAGCACCGCCGCGTGCAAGACGTTGTCGCGATCCACGATGAGATCCTGCACGACGCCGCGCACCTGCGCGGCGTCGTCCGTGTACGTCACGGTCTGGCCCGGCAAGGCCTTCGACAGGTTGTTGCGCTCGATGTAGTCGAGCACCGCGCGTTCCTCGTCGTCGGTCAGCGCACGCTCGTCTCCCTGGCCGTCGTCCCCCACGAAGATCAACGGGCCGACGAGGACCTGCTCGTCGTACTGCCGGTACAGGCTGGGCGGCATCCCCAGCAGCCGGGCTTCGTCGTTGCCGTAGGCAAGGACGCCGGGGTGCTCGGGCAGCCAGTGGTAGAGGGCCTCGATGTGGCCCTCTACGTAGTTCTTCAGGTCCGTCAGCCCCACGGGCACAGGCACGCACTGGGGGCGCGCGCCCGGCTTGAGGAAGACGGCACCGGGTGTGGTTGGGATCATTCCAAAGCCCTCATTGGAAATGCGTTGCGTTTCACCTGGAGCAGTTCCTCGGCCCCCTGTCGCAGCCCCTCCAGCTGCATGCCACGCGCCGCGATGTGCGACGCGATGTCGGACGACCGCTTGGCCGAAGGCGGGTGCGTCCCGATCCACTCCGAAAGCTTGTCTCGCTTGACGGTCGATGCGCGATCGGCAAGCGCCAGAAACTCCTGCAGCCCCCGCGGGTCGTAGCCGAGGGCGTAGGCCGCGTCCAGCCCCGCGCGATCCGCCGCGCTCTCGAGCCCCTGGCTGAACTGGCCGTTCGTGGCCGCGTGCAGGAAGCTCGTCCACAGCACGTCCAGCAACCCGGCCGCCGGGTCGATGCGGTGCAACCGCGCGTTCTGCTGCCGAAACTGCACGTTCTGCCAGCCGTGGTCGCTCACCACGTGCGCGACCTCGTGGCCGAGGACGTTCACGAGCTGCGCCTCCGTGCGCATGGCGAGCACCGCGCCCGTCGTGACGAAGACGTGGTTGCCCGGCAACGCGAAGGCGTTGATGGGGTCCGCCACGACCACCTCGAACGTGTAGGCCTCGGCGTCCGGGTCGAGCTCCCGCACGACGCGCGCGCCGAGCTGCTGCACGTAGGCCTGCAGCGCCGGTGCCTCCGCCCGGCGGTGCACCCGGAGAATTTGCTTGCGAATCTGCGCGCCATCCGACGCTAGTTTGACCGCGTCGGCGGCGGTCACGGGCGGGATGAACACGCAGCCCGACAGCAGCATCGCCCATGCGCACAGGGCGATCCATGCAGGGATCATCGGTGCCTCCTTCTCACACGGGGCGATCGCGCCGCGATCGCAGGCCGCACAACACTTTGGCGATCGGCGGCGGGAGGATCGCTTGCCAAAGCCCTGGCGATCGCGCAACATAAAAGGGCCCCGACGCGGGAACGTCGGAGCCCATAAGCCAGCGCCTCAGATTTGACAGCAGGCGACGGCGGCAAGCTCATCGTACCACAAAACGAGCTTGTCACCACCGGGTGTCTTGCGCCCGTCGAGCTGTCAGCCTCGACGGCGTTTTTGTTTGGAGGAACCACCTCTCAAGTAGCCCACCGAGCAGAAAAAAAGTCAGGAGCCCCGAAAGGCCCCCGACCCACAATCAAGACCGTTTAGTTGAAACTCGCAACCTCGACTATACGGGTGGTGGATCGGGACGTCAAGTACAGGGCGACCCCTGGCGTGAAAAATTTCTGCACACGCCCCGAGGAGCCCGCGTGTCGATTCCGTTCGCCGAGCTGCGCAAGCTCAAGGCGGCTGGCCTCAGCCTGTCCGCCATTCTGGTTCACAGTTACGTCGAGGAACACGGCCTGACGCCGTACGGCCTGATTGCTCAGGCCTGCGGCATCAGCGTCCGGTCCGTCGAGCTCGCCTTCGAGAAGTTCCGCGAGCTCGAGCTGGTTCCGGTTACGAAAAAAATTTCGCATGAACATGTCACAACAAAACACAACGAGATTCATGAGCACCCGCAGCCCGTTGCGGACGAACCCGCAAAGCCCTGCGAGCCGCTTGAGACCGCGCTGCTCGAGACGGGCCTGAAGCCCTGGGCCGTCCAGGACTTGCTGGCCCGCCTGCAGGCCGGCGCGTTCACCCGGGAGCGCATCGAGAACCAGCTGGCCTACCACCGGCACCGCGTGGCCGTCGGTTACAGGTTCAAGAACCCGCAGGGGTTCCTGTTCCGCGCCATCGTCCACAACTGGTTGCCGCTGGACACCTACCACCGCGACCAGCAGCCGGACGCCCCGCAGCCGGCCCCCCGGGTGGCGCCCGCACCGGCGCGGCCGGTGGCGGAGCCCGACGCCCGCGACGCGGCCACCACGCTGGAAGACCGCATGACTTCCGTTCGCGTGATGCTGGACTCACCGCTTGCCGTCGTCCGCGCCAGCGGCCGCCGGCGGGCCGCGGAGTGGGGGTTGCCGCTGGCGGAGCTGCTGCCTGCCGCGACCGGCTGATGCGTGACTCCCGTCATCGCTTGACGATTTAGCGACAGCCAAACTAGGATTGCGACCACGAAAGGAAGTGTTATGTCGGAGCAGACCTACACCAACAAGACGATTGCCGCGGTGGTGGGCACCAAGGAAAGCACCGTCAAGTTCTGGTTGAAGGACTTCCGCGACTGCTTGCCGTACGAGGTGGGCGAGCGCCGCCAGCGTGTGCTCGACGAACGGTTCGTGCCGTTTCTCAAAGAGATCAAGCGGTTGCGGGAGGCCGGTCTGCAGGATGTCGCGCTTCGGCGTGAGCTGATTCCCCGTTTAGCGGAGTTCGGCTTTGCGCCTGCCGCTGTCGAAGCGGACGCCGTGCTCGTTGAGGAAGAGGACGACGCGGAGCTGGTGGAAGTTGGCCGGAACACCGCGCTGACGGTGCTCCAGAACCTCGGCGAGCGCCTGGAGCAAACGATCGCCAAGCTGGCTGACGATCGTCAAATCTCCATCCAGTTCGTCGAGGCGTCGCGATCGCTCGGCACCGCCGAGGAGGCCGCTCGTCAGTACCAGGAGCGCTACGAAGAGCAGCGCGCCCGGAACCTGGAGCTGCGCGAGGAGAACCAGCGGCTGCAGGAACGCCTCGCGCAGCTCGAGCGGCACCAGACCCGGGGGTTGTTGAGCCGGTTGTTCAGCTGAACCGAGCCTGTGCCCCTCTAGTTGAGCCACGCCACGCTGAAGCCGCCGGCGTCAAACGCACGGCGGGCGTCGTCGCGGTCCACGGGCTCGTCCTCGTCGTCCGAGAACAGGTGGACCGCCAGCGAGGTGACGGCGTGGTCGCGGTCGACGGCCCAGGTGGTGAAGGCGCACCGGACCGTCGTGAGATCCGGCATCTCCTTCGCCACCCAGTGCAACGCACGACCGTGCGAGTCACGCGTCCACGGGTCCTTCTTGCTGAAACACGCGATCATACGCCAACCACCATTTGAAGCGTGCCAGCACCGCCTGCGCGGCGGCGTTGACCTCGACCTTCATACCCAGGCTGTTCAGGATCGGGCCGTCCTCCAAGACGCCCAACGTCGAACTTTTTGTGCCGTCCGACGTCACGAGCGGAATCTTGCAGTACAGCCGCTGGGACGTACTGAAGACCTCGGCGATTGACGCCGACACCAACTGCACCGGCCGGTCGAGGTCGAGGTACAGCACGCCGTCGTCCGTTGTGTCCGGCGTGTCCCCGCTGTTGTCGGCGAGCGCCAGTCGTCCGCCCGCGTCCCGGAAAATGCGGTGCTCGCCGGGCAGCCGCGTGACCAGGGTCCATGTCGTTTTCGTCGTCACGAGGATCTCCTTCGCTAGTAGGCGCAGTGGAACAGCGCCTCGGCCTCTTCCACGGGCAGGTAAGTCGTCACCGCCCAGCCCCGCTCGAACCAGTGCCGGGCGGTCCTGCCCATCGCCTGGAGCACCGGCTCTTGCTCCTGACTGAGCTGGAGCATCGCCCCCTGGGTGAGCGCCTGGTCGTCGTCCCAGGTCTGGCCCTTCCAGGTGCGCTTGAAGGTACCGCACGGCTCGACCGTGAGGTAGCCGATGCGGTGGGGCGTGACGGTCACGCGGGTCTTTTGCTTCACCTCTGCCTCCAGACAAAAAGGGACCCGCCAGTTTGAGGATACGCTTGCGCGCATAGCCTTGGCGGGTCTATGGAGAGATTATCCACCGCGCGTCAGATTCCGGCGTCGCGCACCAGCTTCTCGACCGCGCTGTCGTGGTAACGCGCCTCTCGCAAGAGCTTCGTCACCACCTCCGGCGGCACCGCGTCGATCTTGCCTGCCTTGAGGTCAGCCAGCGCGTTGAGTGCCGCGCGACTGGCCGCGTAGAGGCCCCAGTCATACGTCGGCAGATCCGCGCAAACGGGCGCGTCGCAGTCGAAGCAGACCCATTCGCAGTCGTTTCTGTGCGCGTACGTCATCACGCGCTGCAGGTCCTCCGGCACGCTCTCCGCGGTCGGGTTGACCGCCACCTGCCAACCAGCGCCCCCGAAGTCTAGCGCGTTCACTGACCGGTTGTCGTCGCTGCCGAGCCACCGCGTGCACGTGTCTTCGGTGAGGTGCGCCGTGGCGAGGTGCAGCATCTTGTGGAACACGGGCGGCTTCCCTTCGGCCTCTTTGCACCTCATCCTACGGCCTCCCCGGACTCGACGCCACCCTGAAACACCCCCGGCTCGATGCGGCTCACCACCGCACGCCGCACCTCCTCCGAGACGTCCCGGTACAGGCCCGGCTCGCCGTGCTGGCGCGCCGCCACGTCGATCGACTCGCGCACGACGGCGTACAGGTTCCGCCACTCGTCGACCGTGAAGCGCCCGGCCGCCGCGTAGTCGCCCGTCACCACGACGCGATCGCCGGCCCACGAGCCGATGACGGGGTCGTCGCCCCGCTCGCGGAAGCCGTCGGAGAGCAGCACCGCGAGCGCGAACATCGTGCCGTCCCCGCTGCGACCGAACTCCGCCAGCTTCAGCCCGTCGCCGAACGCGTGCGGGTGGATGAACTCCCGCTTGTCCAGGTTCACCACCAGGAAGTACTGTCCCATCACGCCACCTCCTCGGGAAATGCGACGCCCTTCGGCAACTTCACTCCGAAACCCAGCACCTTCGTGGCGAACGCCAGCCCGGGCTGCCATTTGTCGGGCTCGCCGTCGGAGCGCACCCGGTACACGTCCGGCGCCAGCTGCTCTGCCACGGCCAGCACCGCGCACACGACGAGGTCGTAAGGACGGTGACCGGTCTTGCAGAAGTGGTGCGCGCCGTCGTGCGTGTATGCCGACAACCGCTCCCAGTCGTACTTGGGGCGCTTCCAGTTGCCGAGCAGGAAGGTCTCGCAGCCCGCGCTGCCCACCCCGTTGAAGCGAACCTGACAGGGGTTGGACTCGTCGTCGATCGCGCAGGGGGCGGCGGCGACGAGCTTGTGGGCCGCCTCGCGCAGGGTTGCCCACACGTCGTCGGGGCAGTGCACGAGCTGGTAGTAGTGGTGCGTGTAACCCATCGGATTGCTCCTTTCAGCACACCGGACGGGCGATGCCGTCCGTGAAGCCGTCTGTGCGGAAGTCGTTGCCGAACGGCCCGGCGAGCTCCATGTCGTAGCGGGCTCGCAGGGCGTAGCGGTCGCCCGTGGTCAGGTTCAGCGCAAGCAGCGGGACGGTCGCTGCGTCGTAGTCCGCGCCATCGTCCAGCAGCCCGTGCAACAGGACGTCCTGAATGTCAGCCCGCGTGGCGAAACCGTCCAGCGACACGCGCTTGTACCCCGGCTCCCAGCTGGCGAGCAGCCAGGTGTCCATCCCCAGGTCAGGCCGATCCACGTTGACGTTCGCCACGATGTCGAACCCCAGCTGTTCGTACCGTTGGTACACGTCGAGAAAGTTCTTGCGAATCATGCTGGTTGTCATCAGGTGCCTCCTTCTTCCGATGTGTCGCACGCCGCCAGCAGCCTCGCGGCGCGCTCGAAGGTCTCTTGCATGTCCGGCCAGCCCGGCTCGTCGTCGAGCTCGCCGAAACGGACGTCGTCCAGGCCGCCCACCGCACGGACGTTCTCCACGAACTCGCGGAGCAGTAGAATGGCGCTGCTCTCAAGACTCACGCCTTCACCTCCCGGTACTCGAGCCCTAGCTTGAACGCCAGCTGCCGGCGCATCAGCACCTGGCCGTCGTCCGCGACGAACAGCACGTCGCGCTCGGCGTCGGCCACGCTGTCGGGAATGTCCAGCCGCTGGGCCAGCCGATCCTGCAGCCGGAACTCCGTGCGCTCCAGCGTCGTCGCCAGCTGCTGCAGCTCGTCGGTCATCGTCTGGATGACCTCGTGCAGCGTCTGGCCCCGCTCGTGGATGCCGGCCATCCGGCGCACGATGACCTTTTCGTCGTCCGTGAGCTTGCCGACGACCACCAGGTCCTTCGTGAGCTCCTCCTCGTAGGCGCGCATCAGCTGCGCCATCGCCTTCTTGAACTTATCCATCGTCAGCTCCTCTCATCCGCCATGACGCGGGTGTCCCAGCTGTTGAGCGCGTTCACGTAGAGCCGCACGCGCTCCATCCAGTCCGTCATCTCGCGCAGGTTCTCGAAGGCGTCCTCGACGGTCGTCTCGTCGAGCAGCGCCATCAAGGCCCCGGCCAGGTCGTGCGGGTGCTGGAGCACCCGCTGCAAATTGTCCTTAAGCCGCACCACGCCCGCCACGTGCTGCATCCGCAGCAGGTCCTGGCAGGCGAACACCGTCCACTGCACCTGCGAGCGCAGGAGATCCTGGCCCAGCGTCATGCCGACACCGCGCCTTTCGGGCCGCGCAGCTCGCGCACCACCGCCGCGTAGCTGGTGGGCTCCACCGTGCCGCGCGGGTACGCCGCCAGCGGCAGCTCTGCCGGGTCCGTCACCTCGATGATGAACCACGGCGCCTTGGGGTGGTCGGCCCGGAGCGACTGCGCGTACCCGATCAACGAGCTGTCGTACATGTCGATCAGGTGCGTGCCCCACTCGCGCACCACCCAGGCGAACCGCGCCCCCTCGGGCGCCCGGCCGAGGGCCGCAAGGTCGACGTAGAGGAAGTCCTCCACGTAGTTCGTCAGCAGGTCCAAGCGCCCCCGGAGAATGTTGAACATCTGACTGGGGATCGTCGGGTTCCGCATCGCGGACTCCTTTCTTTGCGTTGACTGAGCGTTAACCGGTTGAACTGTTGAACTGTTGAACGGTTGTTAACCGGTGAGTGCGTCGTCCCTCATCCGGTCGTGGTGCGCGTCGCCGTCGTCCACCGGCTCGAGCTCGGTGTCCTCCTCGCACGCACAGTCCAGCGCGTCGCTGAGGCACGTCACGCACCGCAGCGTGTGCCGAGCAGGACCCCCGTGGTGCCGCTCGGCCTGGCGGTACAACCAGCCGTCGTAATCGAACACGGCGTCACCTCTTGAACAGCAGGTCCGTCACCTTGTCGTCGTCCTTGAGGTCGTCGATGGCGATCGCCTCGCCGCACACCTGCTGGAAGTGCGGGAGGTACGCCGGCGCCCCGATGAGCACACCCTGCGTGCGGAAGCCGAGCCGGGCCTGCGCCTGCCCGAACTCGCTGATGAACTCCGGGCTGAACGTGCACTCGGCGTCGGTGAGGACGACGACGTCCGCCGCCGACATCGGGTTGGTTGCCGGCACCTTGATTTGCTCGACCGCCCACCGGAGCGGGCCTTCGAGATCGGTCGAGCCGTCGAGAAACACCTCGACCGCCTCCAGGATCTTCCCGCGATCCACCGCCGCCGGGTTGCTGCGGAACGGGAACTCCCACGACGCGGTCTTGCCGTGGCCCGCGAACTGCATGACGTGGAGGTCGCGCTTTTCTTTCTCCGCGACGGCCAGGTAGGCCATCATCACGGACTTGGCCCAGAGCTCCCGCGGCCCGGCCATCGAGCCCGACCCGTCGATCAGCAGCACGATGGCGCCGCCGCCGAGCTTCTCCTCGCCCTGTTTGTCCCAGAGCATCAACTGCTTTTGAAGAAACTTCTTGTAGAACAGCGGTGCCGTCGTCGGGTGCGCCAGCAGCGCCAGCTCGCTTGGCACCACCTGGGTGATATCGTCGCCGATCCGGATGCCCACCGTCTCCTGGGGCACCTCGCGAATCACGCTGGACTTCTTCGCCAGCGCGACCCGCCGGAGCCGGCCGGCCAGCTCCATCATCTGCTTGAGCTTGGTGGAGCGGCCGACCTTCTGGCTCAGCGCGAGCTTCTTCTCCAGGCTGTGACCGCTCTTGCCGCCCAGCATGTCCTCCGCCTGCTGGATGGCGTCGACCTGCTTCTGAACGTCTTTCGCGGCCTCGCGGAGGTCCCGGCGGAGCTCGCCGATCTTATCGGGGTCGACGGGCCTGCGTTCTCGGCCCTTGCGCTTGCGTCCCTTTCGACCCGTGGGATCCGGAAACCCGTCGGGCTGGTCCGGGCCGTCGTCCTCGTCCCCGTCCTCGAGCTCGTCCTCCTCGAGCTCCTCGTGTTCTTCCTTCAGATCCTCCTTGAACAGCGCGCGCAGCTTCTCGACGAGCTTGGTGCCGAGCCGGTGGGTGGCGAAGGTGGCGTTGACCAGGTCGCCGCGCGTCGACGCCGTGAGCTGCTTGAACTCCTGCGTCTCCATCACCTCACGCAGCACAGGCTCTGTAAGGGTCAGGCTGTGCGGCGGGGCCAGTACCGGCACCCGCTGGTGAAGGGTCTGGAAGAGATCGGCCACGAAGTCGTCGAGGCCGTCCTCTTCGGCCTCGTTCGTTTCGACCAGTTGATGCAGGGAATCGCTGGCGTCGAGCGCGGTTTCCCACGCCCGACGGTCCAGCAGATCGGTCTTCACGATCCGCACGGGTTCTCCTTTCCGCGCGACATCTCGCGCAGCGTCAGCACCCGGTCCTGAACTTGCCGCAGCCGCTCGCGGACCCCATCCTGGTTGATGAGGTTGCCAGACGGCGTGAAGCGCTTGCCCAGGAGCCGGTTGACCTTCTCGTAAAGCGTCAGCGCATCGCGCATGGTGGTTGCCACGAACGCCGGCGTGTCGTCGTACGCCAGCGCGTCGATGCGCCTGATTCTCGCGATTTGCTCATCGAGCAGCTCAAGCGCCTGCTCGATTTGGTGGTCCAGGGTGGCCGTCATCACTCGCTCCACCCCATGTGCGCCACCAGGAACGCCTTGTGCAGGGCCGCACCCTGACGCCGCGCCTCCTCGATGGCCGCCGCCTGGGAGGTGCCCGCGTGGGTACTCGCCAGCTTGGCAAGCGCCTTGTTCAGCGCCTGCATCTTGTTCTGCGCCTCGAGCCGGGCGTCGCTCGTCGCCGCGCTGTTCTCGCCCGTCTGCTTGATGACGGCCTCCACGTGAGCGCGGATGCTGTGGTAGTTGTCGAGCAGCGCCGTGAGCTCCGCTTTGAGCGGGTTGGCGATGCCGATGACCTTCTGGTAGATGACGGTGCGGTCGCTGGGCTTTTTCCACAGCGAGTTCGCAAGCACCTCGAGGTCTTCCTCGTTGATAACGGTGCGCCCGTTGAGCAGGGCGTTGGCCGCCATGAGCTTGCGGCTGGCCTTCCAGCGGCGAATGGAGGCCCGGAATCCCGCGTCGCGCAGCTCGCGGCGCAGCCGGACCATCGCCTGACGGATGGTAGCCGGCAGCCTGATACTCGCCGCCTGGTCCTGCAGCGCCGTGAGGTCCGCAAGCGTCAGATGTGTCTGTGGCTGGTACGCGTCGTCCGCGTCGATTGCCAGCTCAAACTCGGCATCGTCAAGATCATGCACCTCGAAGCGCAGCAGGAAGCGGTCGTACAGGGCCGAGAGCTCGTCCCCGTCCGGCAGCTCGTTGGACGTACCCACCATCGTCATCAGGGGGCAGGTCTGGGCGATGCCGCCGTTGTGGAACAAGCGCTCGTTCATCAAAGCAAGAAACTCGTTCAAGATGACGCTGGAGGCCTTACCGACCTCGTCAAGCATGACGATCTCGGCGTCCGGCGCGTACCCCGTCGTCTTGTGCTCGTAGACGTCTTGAAGCAGCTTGCTCATCGCGATGGGGCCAAAAACCTTCTCGGGCGGCGAGGTCTTCGTCAGCAGGGTCTCGAAATAGCGGCCGCCGGTGAGGTGCGCCGCCAGGGCGCGGGCGATCGCGGACTTCGCCGTGCCGGGCTCGCCGACCATCAGCAGGTGCTGGCGGCTGACGATGGCGAGCAGCAGGCCGCGGATGAGGTCTTTGCGGTCGAGGAAGTAGTCGTTGAGTTCCGTTTCGATCGCCTGGATGGCCGTGATGACGTTCGTCGTCATGGGTGTGATCTCCATCGGAAGGGACCGCCGGGCGACGTGCGCCCGGCGGATCGTGGGGTGACGGGAGAGGGACCTACTCGGCGCCGAGCATCCGCGCCTGGACACGCGCCATCTGCTCGGCGATGGCCTGGCGGATGTCGTCCGCCTTGTACGCGAGCAGGTCGGCGTACATCTCTGCCTTCGTGAGCTTCGCCTGGAGCGTCTTCATCTTGTTGGTCCACGTGCTGGCGCGCACGCGGGTCTCCGAGGGGCGCTCGATGGTGAAGCTGCCGGACACGGCCCGCGGCGCCGGGACCGCGAGCGTCAGCGTGCCGTCGTCGTTGGCACGGTCGATCTCGAAGGTCATGAACGCCCCGCCCGCGATCATCTGAAGCTTGTCGCCGCGCCGGACGGGCTTGGTCACGACGAGCTCCTCGACGAAGCTGGCCTGATAGCCGACGATGACCGCGCGGTTGTCGCCGCCCTCCGCGATCACGTTGCTGTCCTCGAGCTTGGTGAGCTCTTCCGACAGCTGCGCGATCTCGGCAAGGATGTCGTCGCGCGACGCCGACTCCATCGTCTGGCGGTTCTGCTCGGTCTTGGTCAGCTCCATGATGCGGACCTTGCAGCGCTTGCCGAGGCTGCGCACGAACGTGTCGATGCGGTCGGCCACGTCCGCTTTGGACTCGGGCAGGATGTACACACCGGAGCCCGGCGCGTAGGGCACGCCGCCCTCGTCCTGCACGATGCGGGTCAGCGCCCTGCGGATGTCCGCGCCGAGCAGGCAGTTGGCGAAGCGGGCCAGGGCCGCGTTGACGTCCGACTGGCGGTCGGGGTTCTCGGCCGTCAGCGTGTCGGTCACCGGGTCGTAGGTGACCCGCTCCGTCCGGAACCCGATCTGGCCCGCCGCGTCGAAGCCCGGCAGCACCAGGAAGAAGTACGTGCAGCCGTTGGGCGCGGGTGCCTCGGTGACGAAGCCGCCCTCGCTGTCCTGCTGCAGCTTCTTGAGGGTCCGGGCCGCCGTCGTCGTGCCGCGGACCTTGGGGGTGGCGTCGGGGTTCAGGCCGGCCTCGACGAGGAGCTTCTTGACCTCGCCTTCGGTCAGGGCCACACCCGGCAGGCTCCAGTGGATCTGCTTACCGTAGAGCGGGATGCGCGCAGCATCTTCAGGTCCCATGGGGGACACCATCTCTGCTGTCATTTGTACCTCCAGAGTTAAATGACTGTGCGTGACTGAGCGTTGTTAGTGCGTGAGGGGCTTGCACACCCAGGCCAGCGTCGTTTTGGCCTCGGTGCTGGCGTGCTGGTTGAGCACGTCCCAGCGGCGGTCGCCTTTGGCAAGCACCCGCTTGAGTTCGTTCTTGTCGACCGCCTGGACGACCAGGGTCTCCACGTACTGCGGCAGCACCTCCCGAATCGCCGCGGGGTTGTACGTGTACGCGGTGCGAGGCTGGTAGCCGACCTTGCCGTAGGGCGTCTCCTGGACGCCGACGACGTCCTGGAGCAGCGCCTGGAGCTGGGCCGTCAGCCGCTCGACCTCGTTGCTCAGGGCCAGCACCTGCTGACCCAGCTCCGTGTCGAACAGCTGCTTCTGCAGCTCCGCGAGACGGGTTTCCTTCTGTACCTGATTTGCCATCAGGTTGTCCAGCAGGACTTTCGTCGCCTGCCAGGACCGACGCCGCCGGGGCGGCTGGGGTGACGTGCTCATGTTAGGCGACCTCCCACCAGTACAGGGCGCAGTCTTCCTCGTGTTCTTCTGGTTCGGCGATCGCCACCCCCTCGTCGTCGGGTGGGAGTTCGCCGAACTCCTCGGGATGCACCTGACAGTCGAAGCTGTCGTGGTATGCGGGCATCCGTGGACCTCCTCCTCAAAAGAAGTTGTCCGTCCAGTCCTTTTTGACGATGCCGTACTTCTTGGCCTCGTCCATGACGCCCACGTACTCGCTGCCGGCAAACCACGACATGCGCATCAGCACGTCGGCTGCGAGGCTCGCGAGCGTCCACAAGGCTGCCTTCTCCTGGTCCGTCATGGCGGTCCTTTCCGCTTGCGTGTCGGTGGCGGACCACTCTGGGGCGAGGCCTGGAGGCAGTCCCACGCGTCGTGCGTCAGGAGCGCCTCGCAGGCCCTGTACTCCGGTTGTTGCCCGAACGCCCGGCACGGGCGATCGGACTCGAACAGCGCGACCGTCGCCGCCGTGTGCCACTCGAGGCCGTGCACCGCAAGGGGCGCACGGTCGAGGTAGACGCAGTCGGCGCAGGTGCGCTCTTTACCTCGGGCTCGTAAACTTGCGTCGGGCTTCCGCAACCAAGGCAGCTGCCTTTTGATCGTTCGCCACGTTGGCGTCGAACCCCTGGTCGAAGTCGGCGTCGTCGTCGTCGTCGTCGTCGTCGTCGTCGGCTCCGGCGCTTTTGGAGGCCGGCGCCGGGGCGACCTCCGGGATCCGAGCGACGGCCACAGGGGCGGCCGGTTCCGTCACCGCCTTGGCCGGTCGGCCCCGGCGCTTGGGAGCGCTCGTCGTCGCGCTCTCTGCCACCAGGGCGAGGACCTGCTCGGCGAGCGCGAGCTTCTGGGCCGCGTTGAGCTCGAGGGTGGGGGCGTGCTTGTCTTCCAGCGCGGCCGCCTTGACGACGGGCCACGCCTCGCCGAGCGCGCCGCCCATCAGGGCGGCGAGCTTGTCGATGACTTTGAGTGCTTCCTTGAGTTCCACGGGAACCTTCCTTTCTACTGGGCCGTGAGCGCCGCGAGGGCGTCGCGGCCGATGCCGAAGGCCTTCGGCATCACGAGGATGTCGAGCTCCTTGGCGATCAAATGGAACACCGCCGCGAGCAGCGGGGTCTTGCGCACGGCCACGTGCGCCGAGACGAGCACGATGGCTTCCGCGATTTCTCCGACGTTGGCGAGCCGCTTCAGGGCCGGTGCGACCATCAGGAGCGTCATCGCCCAGCCGGCCAGCTCCTCGGCCGTCTGCCGGCGCAGCGGCTGGTCGTCGATGGGCGCGAACACGTACTCGGCCCAGTACGACTCGGGCGTGCCGCCCGCCTTCAGGTGCGCGGCCAGTTCGTCCGCCATGTGCGCGAGGTGCAGCGGGAAGTGCTTGCCGATGAGGTTGGCGTCCACCATCGCCATGAACAGGACCTGGGTGGCGTTGTTGTCGAGCATCTCCATGGGGTTATCCGCCTTCTGCCGCGAACGGCACGGTGGGGTGTGGGTCAGGACCGGGGGTGGGTTCACGCGCGCTCGCACAGCCGGCGCTCTAGTCGTTCGAGCTCGTGCGTGCGTTGCTTCCGCCGCGCGATGGCGGAGTTGAGGGCCTCGAGCACGCCGCTTTTCAGCTGCGCGTGCGGGTAGACCGCGAGGTCGAGCGGGACCGCCGTCGTGGGTCCCGAGACCCGGAGGAACTGACCGTTGCGGGTCAGCACGTCCAGGGCGCCGCTCGGGTGCGTCACGACCACGACGCCGTGGTGCATGAAGCGGCCGCCCGGCAAGTCGATGGGGCCGGAGAAGTCCCGCAGCACCCGGTGCGGGATGGTCTGGAGGAAGTCCTCGTTCAGCCGGCGCACGTCCTTGGCGCTCATCGTGGGGCTCCTTTCAAAGAGAAAGCCCCGCAACCAGGGTGGTTGCGGGGCGGGGGCGCGGGATTTGGTCAGGTCAGGGACGTCAGCCAGGGCTCGTCGCGCAGCGCGGCAATGCGCTGCTGGACGCGCTCCAACTCCTGGTGCGCGGTGAGGATCGCGTCGTGCGCCGCCATGATTCGGCTGACCGTCTCATCGTCCGGGACGATGACGGGCAAGGCCCGCAGCGCGTCCACCGGCACGTACGAATGTTTACCTTTGCCACTGTGCGTTGCCGCGGCGTTTAATAACTCTTGTCCGACGCGTGATGACAGGTAACGATGCAAAATGACCGCGTTGACGGGGCTGTACGCGCGCATGCGCAGGATCCGCATCGTTTGGGTTGGATACCAGAGTGCGTCAGGGTCCTCCGCTACCAGTGCCGGCTGAGCCAGTGTGACCGGACGGCACTGTAGCAGGATGTCGCCGCCTTTGACTGCCCCGCTCTCGACCGTACCCAGTAGACGTTCCGAAATTGCCACCTTGTTTGCAGGGCGGCCGCAGTAGCCGTTCGGCTGAAAGTCGTGACGATCGACCAAAAAGGCCTCGGCGGCTACTTGCTCGCCGGGGTCTATTGACACATACTCGGCCCCGAGTACCTTTGCCACGTCATCAAGCGGCACCGTCCGATGGCCTCGGAGTAACTTTTGTGTCGTCCTCATAAAGACGGATCTCCTTTCAATCAGGTCCAGCCGAGGTCCGGGTACGCGTCCCGGAGGCTGAGGTGGGGGCACGTGGCGTCCTCGTCGCCGAGGACGAGGTGGTCGAGCAGGGTGATGCCGAGCAGCGCGCCTGCCTCGAGGAGCTTGCGCGTGAGCTCGCGATCCTCATGGCTCGGGGCCGGGTCGCCGCTGGGGTGGTTGTGCGCCACGATGAGGGCGCCCGCGTCGGCGGCGATCGCCGCGCGGAAGATCTCCCGGGGACCGACCAGCACCGCGGACTGCGTCCCGATGGCGGTGATCTCCGCCGACAAGATGCGGTTCTTGCGGTCCAGGTGGATGGTGAGGAAGTGCTCGCGATCCGGGTCGCCGATGACGGCCCGCGCCGCACGGGCAGCGTCCTCGGGACCCCTGAGCGCCGTGCGCCGATCGTACGGCGCCCGGCTCTCGCGGACGCACCGGATGACGGGGATGGGCATGGTGATGGGTCCTCATGCGAAAGCCCCGCAACCGGTGGGGTTGCGGGGCGGGTGGGGCCGGGGTGGGTGGGTTAGCGCCGCACTGTCTCGTTCAGCTGTTCTTGAACGTACGGGCTGAACGTGGCACGAGCCAAGCGGGCGCGCATGAAGTTTGCACCATCAAGGTGTGCGTCGATGAACGACTCAAGGAAGGAGGCTTCGGTGAAGTCCGCGCCACAGAGATACGGAAGGCCGTCGTCCTCGCCTTCGCCTTTAAGCTGTACATTGTTGAATGTTGCAAAGCTGAAGTCTGCGTTGCGCGCATCGGCGAAGGCGAACTCCATGTCGTCACCGAAGAACTCGGCGTCTTTGAAGTGGGCGCCCCGCAGGTCGGCATCGTAGAACGAAGACCAGAAAATCTCGCACTTGCAGAAGTTGGCGTTCCGCAGGTCCGCGTCTATAAACGACACGGCTTCGATTCCTGTCCGGTCACCTCGGTAGCTGGCATCTGTGTTCCGCGTCCGGAAGTTCGCCGCGCGCAAGTCCGCACCGTCGAACTGCGTCTCATCCAACTCGGCGCTGTTGAAGTCCGCGTTTTCCAGGCACGCGTAGCTGAGGTTGGTCTTCACGAGCTTGGCGTGGCTGAGGTCCGCGCCGCGCAGGTTGGCGTCCGTCAGGTCGAGGCCCGACAAGTCCGCCCCGATGAGCGTGTCGGCGTCGACCGTGTGCAGCACGTGGCCGCGGGAGTTCTTGATCTCGATCATGGGAAGTTCCTTTCTCGCCGACGGGTCGGCGGGTCGTAAGTCTATGCGCTCGGACTGTCAGTCCTCGTCACCCGGTGTGTCATACTCCCAACGCATGCCGCGAAGCGTCAGCGCGGTCGGCGCGAGGCTGCGCTTGGGACGCACCACCGCCTGCCGAAACACCCACTCGTCATAGAGCTCGTGCTCTCGGCGCTCGAGCCACCAGCCGTCTCCGACGACTTTCAGGTCGATGCTGACCCATTCCGGGCCGCCGTCGTGCTCGAGCTCGGCTGCTGCGGCAGCGAACTGCTCCCAGGTGCACGACCAAAGGCCGTCGGCGTCCTGCCCCTGGACCCACTTGACGTCCGCAGGCCCCTTGCCGCAGTGCGTCAGTTTCTTCAGTGTGTCGTCGCAAAGATTCTGAAGCTTCTGCATCTATCAGCCCTCCTTCTCTGTACGATCGAACCGCGCGGTCTTCGCCTGGTTTTCGTCTGACACCTCCACCAGGTGGGTGTCGCGTGGCACGAAGCCCGCGGCGTTCAAGATGTTGGCGATTTCCCGGTTGTAGAGGCCGGTGACCTCCCAGGCCGGGAGCCAGCTGTCGCGACACCAGTTGTCGTCACAGCTGCAGCAGCAGGCGTGCACGACAAAGCACTGTAGGCCCAGCTCCCGGACTTTGGCGTCCGGCCGGGCGGCCAGCAGCGCGTCGACCTTGGCTCGGTCCTTGAAACGGGCCGTGGCCGTCTGTTTTTTGACCTTACGTTGCGCTTTGTTGTTCATCGTTCCTCCTTTGCCGTCGGAACGGCGCGTGTGGGGTGGGTGAAACCCGGCGACCTACCAGGCGTGGTGGGCCACCTGGTCGGCGAGGAAGTCCTCCGCCATCTCGCGGAGGTCCTCCTGGGAGACCGTCTCCGGGTGGTCGTGGCGGGCGACCTCCCGGACCCTGCCGTAGTCGTCCACGGCGAGGACGACGAGGCGGGGGCCGAACGTCCTGGGGACGACCACGGTGATCGCGCCGTGGATCGCCGCCCAGCCGGGGACGTCGGACACGGCCGCGACCTGACCGAGCTTCAGGCCCGCCGCCAGCAGGGCCAGGAGGTTGTCGCCCTGGTGCTCGCGGCGAGCCTTCTCGACGTTGCTCATGGCTTAGAGCTCCGTCTCGTGGTACTGGAGCCCGTAGAGCTCCGCGTCCAGCGAGGGCTGCGCGGCCTCGAGCGCCGCGGCCATCCGGTCGATGACCGCCTCGGGCACCTCGCTGGCGCGCCCCCGGTTGCGGCGCTTGGCCTCGTCCACGTCCGCGTTGAAGTGGACGATGGCGATCTCGTCCGCCGGGACGCCGAGACTGAGGATGTCCCGGATGAGCGCCACCCGGAACGGGAAGTGGGCGTTGGTGTCGCTCACGACGACCTTGCGACCCGCCGCGATGGCCGCCGCGAGCCGCTCGTCGCGCAGCGCGACGGCGGCCGGGGTGAGGGACTGGTCGGCCCGGTCGCCGAGCTCGGCCCGGAGCTCGTCGAGCTCCAGCTGCTCGTAGCCGAACTCGGCCACGAGCCGGGCGGCGAGGGTGCTTTTGCCGGCGCCCGGCACGCCGGTGGTCAGGACGACCGAGGTCCACTTGGACCAGGTGGTGGGGTTGTTCTGGAGGATGTCCACGTCGGACTCCTTTCTGCCGTCGGAACGGCAACTGCGCCCCGGCTGAACGCTCAGCGGGGCTAAAGGAAAAGCAACGGTAATCCACACCCTCCAAGGTGGGACGCGTCTGCTTCACATCTGATCACTCGCAATGGAGTGAAGAGATGTGAAACAAACACGTCCCACCTTGGAGGGTGAGCGTTGTGTTTGGTTTGTACGGCGTGGCCGTACGGGTTGGCGCGTTGTCGTATGCTTCCCGCGCTGACGCCCTGCTTGCCCCCAGGGAGAGGGATGAACCTATTGCTGTTCGACCCGCCCGGTGTCCCGGAGCGGGCGGAGGACGCGCAGCTGCGCGTCCGTGTTGCCGCCGAGCGGCAACTCGCCCTTCCGGTTGACCGGAAGGTCGAACAGCACGCCGTCCTCCGTGAGGAGCTTGATGGCTCCGTCACGGAGGACGAGGCGCGTGCTCGCCACGTTGACCTCGGCCCATTGGGGGGCCAGTCCCCCTCACGCGCGGGTGAGGGTCCGTTGGGGCTTCGTCGGACTTGACCAGGCGCCCCTACGGCCTGTTTGCGACGTGTGGGCTCACCGTGCCTTATGGGTTCGGCACAGCTCCCCACTCACGCGCCGTCACGGCGCGGGGGTTCCTACAGGCTTGCGATCGCGGAACGCGCCTCGGCGTAAGCCGAGCGCAGCGACGCTCCGGTGGGGTCATCCCACTGGAGCACGCCGGCCGCCCAGAAGTCCGCCGACTCCTGGAGCGACAGCTCCGTGATCAGGCCCGTCTGGCGGGCGGCCGTGAGAGCCTTCCGCCAGACGGTGCCCTCGGCGAGGACGTAGCCCTCGCCAAGGACCGACTTCTGCCTGTTGATCTTCAGGCAGAAGGCCTCGAAGGCCGGGGTGGCCTTCAGCGCCTGGCTCATCTCGGCCTCCTGGAGGCCGCGCACGGGCATCGACCCGTACTCGTCCCCCCGGGTGCCGTGGCGGTACCCGATGGACCCCCGGTCCCAGGCCGTGGCCCAGAACCAGAGGTCCACCTCGACCCCGCACCAGGTGGCGCGGCCGAGGTAGACCCCTTCGGGGTCCGACGGGCACACGCCGTGCAGGGGGGCGCCCATGGATTCGGTCTTCATCAGACCTCCTTGCCGCCGTAGCGGCAGGTGATAGTGTCATCAAACCCCTGACACTGGGGACGTCGGACATGACCACTTCCGACGCGCCGGCTTGACCCCCGGCTGGGTTGAGGTGGCGACACGCACGAGGGCCGTCTGTCTGTGCCCTTCTCGGGTAGACGGCTGGACCTGTGCGTGTCGCCGGGCGGTTGGCTAGACCCTCAGCAAGCGCTCCGCGCCCTTGTGCAAGTGGCAGTAGCACTCCTGGTCGTGGGTCTCGGGGGCCGCCAGGAGCTCCTCTAGACGGGCCCGGCCGCCCGAGACGTAGTCTGGCCCGAAGGGGTAGACCCCCTGCACGACGCCCGTGGGCTTGCGCCCGATGACGTCGCCGTCCCACCGGAGGACGGGAATTGTCTCCCGCTTCACGGCGTACGAGATCTCGTGCTTGCCCCCGCCGTAGCGGAGGCGGTAGGTCCAGGGCTGGAGGATTACCTCCTTGCCCTCGACGACAGTGATCGTTCCCAGATACTGTCCCGCCTGGTACAGGTCTTCCGCTCGATTCGTGGTCTTCACGGTCTTTTCTCCCCGGGCCTTCAGCCCTCTGCGTGCCGTCGAAACAGCACGAGACTTCTGACATTTCGGCCCCCGCGACGGGGCCATCATCAGCAGGCTAACGCAGCCTGGATGTCAGTTTTTGATACCAACGCGCCTCCGGTCTCGCCCTTGCGGGTCCCCGGTCACGCCCGGCTGGGGCGGGTTTGTTACGCAGTTTTCCTTCTGCGGAGCGGGCCTCTGGCGGACTTCAGTCCGCCAGAGGGGCCGGGGCCACGCGGCCGCCGGCCAAGCGGCACTCCAGCCGCCCGGCCTCGCCGGCGGCCTCGGTCGCCGCCTGCTCGGCGTCGAGTCGCGCCAGAAGGCGCTGCTCGTTGTAACCGATCTTGATCTTGTTAATTGCAAATTCGAGCTGGGCGTGTCCTTCGGCGAACTCTTCCAGTTCCTTTTGCAGTTGAAGCCCGTCCATTTGAACCTCCTGCGGTCGGAACCGCAAAAAGCCCCCGGCCGCAAGAGCGGACCGGGGGCGGGTGGGGAACGTGCGCAGGCAACCCCTGCGTCGGGTTCGTCACGTGATGCCTGTCCACGTGACCAGACCTCTCGCGTACTGCCCACGCGATAGGGGCTTGCGACCGTCAGCCGTGCGGAGCGCTCCGCACGTTACTATCCCGCACCACGGAGAGGTGGTCGCTTGCGGGACATGGGCCGGGAAACCCCGGCAGCTCCCTAGATGTGTCTGGCAGCCGGCCCACCCATCCGTGGGGCCGGTTCGGGAATGCCAGTCTTCTGCCCCCGAGGGGACAGGCCTTCGCGGTCGCGTATCCGCTTAACGTCCCAAAGCCGGGACGGTGGGGTGGTCATTCTCGCAGCCTCGCCTGACCAAACAGTGGCGAGGTTCCCCTTAACTCTGAAAGACCGGGTCAACGGGTGCCGTCCGTATGGCACCCTCGCCGGCCTCGCACAGCGAGCCTTCCGTTTCCACGGACGCCGGGCTGCAGGCCCGACTCAAACCAAGAACCCCACACCAGCCTTTGTTCAAGGGCTAATGTGGGGGTCAAGTATATATAGGGGTTTCGGGGGTCTTTTTTAGCCCCCCACCCCCGGGGGAGGGGGTGCAACCGGAACCACCGGCTTCACGGGCACCGGGGGGACCGCCACAGCGGTCTGCCCACCCGGGGCCACCCCCACCCCGGGGGGTGGGGGGAGGGCCGCCGGGGCGGCGGGCACGACGACCGGGGGGCCGCCCAGGTGCGTGCGCACCAGGGCGTGGAACTTTGCTGGGTCGGCCGACTTCAGGTGCATCGCCGGGTTGTAGCTCATCCGGTGCACGTAGACGAGGTGACTGTCGCGCCCCTTGTCCTTCAGCATGTGCAGCGGGATGTAGCCCCGGTTCTGGGCGCGCATGTGCTCGCTCAGCGGGGCGTCGTGGGCCACCACGTAAAGGTCCAGCGCGTCTGAAAAGTCAGAAGCGGCCTTCATAGATATATAGGCGAAATAGGGGTTCATTTTAGTAGCCTCCGACCCAGGCCAGATAGGCCTGATACGCGCTGGCAGCCTTGACTTCCAGGGGCCGGGAGAAGCCGTAGTCCATCTCCCGGTTGGGCACCCGGCCCATCAGCCCCCGGCCACGGTCCTTGAAGTAGGCATGGGCGGGGGCCGTGAAGCGCACCCGCGACCCCGGCGCCACACCCTGCCACTCCTTCGTGTGGATGAGCCAGACGTGGTCCGTCACCGGGTCGCCCGCGGGCGTGGTCACGTCCGTCAGCACGAGGGTCCGCTGCAGGCGATCGCCTTTGGCGCGCCCCATCCGCTCGTAGGTGGCGAGGTACTCGCCGGGCGGGGCGCCGTCTTTCTCGCGCGCGTGCTGGACGGCCAGGTAGTCGCGCATGGGCCTACCCCAGCTGCACGAGGGTCACGCCCTCGTTCAGGTAGGTCGCCACCCGCTGCGAGAAGCCCTTGGGCAGGTCGTCCGCAATCGTCAGCACCTCGTCCGCCGTGCGCTCGAGCAACGTGCCGTCGTTGTAGATGATCTGGGCGATGAGGTCGTAGTCCTGCAGCACGTTCAGCGCCCCGCCCTGGTAGATGGCCTCCGTCAGCTTGCTGACGACGACGGGCGCGCCGTTGGCGAGGCCGTCCAGGTAGGCCGCGATGTTGCCGTTCGCCTGCGCGATCGCGGCGTCGTCGCCCGCCACGTAGATGACGGCCCCGAGCCAGACGGGCACGAAGTGGCGCACGAGCGTGTTGGCGTTCGTGATGCGCTGCTCGTCGCCGTTGACGTACGCATGGATGCTCACGACGTCCGGCGCGTACGAGAGGTCGACCTGGATGGTCTCCTCGGAGAGGCCGGGGTCGACGAACAGCTGCACGGTGTCGAGTGCCGAGTAGCGCAGCGCCGGGTCGGCCACGCGCAGCTCGAAGTACGGGCTGACGTCGCCGTTCCCCTTGAGGGTCACGTTGTGGACCTTCAGCACCGCGCGGTAGTCCGTGAGGTCGATCACGTAGTTGCCGGGCGAGACCGTGAACTCCACCGTCTCGCGCCGGATGGGCGTCTTGACGTAGATGTCCGTGTGCCCGCCCACGTGCATGGTCATCGGGCCGAGCACGGGGTCGACGACCTCGAGGCGATCGCGCTGCATCTCGGGCTCCTGGTAGCCCACCACCAGCAGCCGCTCGATGACGCCCGCGAACTCGCCCATCAGCACCGCGTCGATCGACTTGCGGCTCACCAGGTTTCGGATCAAGGGGGCGGCCTGCAACCGGTCGAAGTAGGCCGTCGCGTCCTCCTGGTCCAGGCCGCCCGACAGCGGCGTGATCGCCACCGCCTCGATGAGCGCGGGGTCGCCCGCGAGCTTGGCGCACGTGAAGGCCGTGCCGGCCCCCGTGTTGCTGGCCGTCCCGTTGGTGGCCGCCATCAGCGGCACGTTGACGTACCAGTAGTTCAAGACAGGTTCTTGCGTCAGCTCGTCGGCCAGCAGCGCGACGTCCTCGGTCGGGTAGTAGGTCTGGTCCCCGGCCAGAAAGGCGTCGCTCGTCGTCAGCGTGACGGCCACCCGCTCGCGGAACTTCACGCGCACCGTGCCCTGGGCGGTCGCGCCCACGCGCCGGCTCACGCCGAAGCGCGCCCCGAGCGCCGCGAGCTCCGCGTCCGTCAGCTCCGTGGCCGACAGCGCCGTCACCTTGCGCTGGGCCTGCTGCAGCTGGTCGACGATCTGCGCGACCACGGCGAGGAAGCCGCGCACAAACAGGTCGTACTGCGGCGTGCCCGGCCGCAGGTCAATGCTGTCGCCCTCGGCCGCGAAGGCCTCGGTGATGGCGGTGACGATGAAGGTCTCCGCCTGCTGAAGAATCGTTTCCGTGACCGCCATGACCTAGCTGTCCACCGCTTGAGACACCGAGAACCCCACCGACTCGCCCAGCCCGTTGGTGATGGTGAGCAGGACGTCGACTTGCTGCTCCGCCGGCCGGACCCGCACCTCGACCGCGTCCAGCGCCTCCAGCCGCTGGGCGGCCGGCAGCACGGCAGACGCCTGCCTCTCCTTAATCATCGCCTCGACGTGGGCAATCTCACCGGCGACGAACGCCTGCAGCTCCGCGACCTCGTTGCTCGCGTACTGCCCGATGGCGACCGGCAGCAGGCTCCCGAACGTGGGGTCGAACGGGATGCTGCCCCGCGTCGTCATCAGGCCGTAGCACACCTCGAAGGCCAGCTTCTCCATGTCCGACGCGAAGCGCGCCTCGGCAAAGCCGCGCGCCAGGTCGATCTGGTACGTGCCGGGCTCCAGGGTCTTGAACGCCCCCGCGGAGAACCCGAAGGTCGCCATCAGAGCACCCCCCTCTCGTAGCGCTGCTGCCGCGCGTCCTCGTAGAAATCATAGTGGATCCTGCCGGCGCGTGACTCGTTCACGTAGTTCCTGAAGGTCTTCTTGCGCAGGTCGACGGCCCGCTGGGAGGCCAGCATCAGGTCCATGGCCTGCTGCTCGATGGCCTGAAGCATCGGGTCGCTGGTTTTCTTTGCCGCGCTTACCAGTTTGGTAGTATTATGGAGCGCGGGTGTTACCACACTGGTGTATGCCGGGAACAGCTTCTGCTCCAGCTGCTTCCGGTAGAGCTTGCGGGCCGCGAGGAATTGTCTGACCGTGTCTCGCGTGTCTTTGTTGGCCATGGGGATCTGACCTCCTGATGGACAAACCGAAGCCGATAAAAAACCCGTACGCGCTACACCAGCGCGATGCGAACGCCCGTCACTACGTGACCATCCTGACCGTCGACCCCGTCCGGCACACCGCCACGGTGCTCGACACCCACCACCGGGTGCAGACCGTCCCGATCCTCCGCGACAGCGGCCCGGACGGCGAGGGTGACTTCAGCACGCCGATGCCGGGCTGGCGCGGCATCTTGACCAACGAGCTGGGGTTCGACGCGCTGCACCACTGCTTCCCGTCGCCGCGCTACTTCAGCGAGGGGCGCGCGCCCGAGACCGACGACTACGTGCAGACCGTCAACACCTGGCTGTCGCTCACGGGCGCCTACACGCCCTACCGCAAGGTCGAGCACGCGCAGGGGGAGGATCGCCGCTCGCACCGGCCGCACGACCTGCTGGCGGGCGACTGGGGCGTGCGCACCTCGGAGGGCGCGAGCGTCTACGCGCTGCGGGGCGGCGTGGCCGGGCTCAAGGCCGGCGATCTCTGCCAGCTGGTGCTCAACCAGGTCGACGACCTCGCGCGGCTGGTGTCGCGCAACGTGGATCTCTTCACCGACTGGGGTCATATTCAGATCATCAACGACGCGGGCAAAACGAAGCTCACGCTGCGGGCGAACGACCGCGCGGCGGACACCTACAAGGATCGCTTCGCGTACGAGCTGACGATCGGGGACGCCGACGGGCCGGACTTCTTGCGCGCCGAGCTGCGCACGACGGACGGCCTGACGCCAGCCATGAGCGTGCGCATCGACCGCAAGGGCAACCGCTTCGCGAGCCTGGCAAACGACGAGGTCGTGCAGATTGACGGCCACCAGGGCCTCAGCGTGGCCCGCAACCAGAAGCTCGTGGTGGGCGGCGACCAGGACATCGAGGTGGACGGCACGGCGCTGGAGCACGTGAAGATCGAGAAGACCATCAAGAGCCCGAGCCTGAACCTGGGCGCCGACAACACCACCAACGAGCCCGCCGTGCTGGGCCACAAGCTCACGAAGTACATCGAGCGCATCGTCCAGTACATCAACTACGAGCTGATGCTGGCGACGCCGATGGGCGGCATGCCCACGCTGCCGGGCGCCGCGTCGCTCGGCCTGACGGGGATGCCCGGCGGGCTGTTGAAGCTCGAGGACGTGCCGGACTTCCTGTCGGACAACGTGACGGTGTCCGAGCACTACAACCCGACGGCTTGAGGAGGTTGTTGCGATGCCGATGACCACGTTGGCGACGATGAAGGGTGTGACCCTCACGCCCGTCTCGCCCCTGATGGTTCCGGGGCGTGCCTCCCCGACTGCGATTGCGGCCTATCCAGTCAAGCAAGCGGCCATCACGGCCGCCTTCGCGGCCGCGACGGCCACACCGGGGGTGGCGCTGCGCGAGCTTTTGGCCCAGGCCGTGGCGACCCGGCCGGACGGCTCCCCCGTGGAGCTCGCCAACGACCTCGCGATGATCATCGAGGGCTACGTGTCGGCGGTGCTCACGCTGCCGCTGACGCAGCTCGACACCTTGTTCACCGCCCACACCCACTTGAACGGCAACTGGGGCTCCCCCACCACGCCGCCGGTCATCTAAGGAAGGCCCATGGGACTCGTCGACCAGGTCAAGAGCCAGCTGATGATCGCACGCACCCGCGTCGGCGCGAGCCAGACCGGGGGCCTCACGGTCGAGCTGCCGTACGTGCCCGAGCAGGCGTCCCAGCTGCTCGTCTTGCACAATGGCAAGGTGCACGCGGGCGCGAGCCTGGCCGGGCAGACCGTCACGGTCACGGGCACCTTCGCGCTCAACGACGCGCTCGACGTGGTCTACCCCAAGGCCCTGTGGGAAGGCCTGGCCGCCCTGGCCGCCAAGGGGGCGGCGGAGGGGGCGAGCCGCACCGTGGAGATGGCGCAGGTCGACGTCGTCGAGACCTTCACCACCTGGCTGTCGACCACGCTCAGCGCCCTCGCGCCGGGCGTCGACACGCGCCTGACGGCGCTCGAGACGCGCATGGCCGAGCTCGCGCCGCTGGTCGAGAAGCTCGGCACGCACACGCACAGCGTCGCAACGGCCGCGACCGAGACGGGCCCGCCGGCCTTCGCGGGGGCCTGAGCATGTCAGGCAGCGGCACCTGGGTCGAGCTCGTCCGCGGCAAGCTCGAGAACCTGTTCCCGGCGTTGCGGGAGTGGGTCGACACCTTCTTGCCGATCCAGACCGTGCTGCAGGGCGTGCAGATCGTGGTCGACGTGCTCATGATCGCCGTGCGGGCCGCCAAGTTCCTGATGGACATGACGCTCGGGATCATCTTGATGTTTCTGCAGCGCGTGGGCAGCGCCCTGGCCCTGATCGCGGAGAAGCTGAACGTCTTCAAGGCCCTGTCGAAGGTGCTGAAGGGGGTGCTGGAGGGGTCGCTTGCCTGGTACACCTACAGCGGCAAGGTGCGCGACCTCGGGCCGAGCTTCGACGGGATGTTCAAGGCCGGTCCGCCCGAGTACCCGGGCAACCCGGCGCAGGCCCCGCAGGCGACCGTCAACGCGCTGGTCTTCGCGGCCACGCTCAGCGACACCATTGGCCGGCTGCGGCGGTTCTTGCTGCCGACCCTGAGCGAGGCCGGCCCGTTCCGCGACTACGCCCAGAACGAGCGCCTGATCGCAGAGGCGAACCGTCAGGCGGACGAGGCGGAGGACAAGGCGTACCTGGACGCGCAGGCCGCGTCGGCGGACCGCCTGCGCGAGCGCAACGAGGCCCGGGCGAAGCGGGTCAAGGAAAAGCTCGAGCGCATCCGGCAGCGTGGCCTCGCGCGCGAAAAAGAGGCGCGCAAGCGTCGCGTGGAGGCGGCCGCGCAGGAGCGGGTCACCACCTGGCTCGCCAGCTTGCCTGCGACCCCGCCCGACCACCCCGGTCCGCGCAAGCCGAACGCCTTTTACGACAGCGAGCGCCAGGCCTTCATCGACACGGTGCTGGCCGAGGACCTCGCGGTGTTCGCCCTCGAGCGCGACACCGCCAAGCAGGAGCTGCTGAACGCGCCGGACGACCAGAAGGCCGCCATCCAAACGCGTATCGACGAGGCGCAGGAGGCGTGGGAGATCGTGGTGCGCACCCGCGCCATCCTGCGAGACGAGCGGCTATCGGAGGAGCAGCAGGCCCTGCTGGATCGCGTGGGCCCTGCGCCGCTGACGCCGCGGCGCAAGCTCATGCTGTATGGCGTGCTGCAAGCGGACATCGCGGCGGCCCGCGCCGCCAAGCAGGCCGCTGAGGCCCAAACACCGCCCGACACGGCGACAGCGCTGCGCCATGAGCAGGTGGCGGCGTTCTGGGAGCGGGTCTTGGACCACCTGAGCGAGATGCCCACCACGGACGCGCCGCCTGTGCCGCAGGGGCCGGGCTCGACCGTGATCGGGCTGACCTATCAGGGGCGCGTCAGCGTGGCGGCCTCGTTCGAGCCGCTGCTGATCGTCTCCGACCTGCTGGATGATGCGGTCGATTTTTTCGAGATCCTGCTCGATTTCCTCGGCGCGATGCTCGACGTCCTGGTCACGCTGCGCGAGGCGATCGAACGCATCCTGCTCAAGTTCACGTCCACGATCGCCAAGCTGGAGCGCATCGGCGCCTTCATCGTGCGGTTCGTCGCGCTCATCTCGGGGCTCATCAACCAGCTCCTCGACGCGCTCGCAATCGGCACGCTGGTGATGTACCGCTACGGCGGGTCCGCGGCAGGCTTCGGCCCGGCGACGGCGCAGTTCTTCGGCGCGGGCGTGCCCGGTGAGAACAACGAGCCCGACCCGGCGCTCCCCGACGCGATCGACCTGCTGCAGCGGCGCCTGGGCGGCGCGCTCGACACGCTGACGCGCAGCCGGGCGACGACACTCAGGACCGAGCTGAACACCGAGCTCGCCACGCTGCAGGCGTCGCTGCAGCAGGCCGAGTCGACGCTGAAGACCAAGGAGAAGGACCGCGAGACCACCAATGCCTCCTTGACCTCGGTGACGGAGGAGCTGACGTCGATCACGCGCGAGCTGGAGCGAACGGACCTCACGGCCGATCGAAGAAGCGAGCTGGAGCGGCTCAAGGGGCAGGCCGAGACCCGGGTGCGCGATCTGCAGACACGGTACGAAACGCTCTCCCAGGACATCGCGCGCTATTTGCTGGACATCAGCACCGCACAGCACGACGAGACCGTGCTGCGCCGGGCCATCCGCCACCTCTCGGTGCTGCCTGCCAAGGCCGAGACGCCCGAGGAGGTCGAGCTGGCGTTTCGCCTGGCGGGCTACCCGCCCAACGCCCAGGCCAGCCTGCTGAGAGTGGGGGAGTCGCTGCGCACCCGCGTGGCCGCGCGGCTGCAAGACGACATCGCGTACATGAACGAGCTTGAAGCCACGTTCACCGCCGCGGCGCAGCAGTTCGCGGACTCGAGTCCGGAGCTCTACGAGTCTTTCTGGCTCGCCGCGGCGGAGGCGCGCGAAAAGGCGCAGCTGTACACCCGCACCGAGAACTTGCTCGCGGCGACACCTGACCCGGACGGCGCGGAGCTCGCCGATCCGCTCGACCAGATCGTGCACATGCTCATCTTGACGGCGGAGAACCCGGAGTCCGGTGAGCTCTTCACGCTGCTCACGGGGAACACCACCCCATGACCTCGCTGCTGCCGTACTGGATCACCACGCCGCTCTCGCCGCTCGCGAGCACCAGCGATCTCGCGCCCAGCGCGATCGCGAAGCTCGCGCAGGACGCGAAGAACGTGGCGACGACCGGCCTGCCTGCGATCACGTCGCTCGACGCCCAGCGCGCCTCGGTGACCAGCCGGCTGCGCGCCTGGTACGACGAGCAGCAGCGGCCGCCCACGCCCGTCGAGCAGTGGACCCAGTCGGCCCAGGACGCGCTCGCGGGGCTCTGGTCCACCGGCCTGTACTACCGCGTGTTGCGGCCGCAGCCGGGCGGGTTCGGCCAGCTCCAGCGCACGCTCTCGCGCGCCCTGCAGCCCTCGGGCGTCGCCGACGCGCCCCGCTTCCCGGAGGCCCACCACGTCGGCGGGTTGCTGCTCGTCTTCTCCGGGCAGCCGGAGGTGCTGTTCGACGCGGCCAAGGTGCTGCTGCTGATGCTCTCCGGCAGCGTGCCGTACGCCCGCACGGCCCTGGCCGACATGCTGCTGGCCGACTCGCTGATGGAGCCGCTGGAGGACGCGCTGCTGCGCGCCGCTTACCTGCCCGCTGCGCAGCGCAGCCAGGAGATCGCGGAGTGGCAGGAACGGTTCGAGACCTCGGCGGCGAACCGGCTGCTGAGCGAGCCCGAGAACTTTCCGTTCAACCTCGCCTTCGAGGCGGCCCCGCGCATCCAGGGTTTCTCGCCCAAGGCCGTCACGGTCGACCAGCCCGCCACGCTCGTGATCCGGGGCGTCGGGCTGCGCGAGACGGATCGCGCGCAGATCGGCGACCGGTACTTCGAGGTGGAGTTCACGCCCGAAGGCCACATGCAGTTCGCGGTGCCCACCGAGGGGCTCACGCCCGGAACGTACCCGGTCCAGGTGCGGCGCGGGGCGACGCGCTTCCCGGTGGGCGAGCTGAAGGTCAACGACCGCCCGCTCGGCCAGCAGCTGCAGCGCCTAAACGACGCGTCGACGTGGGACGTCTGGCGCGCGGTCACGGTGGGCGACAGCCTCAACACCCTGCTGCCGGGCGTGTCGGTGCTCTACGAGGCGACGCTCACGGCGCTGGACGCCACCGGGCAGATCGCGGCCGCGTACGACGAGGCCGGTCGCGCGTTCGGGACTTTGCCCAACATGATTCAGCAGGCGTTCAACGAGGATGCGGCCCGGCGGCCCGACACCACGCAGCAGCGTCAGGAGGTGCTGCAGACGCAGACCGAGGCGTACGACGCGCTGCTCGCCGAGATCCAGCGCCTGACGGCCGCGACCCTCGTGATCCCCCCGTGCGCGGGCGGCAACCACCAGCTGAACTTCGCGCTGCAGCAGGGACTCTCCAGCTTCGCCGCCAACGCGCCGGACATCCAGCCGACCGACGGCACGCTGGCCGTGTTCTTCTGCGCGGGGGCGCCCGACCCGGGGGTCGTGCGCGGCACGCTCAACACCGTGGCCCAGGTCTTGAAGCTCGGCAACTGGCCGGGCCTGTAGGAGGATCCATGAAGATCGAAACGCGAGAGGCCCCCACGCCGTCCGAGTCGGAGCAGGAGCTCATCGAGCTGCTGACGCCGAAGCTCCACCGCGGCGCGCAGTTCATCTTGATCCCGCTCGAGGACCCGATGCTGGGCAAGAGCCGCAAGGACGAGGTGCTCTGCGTCTACCTGCACCAGGCCAAGTCCGTCACGACCCAGCTGTTCGAGACGGACGGCACGGTGCGCCGCGACGACGGCGTGCGCTACGCGGACGGCCTCGTGCAGCGCGCCCGCGTGACCGGCTGGCGCTACGCCCTTTTGGTCAATGAAAGTCGCCGGGGCGATAATTCCAGTAAGACGGTGACCACGTGCTACATCCGCGAGCGCAACGTGTTCGTGGGCGTGCGCCGCGCGCTCGGGCTTCCGGCGTTTTGAGGGCAGGCAGATGCTGATTGACTTTTACGACGACGCGACCGGCGCGGTCATGCGCGAGCTGCTCGAGGAGCGCGGCCCGGAAGGCGTGCCCGACTACATCAAGTCGGCCAGCCTGATCCCCAGCGCCGAGTTCCGCAAGGACAAGGGCATGCTGGCCTGGGAAGGTGAGCGCAAGTTCGCCTGCGACACCCCCGCCGACACCTGGCTGTCCGCGGCCTACTTCAGCAAGACCGCCCACCTGATTCCGTTCCAGCACCACGAGTCCATCGCCGACGCCCTGAAGATCGCAGCCGAGATCCACCACATCGAGGACGACGTCGCCGACTTCCTGGCGCCCACCGAGAAGCAGGCCGCCGCGGCCGTCTCCGAGCGGGACGCCGTGGCGCTCGCGAACCACCAGTTCGCCACCCTCGTCTCCGAGACGCCCGACCTCGAGGCGATGCCCAAGTTCGCCGCCGAGCTGCTGTCGGCCTGCGACGTTTACGGCATCGCGCCGACGCCCGCGCTCGCGACGCACGGAATGGCGATCAAGCGCAGCCACGTCATCGACGCCGTGCGGCAGCGCCTCGGCGCCATCATGGCCGCCAACGAGCAGGCCGACCGCATGGCCTCCATCAAGTCGGCCGCCGAGCGCCGGGGCGTCGAGATGCCCGGCTACCACGACCTGCCGCGCTTCGACTCGGCCTTCCTCAAGGCCTACGACGAGCTCGCCAAGGTCGCGCACGCGGCCGAGCTCGACGGTCCGTTCTGGCACATGTTCGCCACGCTCGACAAGCTCGCCGGCTTCGAAGGCGCCCCGGGCTTCCGCCCGGTGGTCTCGATGGCCGGGCGGCCCGTCCAGGAGGACCTCTTCGAGGACACGATGAAGCTTGCCGGCGTCCAGCTCTCGATCCAGGAGCTCATGCACAAGGTCGCGCAGGACGTCTACGCCGACCTCGCGCCGGAGGTGCTCGACCACTGGGACGATCCGCGCAAGGTGGCGAGCGTGCTGCGCGGGCTGCCGATGCCGATGCAGCGCATGATCGTGGTGGCTGCGCGTGGACCCGGTTTCTAACGCGCCGGCGGACAGCCAGGCCCTCGAGCGGGAGCTGCAGGTCCAGCAGGTCGTCGGCGCGCTCAAGAGCCTGGCCGACCTGACGGACGCGAGCCGCGATCGCCGCGCCGTCGTCGAGCGGGTCGGCGCGCGCCTGCTCGCGGCGGGCGTGCGCAAGACCAAGGACGACACGGCGGCCACCAAGGTGGCCGGACCCGCGCCCCGCACGCCCGTGGCGCTCGCGGCCTACTGCGAAAAGCACCTCGGGCCGGACTGGACCGACTACGAGCCCGAGACGCTCATCGACCGCTTGGCGATCGACGAGCGGTCGCTCACCGCCTTGCTGGCCGCCAAGCTGGCGCTGCACCGCGCGGCGCCGTTCACGGACTGGGAGGCGTTTGCCTGGGTCGCGCAGGCGTTCAACGGGCACCCCGTGACGCCGGACGTCATGCCCGAGCTGCTGCCGGCGGAGCTCGCGTGGGCCGCCGACGAGCTGCGCCTCATCGACCCCGTCACGCCTTGGGGCGACGAGGTCGCCGTCTTCGTGGCCGTCAGCCTGCACCAGGACGGGCTGGTGCAAACACCCGCGCCACTGCGCTTCGCCCAGACGGCCCTCGACAGCGTGCTGTCGGACCACGGCCGCGAGGTCCAGCACGCCATGACGCAGCGCCCGCTCACGCCCGAGGCCGCGCTGCAGCACGACCGGCTGGCGGCTGCGGCCGCCTACGTGAAGACGCGCCACGACCAGGCGCTTCAGGAGCTTGAGGCCCTATGAGTTGGCTGCAGTCCCAACACGACGACCTGACGGGCGACATGTACGCCATGGGTTCGACCATGCTCCAGCAGAGCATGCTCAACCAGTCGCAGTTCTTCAACTTCCAGGGCTTCTTCCTGCCGCACAGCGTCAAGGAGCTCTTCAAGTACTCCGCGCACGCGATGCTCACCAACTCGGCCGTCAACCCGGCCATCGAGAAGCTGGCGGAGTACCCCATCACGGAGTTCACCTTCACGCCCAAGATCAACGCCGAGCAGGACGACGAGGACTACACCCGGATCCTGGAGTCGAAGCAGGAGCTCATCAAGACCTGGGAGAAGATCTTCGAGCACCTGCAGGCCAAGGAGTTCGCCATGAAGTGCGGGCTCAACTTCCAGACCTACGGCAACGTGTTCTGCTCGGTGTACCAGCCCTTCGAGCGGCACCTGGTGTGCAAGCACTGCGGCGGCGAGGAGCGCGCGAAGAACGCCAAGTGGGAGTGGGAGCGCGGCGCGCTGCAGTTCATCCTCACGTGCGCGAGCTGCGAGAAGAAGGGCCGCGCCAAGGTCAACGACGTGCTCATCTCCGACTACACGCGCATCCACCTCATCAGCTTCTACCCGGGCAACATCGACATCGACTACGACCCGTACTCCGGCGTGACGGAGTACTACTACACCATCCCCGAGAGCGAGCTGAGCAAGATCAAGCAGGGGAACCGCGTGCGGCTGCTGCACACGCCGATGGACGTCATCATCGCCGCGCGCCAGACCAAGGGTGCCCAGCGGGGCAAGGCGGCGAAGATCAAGTTCAAGCAGGGCAACCTGTTCCACCTGCCGCGCGCCAGCTTCGACCTGCCGGGCGTCGAGACGCCCTGGGGCATCCCCAACACCGTCGCCATCCTGCAGGACCTCTTCTACTTCAACATGATGCGCCGCGCCCAGCTCGCCTTGATGATGGAGCACATCCTGCCCTTCCGCTTCGTCTTCCCGGCCTCCGACACGGGCGGCAACACCACGCTGCCCGTCGACCTGCTCGACTGGCGTCGGCGGCTCAACACCGAGATCCGGAAGTGGAAGAAGGACCCCCTCTACATCATGGTGAGCCCGGTGCCGCTGGCGCACGACCAGATGGGCGGCCAGGGTAAGGCGCTGATGCTCTTCCCCGAGCTCGAGCAGGTGCAGACCAACCTGATGAACGGCCTGAACGTCCCGCAGGAGTTCGTGCGCGGCGGCCTGCAGTACTCGGGCACGTCGGTTTCGCTGCGCATGCTGGAGAACAGCCTGTTCAACCAGGTTAACGGCATCGTGCGGCTCTTCCGCTGGGTCGCCAAGCGCATCAGCCAGATCACGGGCATCGAGCATGTGAAGATCGACATGAAGAAGTTCAAGATGGCGGACGACATCCAGGCCAAGCAGCTGAGCTTCAACTACTGGCAGTCGGGCGTGCTTTCCGGCAAGACGCTGGGCGTGCTCAACGACTTCGACTACGCCGAGGAGAGCCGCTACCGCATCGCCGAGAACTTGGAGAAGGCGATCGCCGACGCGAAGGCGCAGGCGGAGGCGGCCACCCGGGGCCAGACGATCCAGAGCTTGCTGGTCAACGCCCTGCCGCCCGAGGGCAACTTCGGCTTCCCCACCATCCCGCACGAGCAGGTCGAGAGCGTCTTCGAGGCGCTGCGCCCGCTCAAGCCAGAGCAGGCCCAGATGGCGATCGAGCGCATCGCGCAGCAGAACCCCGACCTCGCCCGGCAGCTGATGCGCCGCCAGGCGACGGACCCGCAGATGATCGCCCAGCAGGCCCAGCAGATGGCGACGATGCCGCCCGAGCAGCAGGCCCAGATCTTCGCGCAGCTCGAGCAGACGAACCCGCTGATGGCCTCGATCATGGATCGCATGCTGACGCAGATGGGCCTCGCTCCGCAGGCCGGCGTGCAGCAGCCCGCGGGCGGCGAGGTCAGCAAGAACATGCCCGAGCAGAAGCCGCCGCGCCGCCAGGGCGGCAGCCCGATGTAGCCTAGCGGAACCAGACCGTTAAGCGATCGTTGACCTTCGGCGGGATGCCGCTTGCGTCGGCGTAGTAGGTGAAGTGGGCGTCCGTGACGCTGAAGTCGCGGCCGCTCACCAGCTGCACGCCGTTGAGCGCGGCGAGCACGGCGTGCGGCTCGCGCGGCGTGCGCGGCAGCGGCACGCAGACGTTGGTGCCGGCCTGGGCCTCGGTGATGGCGAACTGCGCGAGCTCGAAGCTGCTGGCGAGGGCCGGGTGCACGAGGCTGACGACGACCACCATGTCGGTGGGCTTCAGCGGGAACTCACCGCGCCACGCCAGGGTCCGCTCGTCGAGGAACGCCAGCGCGCCCGTGCCGGCGTAGCACGCGCCACCGGGCCGGTTGGCGGCCGAGACGAGGACCAGCGACTTGCGGATGTCCGCCGACTTGCGCGCGAGCGTCCACGTCGGATACGCCTCCGTCACGGGCATGCGGCTGATGTGAACGCCCTGCGCGTACTGCGGGTAGACCGCGATGAGCGTCAGCGCGTCGTCCTCTTTGAGGACGTACGGCCCGTCCAGCCACAGCAGGAAGCGGTGCATCAAGTGGAGAAAGCCGTGCCCCTCGGCCGCCAGCAAACCGTTGACTCCCAGAAGTCCCTTGACGCCAGGGTTGCGCAGATCGGCAACCATCGGCGTGTCGGCGTTGATCGTGTGATGACTGATCGCAAGTACGTTCGAGGTGATGCGCCCGGAGGCGTTCATTCGTTGGAAGTGAGTTTCGCTGGTAGGTTGCACGTATGTCAAGATTTCGCCGTGCTGCGCCAGCAGGTCCTCGCGCAGCAGCCACAGGCGATCGTCCGTGACGAAGTAGTCGACCCCCTCCTTCAGGCGCAGCCCGCGGAAGTACAGCCGCCCGGAGCGCCCGATAGGCGACAGGTTGTCGACCGCCAGGGTGAAGTGGTTGGGGTGCCCGGGCGCGAGCCGCCAGTGGTGCGTGTGCCAGAGCGCCGCGCCTTCGGGGCTGGTGGCGTAGCGCACGACCAGCTCGTCGCCCGCCGCCAGCGGCCCGAGCCACGTGAGGTGGTGTCCCTGCACGCGGAAGAGGCCGCTCGCCTCGTCGTGGTAACGCTGGTTGTGGAAGACCTCGACGTGCGTGCCGGCGGGCGCCGTCCAGAGCTCGAAGCGCCCCGCGTCGGCGGGCCGGGCGATGAAGCGCACCTGGCGCCAGTGGCGCTGGTTCGTGCCCAGGCTCTCGAACAGCAGCTCGGTGCCGAGCGGCAGCACGCCGCGCTGCCAGATGACCTTGAGGCCGCGCACGATGAAGTCGTCCTCGAAGTGCGTGCGCCCCGCCACGACCAGCGATCGCATGCTGGCGTCCGGCAGGCCCGCAGGCAGGTTGAACGTCACCTGGTGACGCAGCTGGACCGTGAACTCCGACCGGCTGGCGGGGTAGGGCGTGATGTCGTTGGTGATGCTCGGCCGCCGCAAGAAGGCGGGACCTGCCGGCTCGGGCGCGAGGCCCTGCACGCTGCTCTTGAACGGCTCGCTCATGGGGCTAGACCAGGTAGTGGGCGTCGCAGTAGGTCAAGAAGGCGCGACTGGGGGTGTCGAGCGTGAACGACTCGTTCTCGGTGACGTAGCAGAACAGCTTCACGTAGCGGCGCTCGGCCACCAGCGCGAACCAGGCGACGACGCCCGCGTCGGGGTCGACCACGCCGAGGTCGAAGTCCAGCGCCCCGTTCAGCTCGAACGACGTGCCGTCGATCGGCAGCTGACCGAGCGGGTTGACGCGCAGGGGGTCCTGCAGCGTGGTCTCGACCTGCGCGGCCTCGGCCCCCTTCACGAGGCCCCGGACGCGCGGCAGCCGCTCACACACGGGCGCCGCGAAGTAGGTGCTCACGTTGGCGAGACTGGAGTTGGTCGCGAGCAGCTGACCGCGGTGCAGCAAGCTGAAGCTGGCATCCGGCGAAACAGGCAGGTAGGGCGCGTTCTGGTAGCGGTACAGCACCTGGACGACGTCGCTCGCGGCGAGCGCGTGGCTGAGCAGCGCCGGCAGCTGCAGCGCGTAGGTGCCGGCTTTCAGCCGGTAGCCGGCGGCGTTCTCGGGGTCGGACTCCCACTTGGCCTGCTGGGCTTCCGGCAGGGTGTTGAACACCTCGGGCGAGAGCAGGAAGTTCAGGTCGATCACGTTGCGGTCGAAGCCCGCGAGGCTGACGGGGTAGAGCCAGCCGTCGAGGTAGACGCCGTGGGTGGCGGGCGCCGCCGCGTCGCGCTGGTAGCTGAAGCTGCCGCGCAGCACGGTGTTGTACGGCAGCGCCAGGCGCACGGCGGCGGTCTCGCCCTGGACGGTGAACGGGACGAAGCGGGCCCGGGCGACGTCGCCGAGCGCGGCGTGCTGGGGCACGACGTTCGCGATGACGCCGCCGAGGGCGAGGTCGAGCTCGACCGTCTCGCCCGCGAGCACGGGCGCGGAGAGCCAGACGCGCAGCTGGGCGGCGGGGTCTGCGAAGTCCTCGTACTCGACATGCTTGATGGTCAGCTCCGCGCCGCCGACGACGCGGGCGCGCACGGGCCCGAGCACGGCGTGCTCGGCGTGCGTCACGGGCACGCGCACCTGGTTGGAGCCGTCGGCCACGACCGGCACGCGCACGGTGCGCGCGTCGCCCTTGAGCGGGTTGCCGACGGGCGTGACGTGGTACGGAGCGGGCGGCGGGGGCAAGACGGGCGTGCGCCCGGGGGCCACGACCTCCGCGAGCGTCATCGGCGCGCCGTTGTAGAGCGCGCGCAGGATGGCCCGGGGCATCCGGGTCATGAAGCCCGTGCGCTGCTGGCGCACGGCGAACGACAGGCCGACGGTGCCGCTCGGGTTGTAGTGCGCGTCGCCGCGATCCAGGATGGCCGTGGCGGACTGGCCGTCGTTGCCGATCACCCAGGGGGCCTGCAGCACGACGACGCGGCCGCTCTCCACCCAGCGCAGCGCGACGACAGGCTGGTTGCCGCCGAAGCCGCCGACCTCGAGCAACGCCCCTTGCGGCGCGCTGATGGTCAGCGTACGCGTGCCCTCCTCGTAGGTGTGCAGAGCCGAGACGGCGTCGGCATCCGCCACGAAGTGCGTGCCGAGCCAGTAGGGTTGCGGGTTGGCGCTCCACTCGCGCCGCACGCCGTCGGGCGCGGACAGGCGCGTGAACAGCCCCAGATCCGACGCGTTGAGCGGGGCAATCACGTCCTGCTGCAGCGGCGCCTTGCTGTAGAACGCGGGCAGCAGCTGGCTGGGCGCCATCTGGTTGGCGTTCTCGCCGCGCAACGTCGCGGCCAAGGCGCGCCCGAAGAGCTGGGCGGGGTCGCGCGCCGGCAGGTTTGTCAGCGGTGCTAGCGTCTCCCACTCGTCCAGGTGGAAGAGCACGTGCGACTTGCCGTCCGGTCGGGTCGGCTGGTTCTCGGCGTCGAGCCCGCCGCCCGCCAGGTTCTCCAGCGAGAAGGGCGCCTGGTTGAAGCGCGAGACCAGCGCGAGCGGGAGCGCGAAGGTGTAGCCGTCGTAGGCGCGGACGTCGGGAGCCTCGAAGTGGCCGCCCGCGTGACGCGTGTAGGCGAAGCCCGCGTCGTTCGTGACGAGCGACTGGAGCAGGATCGTTTCGGGGGGCGCGTACGCCACGCCCGTGACGATTTTGAAGCGCACCTTGGTGACGACGTAGCCGACGCCGGGCACCTGCAGGTAGAAGGAGCGGTTGAGCGGCGGGGCCGACTCGACCTCGCGGTAGAACTCGGCGAACAGCAGGTCCAGGCGCGTGCCCGTCTCGGGCGCGGCCGGGAAGACGTGCGTCGTCTGGGGCATCAGGAACTCCATCCCCTTGATCAAGGCGATGGCCTCGGCGCTGGTGGCCGTGCGATAAACGGTCGTCGAGCGGGTGAACGCCACGGGCTGCACGAAGCCCGAGGGCAGCGCCGCGGCCTGCACGGCGATCGTCGCACCCGACTGGGCGTTGGACTCCGCGATCTCCGAGCTTAAGATGAACTTGACCTGCGCGAGGCTGGTCATGCCCGTGGTCACGTTGCCGTAGGCGACCAGCACGCCGTTCTCCGGGTCGTAGGTGATGCCCGAGTAGACCTCGCCGTTGTCGGGGCTGGCCCACACGTAGATGCGTTCGCCCGGCAAGGTGGTCACGTCGTAGTCGAAGACGAAGGGCGTCTTGGTGTGCACGGCCCGGTAAACGGGTTGCCCGTCGATCATGCGGCGCAGCAGCATGCGGAAGGGCTGGACGGTCAGCTGCGTCTCGCTGCGCACGAGCGCGCTCTCGTCGATCACCACGAAGCTGAAGGTGTCCGAGTTCTTCGCGAGCGCCTCGCCTTGCAGCACCTCCGAGAGCAACGCGAACCCGATGAGCGGCGCGTTGAAGGCCGTGTCCGTGAACGGCATCCCGGCCGTGTACAGGTCGCGCGCCTGCAGCGGGTGGCCCGTCTCGAGCACGCGGCTCTCCTGGCGCGGCCCGACGTCGAGCACCAGGTCGTCAAGGTCGCTTGCCCCGTCGGGCCAGGAAACCTCGGCCAGCACCACCATCTCGGTGGTCGGCGTCGGCACGACGCGCACGTCCTGGATGTGGTGGGTGTCGAAGACCACGTAGGCCGCCCCGGCCGTCGCGCCGATGCGCAGCGTGTAGTCGGGGGCGTCGAAGTCGCTGACGCGCAGCGCGTCGAACGTGAAGCTCGGCACCGTGGCGTCGAAGAGCGTGATGATGCGACGGGCCGGCGCGCCGAAGCCCAGGTTGCGGCCGTCGCTCGCCTTGACGATCAAGGGGGCGACGAGCAGGTGGCTGCCGTCGACCGCCTTGACGACGTCGCCGCCTTGATAGACCCCGTAGCTGCCATACTGCATGCGACGCGCCTCAGATGAAGATGATTTCCCAGTTGACGCTCATGCGCAGCTGGGCAAACTTGTACTGACCGTTGGGGAACACGAAGCGCGCGAAGCACTTGTCGTCGTCGGCCATCAGCGCGACTTCCTTGTAGGTGTAGCCCGTGCCCTCGCCGCGCGCGAGCACGCTGGTGAACATCACCGACTCCGGGCGCGGGTAGGTGATGGGCTGCACGATGGCGGAGCTCGCGACCTGCGCCTTGCAGCCCGTGTCGGAGCGTTGGGCGGCCGTGCCGTCCGTGCCCCAGGCCACCGCCACGATGTGCCCCGCCGCGTCGCCCGCCAGGGCCCGCGCCATCAGCCCGCGCGCGTCGAAGGTGATGGTGTTGGCCGCGTAGTAGCTCACCACCTCGCCGTGCCGCGGGTGACCCGGCTCGTCCCAGATCCCCTTGATCTCGACGCGCCCCTGGTACGGCGGGAGGATCGGCTCGCGCGGTGCCAGCGCGTCAGGCGGTGTGGTCATGGTGCCTAATTCCCATCTCGGGCAACACGTCGTCCAGATGCTGTGCAACCTGATGCCGCACAAGATGCAGGGCGCCGTGAACCAGCTTGCTAATGGTATTATATGACTTGCCCACCTGGATGCCGTACCCGTTGCTGCCGGTCACCAGGTTCCCCGACGGGTCGAAGTCTGCTTTCTGTCCGACCAGTGCCTTCAACGAGTGCTTCCGGTCGTCGCCGTACACCCCCAAGTACTGTGACAGCAGCACGCCCTCCAGCGCGTTGAGGCTGGAGATGACCTGCAGCAGGTCGGCGTAGACGGCCTCGCCGAGGACGACCTCCTCGGTCGAGCGGCTGACGAGGCTGACGTCGTTGGCGACGTACGCGCCGGTGCCGTCGTCGGACTCCTCGGCGGCGCGGTGGTTGTTGAACTGCCGGAAGCTCGGCTCCTCGAAGGAGCACATGCCGATCGACAAGGACAGCAGCTGGACGTTCTTGAAGGTGCTGTACTTCTTCTTTTCCTCGTCCGTCACCAGCTGCGGCGTCTGCTCGAGCTTGTTCATGTACTTCTTCAGGTCTAGCAGCTTGAGGAACGGGATCGTCACCATGTAGCCCATCTTGTTCATGTGGTTGGTGAGCGCCTTCTTGATCTTCCAGTAGGCGTGGGTGAGCAGGCGGTTGCCGGACTGCGTGTTGAAGGTCCGGACGGCGTCCATCAGCCCGATGCAGCCTTCTTGCAGGATGTCCTCGGGGTCCATCCACTCCGGGAAGGTGATCTGGCGCATGAGGTACTGCACGAAGGGGCGGTGGGCGAGCACGAGCGTCGCCAGGGCCTGGCGGTCGCCGGCCTGCGCCGCGATGATCAGCTCGAGCTCTTCTTTACGCGTCAGGTGTTTCATCGGCGCGGGCGTACTCCACCGTCAAGCGCTGCGTGTCCGAGGACCAGTTCAACGTGGTCGGCACCAGCAGCGGGGCGCCGTCCGGGCCCGTGCGCGGCGCGCTGGCGAGCAGCAGCAGCTTCCAGAGCCCCTCGGGGTGGGCGGCCTCGCCCGCCTCCAGGCACCGGAAGCCGACGCCGCCCTGCGCCAGCCGCACCTCGAACGCGCGGCACGGCGCGCCCTGCTCGGACAACCACTTCAATGATACGTCGATCGCCATGCACAGCTCGGCCGGCGCGCCGCCGTGCTGGGCGAGGCAGTCCTTGAGGGTCTGGTGCACCACCGCGTCGATCCGCGCGCAGGCCGGTTCCGGTTTGGGCGGTTTTTCCATCGGCTGCTGATAATCCTCTTAGGAAGCAGTCCAGTCCTTGGAGGAGCCCGCGATGGCGATCAGAACCATGACGCGCCCCGGCGTTGAGATTCAGCAGGAACTCGCCGCGATCAGCACGACGCAGTTTGCGCCGGTGCTGCCCACGGTGCTGGTTGGCCTGAACAAGCAAGTGATTCAGGAGAAGAGCCCCGGGAACTACTCCGGAACCAGTCTAACATTTGCCTACCCCGAGTTGGAGCTCGGCGCGAAAGTCGAGCCCGATTCGCTCGTCGTGCGGCTCGACGACGCGGTCCTGCAGGTGCGCGACGGCGGCGCCGTCACGTGCGCGCTTTCCAGCGACACGCTGACGATCCCCGGCGGCACCACCTTCGCGGCCAGCGGCGTCGCGGCGGGCGACGTCGTCATCCTCACGGCGGCCGGCGTCGACTACACGGCCAAGATCCTCGCCGTGACGGGCGACTACACGCTGAAGCTCGACCGCGAGCTGACGTTCGCCAGCGCCACCTTTGTCATCAAGCGCTACCTGACGGCCCCGCAGGTCGTCGCCGCCGCCTCCCTTGAGGCGACGGACGAGAGCGTCACGCTCGCCGCGGAGCTCGAGGTTGACGGCAAGGCGGTGCTGACGGCCGTCGTGCGCGTCAGCTACAAGGCCGTGCGCCAGCTGACGGTCAACGCCGTCACGGAGGTCCGGCTCGCCGACTTCGAGGCCAAGCTCGGGCCAGCCTCGGTCGACAACCCGCTGGCGCTCGCGGCCCAGCTCGCGCTCTCCAACACCATCACCTCGGTGATGTGCGTGGGCGTCGAGGAGGACAGCCCGGCCGCCTGGCTCGCCGCGCTGGACGCGCTGACCAACGAGCGGGTCTACGCCATCTGCCTGCTCACGCAGGACGTCACGGTGCAGAGCTTCCTCAAGGCGCACGTGCAGCAGATGTCGGTGCCGGAGAAGAGCAAGTTCCGCATCGGCTTCGTCAACCTGCCGCACCCGCGCGAGAAGGTCGTCGTCGAGCCGCTCGCCAACGGGCAGCTCGTGCGGGCGGCCGGCGTGCTGCGGGTGCTGCACCCGGTGGCGGAGTTCGTGACGGCCGTGCGCGTCGGCGACTACGTCCAGGTGACGGCCCGGGCGGAGGCGCCGGTGACGGCCAACCCGGAGGATCGCGCCGGCATCTACCGCGTGTCGGAGGTGCTCAACAACGGCGCGCTGAAGCTGGTCAACGCCAAGTTCGAGGGTGAGGAGGGCAGCTACGCGCAGGCGGCCACCGTGACGGTCGACTTCGCGGCGGAGGCGGTGGACCTGATGGTCTTCCGCGTGCTCGACAAGCAGGGGCAGGCCGAGGCGATCGCGAGCGCGGCGGACTCGTTCGGCTCGCGCCGCATCGTGTACGTCACCAACGGCGAAATCGTCGTCAACGTCCAGGGCGTCGACACGGTGGTGCCGGGCTACTACCTGGCGGCCGCGCTGGCCGGCATGAGCGCGGGCAACCAGCCGCACCAGGGCTTCACCAACCTGGGCGTGCTCGGCGTGGCGGGCGTGCGCTACGCGAACACCTACTTCACCGAGGAGCAGCTCGGCCTGATCGCGGGCAGCGGCGGGTTCGTGGTCGAGAAGCAGTCGCCGACGGCCCTGCCGCGGGCGTACTACCAGACGACGACGGACACGACGGACACGCGGTTCAAGGAGCTGTCGGTCACGAAGACCTGGGACTACTACTCGATCGGGTTGAAGGACCGCCTGGCGAGCTTCATCGGGCCGTACAACCTGTACGCGGCCACGACGGCGGCGATCGCCAACGTCATCGAGGGCTACCACCAGTTCCTGCTGAACCGGGTGTTCCCGCAGATCGGGGCGCCCATCCTCAGCGGCACGCTGGTCTCGCTGGCGCAAAACGAGTTCCAGCGGGACGTGCTCGACATCGTGACCGAAATCGACATCCCGTTGCCGCTCAACCGCATCCGCGCCCGCGTCGTCCTGACCCAGTAAAGGAGAGCCCCCCATGGCAAACATCAGCGAGCTGCTCGAAACCCTGAACGCGCTCTACGACACGACCAAGGGTACGGACGACCTGGACTTCTTCAACCACCTGGTCCAGTTCGAGGACGACCCGAACAACGTCGCGAGTGCCGACGCGACGATCATCTTCTCGGGCCCGCCGGTGCTGGCGAAGGCGACGGACATCGGCAGCACCCTCGTGCCCATCGGCGCGGTGCAGGGCTTCAACGAGAGCGAGACCAACGGCATCACGCCCTTCTCGGAGATCGGCAGCCGCCTCAAGCGGACGGCCGCCTCCCAGGCCCAGTACCAGCTGTCGCTGCAGCGCGTGCTCTCGTACCACAGCAACCTGCGCTACGCCTGCTACGCCTGGCTGCCCAAGCTGCTGAACAACGAGACCGTGGATGTCCGGCTGCTGCCCAACGAGCCGGGCGGCGCCGCCAGCAACGCCACGGGGGCGGCCGACATGGCCGTCAGCGGGGGGCACTTCACGACCTTCGAGTCGGACGTGTTCCGCCTGCCGTTCGGCATCCTGCTCGCCACCTTCACGGCCGGCGGCAAGCTGGTCAGCCGTGAGTACTACGAGCGCTGCCAGCTGCTGAACGCGGGCAAGTCGGTGGGGGCGGGCCAGCCCATCATCCAGGAGTCCGTCAGCATCTACGCCGTGCGCAAGGTGCCCGCACCCGCCATCAACCTGGCGTTTGCCACGGGCGACGGCAAGATGGATCCCAAGTCGATCACCTTCCCGACGGCCTGAGCGCCCCGTGATCGATGCCGACGCTCTCGCTTGACGCGCTGCGCCACGCGGCGTACCGATCGGTCCGGAGCCAGACCTACAACGCCTTCGAGCAGCCCGTCTTCGCGGACGAGCTGCCGGGCGATCTGGTCAGCCCGTCCCACACGCTGCTGGTCTCCGGTCCGCCGCTCGCACGGCTGGCCGTCGCGTACCGCGAGCAGCTGACGCCCATCGGCATGCTGCAGGCCGTGGAGCAGAGCAGCCAGCGCAGCATGACGACGGTCAACGAGTTCGGCGCGGCGACGCCCCGGCACTTCCCGGGGCGCATGCAGCACGCCGTGACCCTGCAGCGCGTGGTCGGTTCGCAGGGCAACATGCTGGGGATGCTGTACCGCTGGCTGCTGGAGTACCACACCGGCGGGGGCTACAACGTCGCGCCGCTGCTGCCGACCAGCCAGCGCGGCACGCCGCTGCAGGCGACGACGGCCAGCGAGCTCATCGAGGTGCCGTTCGGGCTGTACCTCGTGTCGTTCAACGAGGTCGGGGCCTACATCGCGTCGTGGTACTGGGAGAAGTGCCTGCTGCAGAGCCACGCGCGCAGCCTGAGCGCGACCAACCCGACGGTGCTGGAGAACGTGCAGCTCGTCTTCGCGCGCGAGGTCGCCACGCCCAATTTGCTGCTGGCGGACGACACCACGCGGGAGATCGTCTGGCCCGAGCAGGCGGGCGACCCCGTGTCGCAGTCCTTGCCCGACAGGCCGGTGCTGCGGCCGCTGCCCGAGCCGCCTGCCGGCGAGACGCTGTCGATGACCGCCCCCGGGGACGGCGTACCGTTCGACAGCGACCCACCGGTCGCTTGACTAGCGGTAAGCGCGCGACTGACGGTCCTTCGTCGGCGTGCTGGGGGGCGTGGCTGGCGGCGATGGTGGCGGTGCGGGTTGCAGCGTGGTCAGGTAGGCTTGAATGGCCTGCGCCCAGCGCTCGTCGCAGTCCGGGCCGTCCCAGCTCTGAAAGAACAGCGCGGTCGGGTCGGGGAACGTGAAGTCGGGCACGGGCAGCTGGTAGTAGGGCTGCGAGCGGTCGACCTCGTTGAACGTGAAGATCTGGCGCAGGGTGCTGCCGCGGCGCTCGGAGGCCTGCAGGCCCGTCACCTTCCAGATGTTGTTGGGCGGGTTGGCATCGCGCAGGAGGTCCTCCGGGTGCACGAGCGTCCAGTTGCTGGTCCAGGCGTTGCCGCCGTTGTTGGAGTCCTTGACGCGGTTCTCGAGCAGGTTGCTGCCCTCGCTGTGGAGCGTCTGCTGCGCCCAGTAGATGGGCACAGGCGGGTAGTAGCCGCCCTCGATGCCGGTGTTGAAGCAGACGGTGCACTGCAGCCCCAGCTCGCCGAGGGCGGCCTGGCCCTGGGGCACGCAGCGCGGGCAGGGCGTGCCCGTGCGGCGCCGGGGATAGAGCCAGACGCCGTTGCCGTCGTACTTGGCGAGCTGGAAGCGCTCGCGCTTCTGCAGCCGCAGCACCGTGCGGTCCGTCAGGTCCTGCAGGGTCGCCACCGGCGAGCTGAGCGCGGCGCCCGTGGCGGTGGTGGCCTCGACGCGGTAGTACCAGCTGTTGAAGCGCGACAGGCGATCGACAGGGTCGATCCAGACGACCTGGCTGGTCTCGCCGACGGGCTCGAAGCCGGTCACGGCGTTGTTCGATCGGTAAACGCGCACGGGCCCCTGCAGCGGCGCGGCCCCGGTGTACTCCCAGCGCAGCGACACCCAGCGCGGCGTGGCCCAGGCGACCTCGAGCGACAGGGTCATCTCAGAACTCCCGCCAGAGCGGCGAGCTGACGCCGGGGCCCCAGGCGCGCTGCACGTTGAGCTGGGCCTTGAGGCGCGACGCGCGCTGCTCGCTGCGGGCGCGCAGCATCTGCTCGATTTGCATGAGCCCCTGCCACTGCTCGTGGATGGGGATCTGAAGGCCGGCGTCGCTCGCGGAGAACTGGTTCTGGGCGTGCCACAGCACCAGGCGCTGCAGCGCCTCGCACGTGGCCGTGTCGAGCAGCAGCTTGCGGTCGGGGAAGTTCCGCTCGTCGTAGTCGCCCATGAAGGGCGGCAGCGCGTTGAAGTCGGCGATGCTGTCGACGATGGCGTCGGCGAGCTCGTCGTCCGTCATGACCTGCTCGAAGATCTCGTTGAACTGCGCGTAGTCGCGCAGCCGGCGCCGCAGCATCGGCACGTTCACGGCCAGGTCGGCGTTGTCTTCCTTCAGCGCTGCGAGCAGCTCGGCGCGGGTCATGGCGGCCCCCTGGAGCGCGACCGCTCCGTTGAGCGGTCGATAAGCGGCTTAGCGGCGGCGGGTCGTGCGGCCCCGCTTGGGCTCGTCGTCGGCTTCTTCGGCCGCGGGGGCCTCCTCCACCTCGGCGATCGGCGCGGGCTCCGCGACCGGCTCCGGGGCGGGGGTTTCGACGGGCTCGGGCGCGGCGGGCTTCGCGGGCGCGGCGGCCACGGCCGGCTGCGCGAAGGCGACGAGGCCGGCGTCAAACAGTCGCTTACCGCCCTTGTCGAACCAGAGCTGGAAGCGCTTGGCGTTGATCGCGCCGAGCTCGCCGCCAGGGAGCGTGACGTGCGCGATGCAGATGGCACCGGCGGAGAGGTTACGGACCTGGACGGTCTCGTGCTGCTTCACGGAAGTCCTCCTTCAATGGGGTGCTGCGGCGGATACGAACCAAACGGCGGCCGCCGCGACAGATGTCACGGGGCCGCCGCCCGGGTAAGCCCGTTCTAGGCCGACAGCGTGTGCTTGATGGGACCGCGGGGGTTCATCAGGTTGCGGCCGATGATCTCGCGGGTGTTCGTGCGCAGGATGCCGTCCCGGAACTCGAGGAACTGCTCGGCCTCGGCCAGCATGTACGACACGCCCAGGAAGCGCTGCGGGGGCAGGTAGTACAGGATGTTCTCGGGGATCACGTCGGTGTTGTTTGTCAACACCCACTTGAAGCCCAGCCAGCTCTTGTACTTGAACTCCTCGCCCTTCGGCCCGTGCTCGACGATGTCGTCCAGCACAAGAGAGCCGACTTCCGAAGAGTTCCACTTCAAGATGTCGTAATATGTAATTTCATTCAGAAGAATGAGTTCGACATTGAGTCGGTTGCGGGTCATCGCCTTCGCGCCGTCCGCGATGACATCTTTCACCAAAGGTGCGGTCGAAGTCAAGGCGTTGGTCGCAGAAAACTTCGCCACGCAGCGCTCGATGGCTTCGATCAGGGCGATGTCTTCAACCGCGAGAATGTCGTTGCGCGCGACAGACTCGATGTAAGATCTGATGGGAAAGTTATTTGCAAGAAGTTGCATTTCCGTCAACGTGATGGTCTTCGTCTTGATCGGCTTGAAGTAGACGAAGGCCACCTTGGAGCGGAACCAGAGCTCCTTGGACGGCTGCATGAAGTCGACGGAGGTGGCGAGGTACTCGTTGAGCACCGGCTCCACCGGGACCAGCATGGCGGGCACGTCGGGGTTGTTGGCGTCGGGCGTGAGCTCGGCGTTCGACACGGGGCGCATCGGCATCGCGCGGCGCGACAGGCCGTCCTCGCGTGCGTAGTTGAGGATCAGCTCCTCCTTGATGGCCGAGGCCACCTTCTCGTGACCCTCGGGTCCGGAGCGGAGCATCTGAACCAGCCCCTGGTTCCTCATCCGAACTTCTTGCAGAGTGTGCATATCCTGATCCATGATCCTAAGCCTCCGGAACGGTTAGAGGGACACGCGGCACTGCACGGAGTTGGTGCCGGTCACCGAGGGCTCCGCCTCGACGTAACCGACGATCCGGTCCCCCGTGATGCCTCCGACGTTGGCGGGACACAGCCTGCCGTTCACGACGGTCAGGGCCGTGCCGACGGCGTAGCTGTTGAGCGCCACCGTCGCCGTGCCACGCGCACCCGTGTGCAGCAGCTCGATCGGCCACACGGCCTGCACGGAGCCGAACAGGCCCGTGGGAGCGTCCGTGCGGTCGTCGCCGGGGAAGTCGTCCGCCGACGTCGGCTGCGAGATGATCACCTCGGAGTTCGAGGTGAAGATCAGGTACAGCGCGCGGTTCGCGTCCGCGGCCACGTCGAACTTGCCGCCCGCGGCAGCCGCCAGGAAGAGCCCGTCCTTGAGGTTCGCCTTGTTGAAGGCGTCCACCAGCGGACACGCGTGACGGAAGTACACGCCGCCCTGGATCTCCAGCTTGGCGTCCTTGAACGTCTTTCGCAGTTGTCCGGGCTTACCGAAACTGATGGTCATAGCTTTGATCTCCTTACGCCGTTAACGGGATTATCAGCCGTTTTGAAAAAAGGCCCCTATTTGGTAAGCCCTTCGAGGCACATGGCATCGAAACTCGAATAACGAGAGCCCCCCGTCGACGCGGAGCTGCCCGAAACCACCTCACCCAGGCGCGCGGACTTGACCTCGCTCGCGCTGTTGCGCAGCAAGCCCTGGGCCACGACGTCGGCGCTGTCCGGGTTCTCGAAGAACAGCGCGGCGTACTTCTCGACCTCGTGCTCCATGATCGCGCCGTGCTGGTACAGGCTCGAAGCCTGCTTGTACGCGCGGTCGCGGGCAGGGATCTCTTCCAGGATCCGCGCGGCCTTTTCGAGTTGCTCGAGGGCGGCTTTGACGGCGGCCATGTCTGACATACGGTCCTCCGATGGGGTCTTTTGGTTGGCAACCCGGTTGACTTGGTTCACGATCTCGGCCGACCCGTACAGCGCCGCACCGTCGGCCGCGATCGTCTTGACGGTCTTGCCGACCTCGCCCGTGGCGGACGGCAAAAGCACGTCGTGCAGCGTTACCTTGTAATTATCAGCACTGCGACTGTTTTGAAGCACCTGGTCCAAGGTGGTCCCGGGCGCGTGGTGCTGGTGCAGCAGATCATCGAACTGCTTGCGCACGCGGCCGGCGTGCGCCTTCATGTCGGGGCGGCGCTCCCAGTCGGCGAGCGTGTCGCCGATGCGCTGCAGGTGGTCGCGGTTGAGCGTGACCATCTCCTTGCGCGTGCCGCCCGTCATGCGTCCGAGCGACGCGTCGGCGCGCTCCCCTGCGCGCGCCAGGCCCGCGCCCCAGGTTTCGGGGTTCAGGCCGTGCCAGAGGTTGCCCCGGGGGTTTGCGGGCAGTCCGCGCAGCTTCGTGTACAGGAAGTCTGCCGGGCGGTAGAGCAGGTGCCGCGCGGCCGACAGCACGAGGCTGCTGTTCTCCGGGTTGACGATGAACCGGTGGAGATCGGCCGAGACGGGCCCTGACACGTCAGTGTCCCTGTGCGGACCGGTACGCCTGCGCGAGGTCGGCGTACTTCAGGTTCTTGTAGATGCTGGCCTTCTTTGCCAGGATCGCCTGCGCGGGGTCCATGCCGCCGGTCTCGACGAGCGGCAGCGCGTGCTCGAGCACGTCGCGGGCCGCCTTGAGCATGGCCGTGGCTTCCTGGATCCGCGCGTGGCGCTCGTGCTCCCAGCTCATGGTCTAGCCTCCCAGCGCCTGCAGCGTGGTGTAGTACGCGGCCTCGAACGCCGCGGTCTTCTCCTGCTCGGCGTGCAGCATCGCCGCGTAGGCGGGGTCGAGCGCAGCCAGCTTGGCCGTGTGGGCCTCGAACGCCGCGTCGAACAGCGCCTCGGTGTCGACGGCCTCCGCCATGGCGGCCTGCTTGGCAAGCTCCTGCTCGTGGAGCTGCATCATCATCTGGTGGTAGACGGACATCTCAAGTCACCTTCTACCAAGCTGTTGCCTGAGCCTGGGCCAGGGTCTCGGCATAAGCCTGGTTGAATGCCTGCTTCTGCTGCTCCTGGAACAGCATCGCGGCATAGTCGGGGTCCAGCGCCGCGAGCTTTTCGGTCTGGCGCTCGAACGCCGCGTCGAAAAGATCGCTGTAGAAAGTATCAGCTGCCTGCTTCTGCACCAGCTGATCCCAGTAGGCGTTCTCCGCCACGGCCTGATCGATCGTCTTCACGGAGGTCTCCTCAGAACTGCGACAGGGGGTTGATCTGCGCCTGCAGCTCGGCCATGGCGTCTTCAAAGCCCTGGTTGAACGCCATCTTCTGCTGCTCCTCGGCGAGCATCACGGCGTAGTCCGGGTCGAACGACGCCAGCTTGGCCGTGTGGGCCTCGAAGACCTCGTTGAACAGCGCCGCGTACTCGTCGTCGCTCGCCTGCTTGGCGGCGCCGCCGAAGCCGAAGGCCTGCTGCCGTTGCAGGTCGGCGAAGAACTCCGCCTCCGCCTCCATGGCCGCCAGCTTGCGCAGATCGTCCGGGAGGTCCGCGACCTCGGCGAACAGGTCGAACGCCGCGCGCTCGGCCGCGGTCTTGACCGCCGCCTTCTTCTCGTCGTCCTTCTTGCCGCGCATCTTCTCGAAGAACTCGCGGCCGCGATCCTTCTTGTCGGACTTGTCGTCCTTCTTGTCGGACTTCTCGTGCTTCTCGTCCTTCTCGTGATCGGACGCCAGCTTCGTAGCCTGGCTCGCCGTGATCTCGTCGATCAGGCTCTGGATGTAGGTGCTCGACATGCCGCGAATCCTCCTTTTGCCAAATGAATTATCGTCGTTGGCCTATTTTTCACCCAAACCGTAAAACTTTCGTAAGCCCGTCCCCACCAGGTTGATCGTGGCGTCCGTCGCGGGCCGGAACAGCATGCCGTCGATGACGCCGCCCGTGCTCGAGCCGACCAGCGAGACCGGCCCTGTCGCCCGGCTGGTGAGCAGCCCGTACATCAGGTTGTTCGCCGTCGAGCGCAGCATCGCGGGCTTGTTGGCTTGCCAGTACGCTTGGGCGGCGTGCAGGTGGTCGTGGGTCTTCTGCCGCAGGGCGTGCCAGTCGACGCCGTCGCTCGCCTGTTTGTGCAGCCAGTACGCTTCGTAAGGGCGCATCACCACGCTCCGTGCAGGCCCTGGTAGGTCGCGTACAGCTGGGTCGCGCCGTAGCCGAACTCGCCGCTCGCACGCTTGTACAGGCCGTGGTAGGCATCGAGGTAGGGCTGCAGGTCGGGCCGCGCCACGATCGCATGGGCCGCCTTGACGGGGGTCTGCATCAGCCGGGGCGTCAGGTAGGGCTCGAGGTAGCTGCGCTTCGTGGCGAAGGGCGTGAGCAGGTCGACCACGCGCTGGGTGGCGCGGGGGTCCGGCAGGCTCGCGATCTTCACTTGGGCCGCCTCGGCGAGGCGCGGGTCGTAGCCGTCGCGCACGGGCGCCACCCAGACCTGGTCGTCGAGGTCGCGCGCCACTTTGGTCGGCAGCGCGTCCGCCCCGTAGCACAGCGCGAACATCTCGGAGGGCCGCAGCGCCATGCCGAGCTTCTTGAGCCCGGCCGTGACGTCCGTCAGCGGGAACTGCCGCAGCTTGTCGATCACGGAGGCGGGCAGGTGCGGCTCGGACTGGTAGAGCTGCTTGACGTCGTCGAGCATCACGTCGAGCGGGAGGTCCGGCCCGGTCTTCTTCAGCTCGGCCTGCTTCCGGGCCGCGACCTTGGCCGCGTCGCTAGCGACCTTCATGATGGAAAGCGCCTCGGGGGCGGCCGGGTTCTCCACGCAGCTCTCGTCGAAGAAGTGCGGGAAGTCGTTGATCATGCTGACGGCGAGGCCGTCGTCGCGAATTTGCCGCAGCTGGTAGGCGCTGGTGCCGGGCTTGAGGTGCGGGCAGTACTGCGCGCGGGTGGGCGCGAGGTTGCTGCACAGGCTGCAGCGGTCGAAGGGCACCTTGCAGGCCATGCTCGTGCCGATCGTCTTGCCGGCGTCGAGGCGCTCGGCCCACTTCTTGCCTTTCTTCCGGTCGATCCAGATGAGGTTCTCGACGCGGTGCATGCGGTTGTTCCAAAAGGTGTCCTGGATGCCGCCGATGGCGAAGCGCGGGTTGGAGTTGCGGTGCTCCTCGAAGACGTGGCCCTTGAGGAAGGTCTTGTAGCCCCAGCCCGGCCGGATGCGCGCCTTGTACTTGTCGAAGAACGCCATCGGCGAGTCGACCGGCGGCAGGCCCAGCAGGGCGTTCTCCGGGAAGCTGTCGCCGTTGTTGTTGACGCCCCAGAACTCGGAAGAACCCAGCCCGATGACGAGCGCGTAGACCCGGTCGGCCTGCGGCTTGACGTTGGCGCAGGCAGCCAGGGCCTCTTCGGCCGCGGCGGTCTTCACGTGGCCGCGGCTCGCGCGATCGTCGACGGTCAGCTGGCCGTACGAGACGGCGAGCGGCACCACGCGCGACTCCCCCTCGTTGAGGTAGTCGTGGGCAAGGTCGATGCGTTTCTCAAACGGCTGATCGGTCATGCTGGCTCCGTGGCCGGTTCAGGCTCCACATGAACTATCAGCCGCGCGCGAAAAACCCCGTCAGACTTGCTGCGCCAGCTGGTAGGCAAACGTGCGGCCGGCGGCGTAGGCGTCCTGCATCGCGGCCGCCTTCTCCGTCGGCGCGACCGGACGCTTGGCAGCTTCACGGAAGCTGTCTTCGAAGGCGTTGCGCGCGTTGTAATGCACAGCGGGCGCGATCCCGTACTGGCCGATGACCGGGAGGAGGGACATCGGCGCGCGTGTCAGGTACGGATGCTCGACCACGAACGGCAGCCGGTCCGAGTGACCGGCGCTGCGCAACGTCCGTGCGTACTCCAAACGATCATGCAAGTGGTGCGCGACGGCGGCGACGTCGCCCGCCAGCAGGCCCGCCCCGGCACCCGCCACGCCACCAGCCAGCCGTCCGCCGGTTTCAGCCGCTCGGCCGAGCACGTTGGCACCGCGGGCCGCCGCTGCGGCAGCAAGATGCAGCGGCACGCTGAAGCGGCCTTCCATGGGTGTCTTGACGTAGGCGTTGAGGCCCGCCTCAACGGCGTTTGCCACCGGCCGGACGAGCTTGCCCGCCACACCACCGGACAGCGACCCAACGCCCGCGCCCAGCGCACCACCAGCCACGTTGTAGCCGGCTGACGCCAGGTACGGATGGCTGACGATGAACGGCATCTTGGGGGGTAGCGCGCTTCCTTGCGGCTGCACCGGAACGGGACCGGGCGGTGCGGCGACGGTCGGGGTTGGCAGCGGACTGGGCATCGGGCTTCCTCCTTGGGAACTGTGGGCTGCAGCACGTTTGGTGCGGGTGGGCTTCTTTTTCGCAACCGCGGCCTCGGGCTGTCCGAGGTAGGTGCGGTGCAGATGACTCGCAAACCCGCCCAGATCCGCCGACAGGTCGGCGGGCGGGGTCTTTTGCTGGCGCTTGTACTGGATGACGTTTTCAAAGGCGAGGTTCTTCGCGCCGCCCAGGCCGATGGGCGTGGTCACCGCACCGGCCCCGAGGTAAGCCAGGTAGGGCGAGCGTACCAGGTAGGGGAGCTTCTGCCCCTTGGCCTCGGCGCGCGCGGCCGCCTCGCCGTGCTCTTTGATGGTGCCGAGGATGCCAGGCACCGACCCCAGCGCCGCGCCGACGCCAAACCCGGTGACCGCGCCTGTCACGCCGAGGCCGTACTTCCAGAAGTTGCCCGGCATGTTGATTCCCCGGGGGGTGCGCGAGATTGGGAGGCCCAGGTCGCCGGCCAGAAACTTGCGTCCGAGCTCCTCGGTTTTCGTCAGGCTCGCATTGATGGCACCGGCGTGCGTCTGGCCGTAGTGACGGCCCGCGAGCGTTCCGGCCGTTCCGACCAGGGCGCCGCCGATGAGCTCGCCGCCGACGGTGTTGCGCGTCAGCAGCTCGTACGGGTGGTCCAGCTTCTCGTCGTCGGTGGTGGCGCGGGCTGCGGCGAGGTCTTGCGGGACGGCGGCGCGCGACAGCTGATGCCCGATGGCGAGCCCCGCTGTGCCTGCGCCGACCGGAAACAAACCCGCGGTCGACACCAGGCCAGTGGCGTACGGGTGCCGGGCCAGAACGTTCAGGTGACCGCCCCGCGCCGCATACTCCTTTGCTGCTTGGTCGTGCAGCTGCACCGCCTTGTACATGCCATGCACGCGGCCGACGTTCGCGCCCACCAAGGGTCCCACGATGGGAACCACGCTGCCGACCGTCGCGCCGATGTCGCGCGAGCGGTGGATGATGACGTCCGCCTCGCCGTAGGGGTCAGCCAGAATCCGCTGCTTAATGCGTTCGTCGGGTGCGACCACGGTCACGCGCCCATCACGTCTTCGCGCGGCTGGAACAGCTGATCGGCGTTGCGCCGCTCGTTTTGCATGTACGCGTAGTAGCCGAGACCCGAGAGGCCCAGCGCCGCGGCGCCGAGGCCGAGCTTGCCTTTGTGGTTCGTCCACAAGTCGGTCGCTGCTTCTGAGAGGGTCTGCTGTGGAGGCGCGACCGAGCGTGGCTGACGGTTCGAGCCGTGCGTGGTCGACGCCGCACCGGTGGCCTGGGCCGTGGGAGCGCCGGTGGCCTGGGCAGTGGGAGCGCCGGTGGCCTGGGCCGTGGGAGCGCCGGTGGCCTGGGCAGTGGGAGCGCCGGTGGCCTGGGCCGTGGGAGCGCCGGTGGCCTGGGCCGTGGGAGCGCCGGTGGCCTGGGCAGTGGGAGCGCCGGCTGCGGAGCTGGCAGCTGACGACGCCGCGCCGGAGCTTGCATGCGGGGTCGAAGTCGCAGCGCCCGCCGCGGACGTAGTGGACGCACTCGCAGCGGCGGCGGGAGAAACCTGCGCAGGTGTACCAGACGGTGCGCCGCTCGTACGCGCGGCGGTTTGCGAGCGCGGCGGCTCCGGGGCCACGCGCCTCACGTTGCCTTCGAACCTGTCGAAGTCAAAGTAATCCTGGTGATTTTCACGGTGCTTTTGCAGGACGTAGTCCACGAGGTGCGCGCGGTGCGGGTGCCCGGCAAAGTGCGCGTTCAGGACATTCCGGTTGTGCTCCTCCACCAGGGCGACGTTGGCCGCGTGCTCCATGGCCAGCGCGTCTCCGCCGGTCGTCGAGTTTCGTGTGACCTGGTGTTTCAGCGCCAAAGCCCGCTCGGGACTCACCAGCAGCTTGGGGTGCACCGTTACCACACGCGGCTTGCCTCGCCCCCCGCGCTGCACGGACGCCCAGTCAGAGGCGATCGGAAGCTCGTTTCTGACACGTCCTCCGGGGGTCTGCTTCATGGGCACCAGCAAGCCGTCGAAGTCGAAGTCGCGGGGGTTAAACGTGCTCCCTCTAGGGACCTGGGGCAGCGCTGGAGCCTGCAGCGAGCCGTCGAGCAGCCCCAGCGGCGCAAGCGGACCCAGGTGCGCCAGCTTCTCGCGCAGCATCCGCCACGCAAACTGCCGCCCGGCGTCGTGGGCCTGGTCGTAACTCAGCTTGTCCATGGCAAACGGATCGTTGGCGCCGTAGGCCTGCTCGACGGTTCGCTGCTTCTTTTCGGACTTGTGATAGCCCAGACCCGTGCCGAGGCCGCCCCCGAAGAGCGCACCGGCGCCGGCATGCCCGAGCATGGACTTGAAGCCTTTGCCGGCGCCTGCCCAGGCTCCGAGCGCCGTACCGATGGCAGCGCCGGTCGCCCCGCCGGCGGCGGCGGCGCTGGCGTGATGCTTCCAAGGGTTTTTGGCGATGTCGGTGGGGTCGTTCTCGTGGGGCGCGAACGAAAAATCGTTGGGCACGGCAGCCTCCTAGAGAAACGGCGCGAGCCGACGTTACTCGCCTCGCGCCGTTTTTACTTAGACCGGTATCAGGCGAGGCCGAGCTGGCGGAGCGCCATCAGCTGACCCGCGTTGGCCGCCTCGTTGAGCGCGGCGGCCTTCATGTAGGCCATCGCCTCGTTCTGCGGGGCCGCGAGGCCCTGCTCGGCCGCCGCCGCCTGCTGGGCGAGCTGCGCCTGGTGGGCCATGTAGTGGGCCGCGCCGAAGCCGGCGGCACCACCGACTGCGAGCGCGCCCGCAGGCACCATGCGGGGGTGCGCGGCCGAGAACGTGTCGTACGCGTTGACGCCCCTGTTCAAGTACCCCTTGGCCTTGTCGATGAAGCCCGGCTTGGCGGCATCTGCCGCAGCCGCGGCGGCGTCTTCCTCAGCCGCGCGCTTCAGCATGTTGGCGTAGACCACCGTGTCCGCGGCCGACTTCATCGCCGCCATCTCAGGATCCATCATGTAGGCTCCGCCCGCAGCGCCTGCGAGACCGGTGGCGCCCATCGCGACGTAGCCCGCCGGGTTGTTGACCTTCTGCGCCTGGGCCCGCATGAACTCGACGGCGCGATCCACGCGCTGACCCATCGTGGGACGGTGCACGAGGTGGTAGTTGGTGAACGGCAGCTGGAAGGCGGCCTTCGGCTCCATCTCGGGCGCCGGAGGCAGCATCTCGGGCGCCGGCGGCTGCATCATATGGTAACCACCGTAGCCGAGTGCGCCCACGGCCGCGAGCGGCCCGCCGATGGCCATCGCTTGCCGCCCCAGGCCGCGGTTACCCTTGGCCATTTCGAGCCAAGCGCCGGGAGCAGCCTTGAGCTGAGCCATCATGCCCTTGGGCTCAAACTTGTAATCCGCCCCGAGACGCGAGAACGCACGGTTTTGCAGAACCGCCTCGACGTCCGCGGCGGCCGCGCCGGTCGGCCCCTCCACGTAAGCTACGGCCTGCTTGTTCATCAGGTACACGTGCTCGGCGAACTTGATGGCCTCGTCGACGACGGATGCGGCCTTGACGTCCGCGGCCATCTGGAGCGAGGGGCTCGTGCCAGGAGCGGGCGTCGAGTAGCCGGCGCCGGCGTCGGCGTTGGCGTGGAGCAGGGCGGCTTCTTGCATCGCCGCGCGCTGGGCCGCGATGGCCGAGTTGCTGGCCGTCATCGGGTCCGAGTCCAGCATGCCCGTGACCCCCGGGGTCATCCCCATGCCCACCTGGCCCGGCACCAGGGCGTCAGCGGACTGCTTCATCATGGCCTGGTACATATCCCATGCAGTGTTCGACATGTTGTCTTCTTCCTCCTGATCGGGGGTCCAATGAGTCGGTGGAATTATCAGCACTTTTGGAAAAAGCCGCTGATCGGAAACCTTACCAGTGACGTGCAAACTCGACGGTCGGGCCAGCAAGCGACGTGAACGGCGTCACCTGGGCCAGGCGCGTCTTGGTCATCTTCTCCTGAGTCGACACCAGCTCCATGTAGGTCGCGTGGTCGATCCCGTCGTAGTTCAGCATCCGCTTGATGAGCGAGCCCGCCACCATCGGGTCCTTCGCGACGTCGGGCGCCGCGTTGCTGATGGTCTCGAAGAGCTGCTTGACCCGCGTCGGGTTCTCGCGCTGGAGCTCGGGGTAGCGCTGCAGCATCGTCTGGAACGATCGCTGCACCTGCAGGTTGCTCCAGAGCTGGCCGCCGGCGCTGATTGCGAGGCCCGCCGCGCCGACCGCCAGCATCGGCTTGAGCAGGTTCACGCCGGTCTGCGGGACGAAGTGTCTGGCGTTCGAATCCAGCAAAGGCATGGTTAGAACCTCACAACGCCCGAGACCGCCTCGCGATCCTGGGCCAGGGTGACCTTGAGCTCCTCGAGCGCGGCCGCCGCGTCGCCGACGCGCACGATGCTGTCTGCCGCCTGCTTCAACCGGTCGAAGTCGTTGAGCGCCGCCGGCACCAGCAAAGTGAGGTCCTGGCGGGTGTGCAGCGTCGGCTGGTACGCGGACTTCTCCAGCAGCGCACCGAGCAGCGCGCGCACCGGCGGCTCGCACGCGGCGAGCTGCTGCTGAAAGCTCGCCTGCTTGTCGAGCCCAATTTGCTTGATGAGCCGGGTCTGGTGGTGCATGTCCTCGAGCGTGATGCGCGTCCGGGCGCTCGCGAGCTTGAGCCCCGTGTCCGCCGCCCGCTTTTCACGGTCCAGGTGCGCGCGCAGCGCCGGCCCGTGATCGGGGCCCTCGGCGCGGGTGTGGACCATGCCGCCCTGCATCCGGCTGTTGGCGCGCTTGACGGTCGGCAACCAGGCGGTAGACGCCTGCTTGACAGGCTCGGCGCTGGCGGCGACCGGTCGCGTGCGGGCGCGCTTGACGGCGACGGGGTCGGCAATCGACGGCTCGTCGTGCTGGTCGAGCGCCATGGCTTGCTTGAAGCTCTGGCGGTTGACGCACCACACGAGGCTGCTGCAGAGCTGCTCGCTGTAGCCCTGGTCGTTGGCGTGCTTGGCGATCAGCTCGTTCAGGTTGCCGCCGTCGGCGCGGTGCCGCTCGACGAGCTGGGCGGCCTCGGCCATCAGCTGCGGTTTGCGATCCATGGAATGCTCCTGCTAGGCGGGGGGCATCCGAATTATCAACCGCGCGGCCAAAACCGCCCCGCGCGTCTACGAGCGGAAGGCGGTGTCGCCGTTCCGGATGCGCGAGAAGTCGTAGGTGGGTGCGTTGAGGATCACGTCCCCGCGCGTCTGGGGGTTCGACTCGTCGTACACCGCCAGGCCCGTCTGGCGCAGGTGCTTCGAGATGAACGTCGGGATGTTGAACAGCTGGTGCGAGGACTGGTCCTCGACCTCGACCACGATGTCCGGGCGCGTCTCGCCGTCTTGCTCGTGGAAGCTGAAGGTCAGCTCGTAGTCGCTGCCTTTGATGTGCTTGATGGCGGTGTAGGGGATCAGCTCGCCCTTGTAGAGCATGCCCTTCAGGGTCAGCTCGATGGGCAGATCGTTGCCGTAGACGCGTTGAGGCAGCACGTAGCCGGTGGCCATGGACGACTCCTTTGTGAAAGCGCTCTGCAAAAGCTCTAGTGCTACACTATCACCAGCAGGTACATGAATGGAAACCGGATCGAAAATTCACATCGAGACGGACCGACGCACCATCGCGGAGCGGACGCTCCAGCTGCGGGGCAAACCCTTCTCGCTCGACAGCTACCCACCGTGGCAGACGATCTACGAGATCGACAGCCGCAAGATCGTCGTGTTGTCGGGCCGACAAGTCGCGAAATCGACCGCTGTTGCGGCTTTCGGGGTTTCCGAGGGCATCGGAGAGCCGTACTGGGAGAGCCTGACGGTCCACCCGTCTTTGATCCAGTCGCGCCGCTTCAGCAACCAGCGTGTGGCGAGCTTCATCAACGACAGCCCGGAGATCCGGCGCTGGTTCGTCGACAGCCACTGCCGCCGCAACACCGGTGAGCGATCGTTTATCAACGGCTCGGTGATGTACTTCGGCGCGACCTCGCAGCTGGAGAGCCTGCGCGGCCTGTCCGCCAACCGGGTCTTCGAGGACGAAATTCAGGACATGGTCGGCGATGAGCTGGCGATCATCGAGGAGGTCATGTCGGGTCAGCCCTCCGCCAAGCAGTTCGTCATGCGCACGGGCACGGCCAAGACGGTCGGCAACACGCTGGAGGAGACCTGGCGCAAGAGCACGATGTGCGAGTGGGTGGTGCCGTGCCCGAGCGGCCACTGGAACCTGCCGTCCACCGACAACATCGGCGATCGGGGCTTCACGTGCAAGTCGTGCAAGGCCGTGTGCGACGTCCGGCAGGGGCGCTGGTACGCGACGGCCGGGCACGCGGACAAGGCCTGGTCGGGCTTCCGCATCCCGCAAATCGTGCTGCCGATGCACACGGAGGACGCGGGCAAGTGGCAGGAGATCCTGCGCAAGTACCACGGCGGCAGCGACCCGAACACGTTCCTGAACGAGGTGATGGGCGTGTCGGCGGGCTCCGGCGTCACGTTGCTCTCGGAGGACGACCTCAAGGCCTGCTGCGACCCCGGCTACCAGCTGATGGAGCAGCTCATCCCCGACGACATGCAGTACCACTTCCTGATGGCGGGCATCGACTGGGGGCTGACGGCCCGCCGCAGCTACACCGTGCTCTCGATCTTCGGCTTGACGGTCGATAACCGGCTGCGGCTCATCTTCGCCAAGCGGTTCCTGGAGCCGGACGTGCTCAAGCAGGTCGACGAGATCGCGTCGTACTGCACGATGTTCACCGTCGACATGGTGGGGGCCGACTGGGGCGCGGGCGTGGCGCAGAGCCGGCTGCTCGAGCAGAAGCTGCGGCGGCCGGTCCAGCGGTTCATGTACGTGAGCGAGCAGCACGAGATGGTGCGCTGGGACGACAAGGCCCAGATCTACAAGACGAACCGCACGCAGGCGATGACGGAGACGTTCGTGAAGATGCGCAGGAAGCAGTTCTGGTTCCCGGAGTGGAACCAGTTCCGCCACTACGCCTCGGACATCCTGTGCATCTTCGAGGAGCGCCTGGACGACCGCAACAACAACGACAAGTTCAAGTACGACCACCCCGAGGACAGCCCCGACGACTTCATGCACACATGCGTCTACGCCAACATGCTGCTGCACCTCGCGCAGACGGGCGGGATGCGCTACTAGACGGGCAGCACCCACTCGTGGTCGCAGTCGGCGCAGACCACGACCTGTTCGCCACGTTCCTCTTCCGTGAGGATGACCTCCCGGCTGTGGCACTGGGGGCACTGGAGCACACCGGTTTTCTGCATGGGCTTCCTTTCTAGCCAACCACCCCGTCGACCGACTCGGCGGCCTTGCGGGCGACAAAATCCTGCAACCCCGCATGCGGGCGCTTCAGCACGCGCACGCGCCCGATCCGACCGGCCAGCGATCGGTAAGCGTTCACCAGCTCGCCGCCCTGATCGCCCGGCCGCGGCGCGCGCGACAGGCGATCGGCAAGCGCCTGGCTGTCGACCCAGTGGACGACCTCCGTGTCGCCGCGGCGGGCCACGAGCTGCAGGCCCCAAACGGCGGCTTCGAGGGATGATAAGAGTGGGTTGGTCGAGGTGGGGCCATGCTGCTCGGCGAGCAGCACGTCGTCCGCGTCCCGCACCGACGCCGTCATGCGGCCGTAGCCGGCCGCCAGCGAGACCGAGGTTTCCAAAGAAATGATGCCTGCCATGCGTCCTGGACCTTCCACTTCGATTATCCACCCGGCGCTTTCAAAGCTCGCCAGCGCCATGCCGGAGGCGGCCTGGATCACGGACTGGCACATGCCGGGCGAGCGGTTTCACGACGATCGGCTCGAGGCCGACTACCAGACCAAGCACCCGGTGATGAGCATGCTGCACCCGGTCGCGTACGGCGGCGGGCTGGTAGGCGCCGGCCTCGGCCAGCTGGCGGGCGGCCACCCGCTGGTGGGCATGGGCGTGGGCCTGGCGACGGGCATGGGGCTCGAGGGCCTGCACCGCTACTACCACCTGATCGGGCAGCAGAAGCAGGCCAGCAACGTCCCGCTCGAGTTCATCGCCGTCACGCCGCCGGTGTCGGGCGCCTTCGCGGACCACGCGCTGGAGCGCCGCTACGTCAACGAGAACCCGTTCCTCGTCACGGTCCACCCCGGCACCTGGGGCGGGGCGCTGGCCGGGGCGGCGCTCGGCATCGCGATGCGCCAGCGCTTCGGTCCGCACACGCCCGTCTACGCCATGACGGCCGGCGCGAGCCTCGGGCAGCTCGCGGAGGGCGCGCACCGCGCCCACTACCTGATGGAGGCCCGGCGCCAGGCGCTGCACCAGGCCCCGCCGATCGACCCGAAGCTGACGCTGCACCAGTTCCATGCCGGCTGACCCCAAGGTCAAGGACCTCGGCCCCTGGCTCGAGGCGGCGCGCGACGAGGCGCTCGCCCTCGCGCTCGACCAGCTCGTCACCGTGCCCGATCGCGCGCAGCTGGGGCTGGGCTTCTACCCGAGCAAGGGCACGTTTGAGCGCGCATGCTCGGCGCGCTTCTTCGCGCGCCTGCCGGACACGAGCGGGCTGGTGTTCCCCTACACGAGCCGCCATGTCCCCGGCTTCGCGACGGTCCGGGAGCTCGAGAGCGACACGCACCTCGGGCCGGGGCGCGCGTACGTGTACGGCCGCGGGCGGGATCGCGATCACCGCACGGGGCTGTTCGGCGGCCACCGGCTCGACGTCAAGCGACCGTTTGTCGTGCTCACGGACGACGAGTGGCGCGTCTGCACCGACCCGGCGGCGGTCGCCTGCCTGCAGCTGTGCCCCGAGACGCTGCGGCGCCTGACCTTCAGCACGCGGCAGGTGCGCCTGGCGAGCGACGACGTGACGTGGCTCGTGCACATGGCGCAGCTGGTGGCGGAGGGCTTCCACGTCGTCGCGCCGGACGAGCGGGTCCAGGCGGACATCGCCAAGCGCATCGTGGCGCTGCTCAAGAGCACCCGCTCCCGCGAGGCGATCGCCAGCGAGGTGCGCAGCCTGCTGTCGGTGCTGCCGCCGCTCGAGCAGGTGGCCCTGCTGCAGTGGCTGGAGAAGGAGCTCGGCGTGCCGCTGCGCAGCTGGCTGGTGCCCGTGCCGGAGGGCTGGGACGAGCAGGGGGCGTTTATCGGACAGCTCGACGCCGCGCTCGCCGAGGCCGTGGCCGAGGTGCGGCACGCGCAGCAGCTCGTCGTTCACCCCCGCGACGGGGCGCCGGTGCCGCTGCCGGCGCTGCCGGAGGCGTTTGCCGGCTGGTGGCTCCAGCAGCGCGGCGGGTGTGATCTCGTCGACTGGGCATATAATTCGCTCGGTGCGTTGCCGGCGGTGTGGCTGCGCGGCGGTCACGCCGATCGCTTCGAGCTCAACGATCGCTTGACGGTGCTGCTCTGGCAGCGGCTCTGGAAGATGACGCGCTTCCACCACGTCTGAGGAGGCCCTGTGCCGGGTGCGTACCGAGTCTACATGCAGCTGCAGGCCTGCGAGAACGACATGGAGAAGGCGGCCGTGCTCGGCGCCCTCGCGGGCCTCGCTTCCGGCGTGTCGACGGCCGCCGGGCTGCCGGCGCTGATCGGGATGGCCGGGCACGCGTTGCACGGCGCCGGGCGCGCGGCCTCCGGCGTCGGCAACTTCTTCAAGATCAAGGGGCTGCAGACGGCCGGCGGCAAGCTCAAGCAGTGGGGCGGCTCGGGCGAGTACATGGCCGAGAGCGGCGGCCTGCGCCGGCTGGGCTCAAAGGCCGACGTGTGGTTCCGGGACTTCCTCAACAAGGGGCCGTCCATCGGGACCTACGACGGCCGCAAGCTGAGCGGCGTGCCGATGCTGGGCGATCGCGGCGGGGTGGCAGGGTCGGGCGCGTTCGACACCCGCGCGGGCCGCAAGATCACGGCGCAGCGCGCCTTGATGTGGGGTGGCACCGCCATGCTCCCCATCGAGATGGGCAAGGGTTTGGTGGATTCCATCAGGGGTCCGGCGCAGCCGCCCGCGCCCCGGCCGCCCCAGGCCCCGCGTCCGCCCCAGGCGCCCCGGCCGGCGCAGGGGCCGCGGCCGCCGGAGCCGCCCGAGCCACCCCGGTTCAGTTTCAACCAGTAGGAGATCGCCATGTCGTTTTTTCGCGCGTTCCAGCTGAACATGCGCAACGCCCTCGTGCACGCCGAGCACGCCATGCGGCTGACCAAGGAGAACTTCAAGACGACGCTCGCGCTCATCGACGTGCTGTCGGACCAGCGCTTCGAGCTGTTCGGCCTCGGCGAGGACGTCGCGGCGCTCGACCACCTCGAGCTCGCGGACGACCGTTTGGTGGTCGCGCCTCACGCGCCCCCGGGCACGCTGAGCGGCACGGCCTCGTTCGCGGTTTGCGAGTACCCGTGGGCGCTGCGCGTCGAAGGCGTGCTGCTCGAGGGCGAGGGCGTTAGCTGGAAGCTGCGCAAGACGTACCCGGACAAGGCCCCGGCCGAGTTCGGGCCCCACCAGCTGCCGCTCATCACGGACAACTTGCAGCTGATCGTGACGGTGGCGCCGGGGGGCTACCTGAAGCGGGCCGTCGTGCTGCAGCGCGTGACCATGGAATGAGTGCGTGGGGCTAACTGGGCCGACCGGCGTATGATCCTAACAGGATCCCTGGCGAGGACAAGCGATGCCCATCCGCACGCGGCAACTGATTATCGACGAGGACCTCTCGCTGCAAGGCTTCAGGTTGCTCGACCTGCGCAGCCTCGTCCTGGCGGAGCGCGAGGGCGGCACGCTGCCCGAGGCGGGCGAGATCCTGTACGCCGACGAGCACGTGCAGGTGCGCGAGCTGCGCGTGAACGGTCGCCTGGTGGCGGGCGCCGCGGACGACGCGGCCGTCTTGTTCCGGGGCGTCCCGCTGCGCATCGACACGCGCAGCAGCGAGTGGGACTACAACGGCGCGGGCAACGTCGCGACGATCACGGACTTCGTGGACGGCACGCCGGTGAGCATCACGACGTTCGCCTACGACGCCGTCAACCGCATCGCGAGCAAGGCGGTGCAGACCAACGCGGGCACGGCGACGGAGACCTACGCCTACGCGGATGACGAGAGCGACGCGCTGGTCGCCGTGACCCGGACGGTGGTGCTCTGATGTCGCTGCTGACGCGCCTGCTCAACCACATCCAGCGCCGGATGGGCTCGACGACCGAGGTCCACGGCGTGAAGGTCGCCGACCCCGGCGAGGCCGGTCAGTCGGGTGCCGCCGGCAAGCTGGTGCGCCTGAACGACCAGGGCGTGCTCGAGGTCGGCGAGAACTTCCAGATCGTCGGCGGCCTGACGGTGATCGGCGACCTGAACGTCACGGGCGGCGGCAACACCGGGCAGGAAGGGTACCTGCAGCTCAAGGCCGACCTCGCGGCGCTCGACCGGTTGACGCCGCGCATCAAGAACCACCCCGTGCTGATCGCGGAGGCGGGCCAGACCATCTTCGAGCTGCCGGAGCCCTACGTGATGGGCCGCAGCACCTTGATGGTGTGGTCGGGCGGGGTGCTGATCGACAACTTCACGGAGCTCTCCGACACGGAGATCGAGTTCGCGGTGCCGCGCGAGGGCGGCGAGCGCATCAAGGTGATCGAGTTCCAGCTCGGGTCGGACGACGGCTCGACCATCACGGAGATCAACCCCGGGCTGCAGCTGATGCAGGCCGAGGTGGCGACGGGCGTGGTGGACGGCTCGGACGGCACGGACGGCAACGGCACCTTCACCGTGAGCCAGGACGTCGACACGTCGACGGCCCCGCGGCTGTTCATCAGCGGCTCGTTCGAGCTGCCGGACGGCGCGTGGGACTACCTCGGCAACCGCACCTTCGAGATCTTCGCGCCTTACAAGCCGATCGTCGGCGAGCAGGTCACGATCTTCTATCGTCCGTCGGGTCTGTGAGCCGCCGCAGCCAGCGGTCCGGCAGCGTGAGGGGTCCCGCGGGCAAAGGGGGCGTGTGCGTCAGCAGCCACGGCAGGCGGGCGTCGGCCTCGGCGCGGCGCTGGCAGGCCCCGCATGTCCGGCCGCCGGCGCGCACGGTGGAGAACGGCTGCTCGCACAGGCGGCAGAGGCCGTCCTTGCGGGCGTAGGAGCGGCTGACGGCGCGCGGCTTACGGCTTCGGGGCATCCGGCAGCAGCATCTCCGAGAACAGGTCCGTCGCGTTCAGGTGCGTCAGCACGGCGATGCGGCGCAGGTAGTCGTGGTCCTGCGTCTCGGTCCAGCGCGGCAGGCTCATGATCTGCAGCGCCATCGTGACCTGGAACAGGTCGTCGAACTCCTCGACGTTCTGTGGGCCGTTCAGCGTGGGCATCCCCAAGTCCTGCAGCTTGTAGAGCCGCTGCAGCTGCAGGCGGGTCGCCACCAGGCGCGCCCGCAGCCGCTGCGCGAGCACCGTCGCGCGCACGGCGTTGTGGTCGATGACGGCGATCTGGAAGGTGCTGACCTCCTCGATGCTGGCTGTGCGGGTCGGCTTGAAGGCGTTCGGCACGGTCTCGCTCATGGTGTCGCGCAGCGCCATGTGGCTGGCCTGCGAGCCGAGGAAGCCGACGGAGACAATCGGTCGGTTGTCGCGTTGACCGAGCGTTGAACGGCTCCACTCGCGGGTGATGAGGACGGTGTTGTTGAGCGGCTGGTGGCGATCGTAGCGGTAGTCGGGGTCGTGGGCGAAGTGGTCCTGCACGAGGCTGAGCAGCGTGCTCTGGAAGAACACCGGCAGGTACTCGTAGTGTAGGCTGATGAGCGCCTGCAGGCGCTCGACGGTGCGGGCGAGGCTGCCCTGCTGCGCCTCGTTCGGCAGGCCGCCGACGGCGAGATCGTCTTCGGGGGGCATGAACTCGGACACGGGCGAACCTCTAGTACCGGCCGCCCGTGCCGCGCCCGATGCTGCCGGTCACGTAGGGGCCGAGCGGGTTGAACGAGTTGGCGATGGTGGCGGTGGCGCCCGTCGCCGCGTTCTCCTTGAAGGTCGAGGTGACGAAGCGGAAGGCCAGGTTGGAGAGCCAGTCGCCCTTGTGCAGGGCCGCGCGCTCGGTGCCGAGCATGAGGGGCTGCACCACCAGCGCGTCGCGCTTGAAGACCGGCACCGTCGTGAGGCCGTGGCCCTTCAGCTGCGCCACGTGGGCGGGCGTCAGGGTGGTGTACGGTGCGAGCGGCCCCGCCTCGTGCATGAGGATGCGGCCCGTGGCCTGCGCGAGCCCGACGCGCTCCGGCTCGGCGGAGAGGTCGTTCTGGACCTTGTTCCAGTGGACGACCTCGCCGGGGCTGTAGGTCGAGCGACCCGGGTGCACGACCTGGCCGAGGTTGAGGATGCCGCGCGTGACGGTCTCGAAGACGCGCGGGTGGCCCGTGATGCCGGAGTCCGCGTACAGGCCGCGCAGGGCGTCGGCGAAGTACATGCGGCCCTGCTCCATGCCCTTGTGCTGCACGACGTCGACGGGGTTGAGCGGGCCGGTCGAGAGCGCGTCGCCCCGGGCGATGGTCTGACCGACCTTGACCTTCACGGTCAAATCGGGCGGGACGTAGTGCTTGGTGCCGCTGACCGTGACGTGGAAGCCGCCCGCGGGCGCCTCGGCGACGGCGTCGATGGTGCCGGAGCGCTTCGCCACGGTGGCCGCGCCCACGAAGATCTTGGGGGCGTGCATCAGCTGGAGGATCGCGTGGAGCGGGGACTTGCCTGCGCCCACGACGCCGCCCGTGTGCTTCTGGTTGAGAGCCAGCTGGGTGAGCGGCTCGGTCAGCGCCTGCGAGGACTTGAGGCCCACGGCGTCGCCGAGCTGCGGGAGCTTGCCCTCCTCGTTGGGGCCGTGGCAGTGGGCGCACACGCCCGAGGTCTCCTGGCAGTAGAGCGGCGAGCGCACGACCACCGTGCCGCCCTTGGCCTTGAGGGCCTGGGCGACGCGCGGCGTGACGAGCTCGTTGCGCCCGGCGACGCCCGGCACGTCCTGGGCCAGGTAGCGGCCCATCAGGTCGGGGCTGTCGGCCGGCAGGCTGCGGCCGCGGGTCGTGTGGCAGTCCGTGCCCGTGATGGTCATGTCGACCTGGATGGTGTTGAGCTCCTTGGCGAAGGCGCCGGGGTCGCGCACGGAGTTGTAGGTGTTGACGAGGCCCCGGCGCGCGCCCTGGGCGTGCACGTGGAAGTCGACGGGGCTGAGGCCCTCGGAGAAGCTTCGCCAGGCGACGTGCGGCAGCAGGCGGTTGGTCGCATCGAGGTTCATGCCGGCCATGCCGACCATCTGGCGCGCCATCGCGGTGTCGCCGCGGGCGCCGGAGGCGACCCAGCCCGTCAGGTTGTTGGGGGCCTTCTCGATGCGCTGGGCAACGGCCTGGTTGACCTTCTCCTCGATCCTGGCGTGCAGGGCAACCTGCTTCTGCTGGAAGTGGGGGTCGAAGGACAGCGCCGGGTTCTTCGCCAGCTGGGCGTGCAGGGCGGCGAGCTCCTTGCCGTGGGCCTCGACGGCGGCGTCGCGCAGCTCGGTCATCGGGCGGAGGTCCTCGAGCTTGAAGCTGGTGCCCGACTCGTAGGCGATCTGGTTGCCGACGTCGCGCAGGTTCTTGACCACGCTGCCGTAGCGGGGCGCGTGCTGCTGGGCGAGCTTGCCGAGCAGGGTGCTCACGCCCTTCTTGTTGAGGGTGCCGGTCGTTTTCATGTCGTCCGGCAGGGTCTGCTCGATGAGCAGCTGCCCGATCGTCGTGACGCTCATGCGCTGGCCTCGAGCTCGAACGGGTGCGCGTACTCGCGGCTGAAGAGCCACACGAGGTACTGGAGCAGCTCCTTGTAGGGGGCCATCAGCTCGACGACGGTCTCGCCGAGGTACTCCCCCTTGACCCGCATGTCGATCGGCAAGCGCTCGCGATCGCACAGGTCCCGCAGGTCGGCGAGGGCGATCGGCGAGAGCTTGGTGACGCGCACGGTGCAGGCATCGTCGGGTTCGCGCAGCTGGCTAAGGCGTGCCATCGGACCTCCGGGGGCGCTGCAGCAGGCCCAGCAGCTGGCGGTTGAGCCGCTCCTTGCGGTTGGCGACGTTGTAGACCCACTGGTCGACGGTGGCCTCGTTGGAGCGGAACATGCCGAGCATCTTGGGCGGGGCGCTGGTGTAGCGGTAGACATCCACCTGCTTGACGGGCGAGCCCGCCCGGATGCCCCTGGCTTCCGCCTGTTCCATGAGGCTGAGGTTCCAGTGGGGGTCCAGGGTGAAGTGGGCGGTGGTGCCGGGCAGGTTCAGGCCCTCCGTGCCGGCCGAGTTGATGACCATCACGCGCTTGTTGCCGGCCAGGTAGTCCTGGATGTGCTGCTGGCGCTCGGACTTCTTCTGGTGGGTGCTGCCGATGAACATGCCAGGCTCCACCCCGCGGGCGCGCAGCCCTGCCACGGCGGAGTCGACGCCGCCGTTCACCAGGTTGGTGTAGACGATGGCCTTGTGCTTGGGGTCGGCTGCCAGGTGGGCCGTCACGTCGTCGAGCATGCGCTTCATCTTGGGCGTGGCGACGGCCGCGGACGCGGGGGTGAAGCGGCGATCGCCCGCGTGGACGGAGTTGGAGATGGCGCGCGCCCGGATGATCTTGGTGAGGATCGAGCGGGCCTCGGACTGGCCGACGGGCACGTTGTTGCGGATTTTTTCGGCCATCAGCGGGTCGATTTTCGCCATCTGGAAGTCGTAGAGCGCCTTCTGGTGGGCAGACATCTCGACGGGCACGTCGTGGACGACCTTCTTGGGCATGTCCTTGGCGACGTCCTCGACGGGCACGTAGTGGATGTGACGGTTGAGCTCGGCGGCGAGGTGGTGGGTGTTTTTGAGCACCGTCTCGCGCGTCTGGTGGCCGATGCCGAAGCTGGCCCACGGGCCGTGCAACTGCGTGACGGTGCCGGTGTAGAGGCGGTCGAACTGCTGGGGCGTGCCGAGGCGGTGGTTGCCGTTGGTGACGATGTCGATGAGCGGCACGAGGTCGCGCGGGTGGTTGACCACGGGCGTGGCCGAGAGCGCGAGGAAGTTCTTCACCTGGCCGCGGGCCTGGCGCATGGCCTGGTAGTTGAGCGACTGGTCGGAGCGGCCCTTGTGGGCCTCGTCCCAGACGATCGTGTCGGCGCCGGTGGCCTTGAGGTAGGCGGCGGGGTCCTTGCGGAACATCTCGTTGGAGACGACGTAGTAGTCGGCCTTCGGGATGCGGCCGCTGATGTGGATGCTGCCGGCCTCGCCCTTGGGCCCGAACTTCACGCCCTTGCGGTCCGTGAACTTGTGCACGCCCTCGTTGAGGAAGTTCTCGCGCAACGGCGCCGGGACCACCGCGAGCGTGCGGGTGGCCCGGCCCTTGTCGCGCAGGGTCTCAACGCCGTAGAGGCTGGTTGGCGTCTTGCCCGTGCCGGTGCCGTGCATCAACAGCAGCGCGCCGTTGTTCGCATGCAGCCGGTCGATGGCCTCTTGCTGGTGGGCCTTGGCCTGGAAGTCCGCCGTCATGGCGGCCTGCTTGACCCGCGCCACGGCGGCCCGGCCCAGGCTCGACGGCTTGGCAGGCTTGCGCGGCGCGGGCGCGTCGTGGGGGGCGAGGTGCTGCACGTGGGCCGCGTGACCGGCCGCGTGCAGCAGCTCCTCCCCCAGGTTGGCGAACTTATGGGGCAGGGTCATACCCCAATTATCAGCCGCAGGCCGTGTACCCGCACCCGGCCGAGCACTTCTTGCAGCCCTCGGCGAAGACGAGGTCGGCGTGGCACTCGGGGCACTCCGGGTTCTCGCCCATCACGACCACGGCGAACGCCGTGTCGCTGGGCGCCGCGTGGGTGGGCACGGGGGTTGGCACGGCGGTTGGCATGCCAAGCGACGCGGGTGCCTGGGCCAGCGTGCGGCCGATGGCGTCCGGGATGCTCAGCACCTTGTTGGGCCCGAAGCCGACGGGGTTGGCCGTGCGGATGCCCACCAGGGTCGCGGCGAGCTCGCGCAGCGGCACGCGGTGCTGCAGCGCCAGCGAGAGCAGCCGCCCGATGGCCTCGGCCAGGCTGTTGAGCGTGCCGCCCGAGCGCCCGATGGTCGCGACCACCTCGCGCACGCCCTCGCCGTCGTAGTTGACGGAGAGGTAGAGCCGCCCGTCGCCCGTCGGCACCACCCGCGTGAAGCCGAAGAGGTCCTCGGGCCGCACGCGCGGGCCGGCCGCCGGGGCCAGCACCGGCGCCGCGGGGGCCGGGGCCGCCCCCTGCTCGGCGATCTGCTTGGAGCTCTTGTCGCCGGCCGTCAGGGGCTGGTAGCTGCGGCTGCCGTCGCGGTAGACGGTGATGCCCTTGCAGTCCGTCTTGATGGCGAGGTCGTAGGCGTCCTTGACGTCCTGGACGCTGGCCGACTCCGGCATGTTGATGGTCTTGCTGGTCGCCGAGTCGTTGAACGCCTGCAGCGCGGCCTGCATCAAGACGTGGTTGGTCGGCGAGATGTCGGCTGCGCACACGAAGGTGGCGGCGAGCGCGTTGAGCGCCCTGCGCTCGGTCTCGACGAGCCCGAGCTCGAAGAGCTTGGGGCTGAGCAGCAGGCGGTTGAGCGAGCCCTTCTCCTGCTCGATGGCGAGCAGCACGCGCTGGCGGACGGCCTCGTCGGGGACGATAGCCGACAGCTTATCGGCCAGCACGGGGTCGGCCTCGGCCATCTCGAGCCCGGCCTGGAAGCGCTTGAAGGCGAGCGCGAAGACGGGCTCGCAGCCGCCCGAGGTGTCGTGGAACATCGAGAGCGTGCCCGTCGGCGCGATCGTCGTGGTGGTCGAGTTGCGCAGGCCCGTCTCCGGCAGCCGGTTGATGGCGACCTCGTAGAGCGCGGCGACCTCTTGCCACAGCGGGTTCTGGCCGGCGTTGTCGCGGCAGCGCGCCAGGCGCTTGCCCCAGAGCGCGTGGTAGAAGGCCTCGCTCTCGGCGCGGTGCTCCGAGTAGTACGGGAACGACCCGCGGCGCCGGGCGAGGTCCTGGCTCGCGAGCTTGCTGTGCGCGTCGATGAACGCGTAGACCAGCGCCGCGACCTCGCGGCCATCGGGTGTGTTGTAGCCGAGGCCCATCTTGAAGAGCATGCGGCCGAGGCCCATGATGCCGAGGCCCAGCTTGCGGGTCGTGAGGGCCATGGCCTGGATCTCGGGCACCTTGGGGACGTAGCGGTTGGCGGTCACGACGTTGTCCATCAGCCAGATGGCCTCGTGCGTCGCCATGCGCAGCTGCTCCCAGTTGAGCTTGCCCTCGCGGTCGACGAACTGGTCGAGCGTCAGGCTGCCGAGGTTGCACGACTCGTAGGGGATCAGTGGCTGCTCGCCACAGGGGTTGGTGGCCTCGTAGCGGCCCAGGTGCGGCGCGGGGTTGTCGCGGTTGGCGCGGTCGATGAAGAAGAGCCCCGGCTCGCCCGTCGACCAGGCGCGCGTGGCGATGCGCTCCCAGACCTCGCGGGCGTGCAGGACCTGACCCGTCTCGCCATAGGCGGGGTCGACGAGCGCGTAGGTGTCGTCCTCCGCGTTGAGCTTCTCGAGGAAGGCGTCCGTGATGGCGACCGAGACGTTGAAGTTCGTGAGCTTGGTGAGGTCCTGCTTCTCCTCGATGAAGGCCAGGATGTCGGGGTGGTCGCAGCGCAGGATCGCCATCTGGGCGCCCCTGCGCATGCCGCCCTGCTTCATCTCGTCGCAGGCCGTGTCGTAGACGCGCATGTAGGAGAGCGGGCCGCTCGCGATGCCCATCGAGCCCTTGACCAGCGCGTCCTTGCCGCGCAGGCGCGAGAAGCTGTAGCCGACGCCGCCGCCCGTCTGCATGATGAGCTGGGCCTTGGTGAGCGTGTCGTAGATGCCGGCGACCCCGTCGCTGATGGCATCGCTCACGGGCAGCACGTAGCAGGCCGAGAGCTGGCCGGTGCGCGCGCCCGCGTTGGCGAGGGTGGGCGAGTTCGGCAGGAACTTGCGCCCGCGCATCAGGCGGAAGAACGTGACGGCCGCGACGTGCGCGTCCCCGTTGAAGGCGGCCTCGGGGGCGGCGAGGGTCTGGGCGACGCGCCAGTACATCGCGTCCACGTCCTCGACCGGGGTGCCCGCGTCGTCCTTGACGAAGTAGCGCTTGGCCATGATCATCTGCGCGTTGTCCGACACGGGGGGTGCGTCCGTCCGGACGTAGGTGGCGAGCTCTGCAGGCAGCGAACCGTGCGACATAATAACCTCCACATAGCGATGACTGAGCGATGCCGAGCGCACCCCGCGCTGCGTGGCAGCGGGGGCGACCTCGGAGAGAGCATTAACCGATTTCGATGGGGTCCGTGATGCGGATCCGACCTGCTTGGAACGCCGCGAGGGCGGCGGCCTTGTTCGGGAAACGTTGGACGGGGGCGCCCTTGGCGACCGTCGCCTTCCACAGCCCGTAGACCGTCTCTTGCGAGGGCACGTGCACGGGGCCGTTGTTGAGCGGGCTGAACAGGTTGTTCGAGGGCATCATGCGGCGCGCGTCGGCGGCCCCTTCCGGGCTGATGGGCACATGGATGGTGCTCTGGTCCCCGTCGAAGTCCATGTTGAAGCCCTTGAGCACGAGGGTGTTCACGCGCACCGATTTGCCGTCGACGATCTTGGGCTTGAAGCCCATCAAGTTGAACTTGTGCAGCGAGGGTGCGCGCGTGACAATCGCGGGGAACTTCATCATAGCAGCCTGGACGGCCTTCACGGCAGTGGGGGTTTCGTTCTCGAACTCCTCGGCGGCCTTGAGCAGCGGCATGCCCGACTGCACCAGCTCGCCGACGCCGTGGTGGCGGTAGAGCTTCATCGCCATCGGCTTGGGCAGCCCCACCTCGTCGATCTCCAGGCTCGTGTCGGGCACCACCACGCCGCGGGCCGCGACGTCCTGACGGCGGGAGAGCAGCTTGGACTGGAAGAAGCCGTCCTTGGCCTGGGCCGTGCCGGTGATGACCTTGAGGAAGCCCGAGGGCGGCGGCTCCTGGTTGAAGCCGAGCTTCTCGGGCGTGCCGTCGAAGCCCTGCACGGCCGCGACGGCCTCGTGGAGCCCCTGGCGCAGCGCCGTCGTCGTGGCGGCGTCGCCCAGCGTGCTGTGCGTGCGCAGCTGCTGGTTGACCAGCAGCAGGTTCTTGTAGAGCTGGTTGGCGTCCGACACGACCATCCGGCCCGTCTGGGGGTCCGGGTAGATGGGGCGCATGGCGGGCGGCAGCACGGGGATGTGGTTGAGCACGTAGGCCGTGTCGGGCTTCAGCTTGTTGTCGGCCAGCGGGCGCAGGTACTTGATCTGCTTGTAGATGGCGTCGCGCTTCGAGGTCGAGTTGGTCTTGGCGAGCTCGGATTGCAGCTCGGCGAGGCGCTTGGCGGGGTCGATCAGGCTCAGCTGCTGCTGGACGTGCCCGGCGCCCTTCTCGTAAAGGGTCTGCTCGAACTGGGCCTTGGGCAGCCCGAGGATCGTGCGGGCGGCGTTCTTGAAGATGGGGTTGAGCACGGGCTCGTGCAGGCTGATGTGGCTCCAGCGGTTGCCGACGAGCCCGCCCGTCACCGTGGGGTCGAAGAGCCCGCCCGGCTCCGGGCGGAAGGGCAGGTTCGTCACGGGGTCGGGCTTGTCGAAGACCGTCAACGGCTCGGTGACCCGGCCGTTCGACATGGCGAGCACCTCGTGGTCGTGCAGCGGCAGCAAGGCGAGCTGGTTGCCGGTCTTCTTCACGTTGAGCCCCATGCCCGTCAGCATGCCCTGGAACTTGTTCCAGGCGAAGGTCGGCTTGGGCGGGGGCAGCGGCTGCCCCTTCCACATGGCCTCCATGACCTCGGGGTTGAACTCGCTCTTCAGGTGCGCGTCGGCGAGCAGCTTGCGGCTGCCGTGCGAGAGCAGGCTGAAGAAGTCGAGCGTGCCGACGGACTTCGCGCCCTCCTCGCCGCCCTTCGCGGGGCGCAGGTCGATGTCGTACTCGCCGCCCGCCCGGGCGGAGAAGCCGGTCTCGGCCTGCTTGAAGAGCTTGAGCACGTACATCGGACCCATCAACGTGGGCCCCAGGCTGCGCCCGGTCTTGGGGTCAAACAGCTCGTCGGTCTCGGAGATCTTGGCCTTGTCGCGCAGGGTCTTGACCAGGTTGTAGGTGTTGACGCCCGCGAAGTGCGGGAAGGTCTGCTGGGGCAGCCCCAGCTTCTGGATGGCCTTGGCGGCGATCACCTCGTAGAGCTGGCCGTTGTTCATGCGGGAGGTCAACCCGGCCGAGTTGAGGATGAGGTCGGGCACCTTGCCGTCGGCGGTGCGGGGGGCCTCCTCGTTCGGGATGATGACGGAGACGACGCCCTTGTTCCCGTGCCGGCCGCAGACCTTGTCGCCCACCTGCATGGGCGCGTTGGCCGTGATCGTGACCTTGATGCCCTGGCTCGTCTTCTGCACGGCCGAGACCTTGCCCGGGTACGGGCGATCCCAGGCCTGGGTCGTGTCGATCATGGGGTTGAGCACGCCCTTGTTGGCCTTGCCGAGCAGCAGCTGCTCGGGGGACATGAGCCGCTTGCGCAACCCGAGCATGATGGGGTCGCCGTGCTCGAGCACCTGCCCGACCTTCACGACGCCGTCGTCGTCGAGCTTGTCGAAGTGCTTGAGCTCGTACTCGCCGGGGTAGTGCGCTTGGTAAGCCTTCTTGCTGTGCACCGCGCGATCGTCCTTGAGGGCCTCGAACGTATGCAGATGTTGGGATATGAGCTTGTCCGCGCCCTGGCGGGTCATGACCACAGCGTCCTCGTGGTTGAGGCCCTTGTAGGGCATGTAGGCGACCGTCAGGTTCTTGCCGAGGGCGACCTGGCCGTTGCGGCTGAAGTTGTTGTCGGCCAGCAGCTGGCCCGCCGCCACGCGATCGCCGACCTTCACCTTGAGCTCGGCGTGCAAGAAGCTGTGGCCGTTGAGGGGGAACTCGTGGGGGTAGCTGATGCGATGGATATGGTTTTTTGCATCTGTCAGCGTGAGGACGCCGTTCTCGATCTTCGTGATGGTGCCGGCCACGGGGGCCTTGATGAGGAAGTCGCCGATGCCGGTCTCGGCGTGCGGCGTCGTGACGAGCGGGGCCTCCCGGTCGAGCAGGCTGACGGCCTGGCCCAGCATCTTCGCGCCCATGGCGGCGCGGTGGGCGTGGGTGTTCTGGAGGAACGGCACGAGCGTGGTGCTGACGGTGAAGCTGTCGTTGGCGGGCAGCTGGTAGCGCACCTGCTGCAGCGGCACGTCGACCAGGGCGCCGCGGTGCACGGCGCGCACGAGGCCGTTGGCGGCGGGCTCGAGGTCGGGAGCGGCCACGGCGTCGTAGAGCTCGACGGGCGACTTCATGACGTACTGGCCGGTCTGGAGGTCCTTCACCTTGGTGAAAATCTGCTTGCCGACCTTCTTGGTGTTCACGGCGAAGCGCACGTCGACCCCGGCCTTGGCGTTGTCGGGGGTGCGGACGGGGTCGATGAAGCCCATGCTGCTCGGGTGGATGACGCGCACCTCGGGGCTGATGGCGTGGGTGTCTCCGATGGCGCCCTCGCCGAGGCTGGTGAGCTTGAAGGCGTTCTCCTTCATCTCGAGCGGGTTGATCTGCTGCACGACGTTGGACTGGGCGGAGCCGATGAAGAACTCCTTGATGAGGCCATCGACCGCGCCCTTGACGTTGATTTTCGCAAGCTCGGTCTTGGTGGCGAGCGCGGGCGTCAGCCGGTACTTCAGCTGGGTGCGGCCCTTCACGAACTTCTCTTTCAGGAAGTCCTCGACGCCGTGGACCTCGGTGAAGGCGAGCTGCTCCTTGGTGCTCGGCAGCGCGTCGCGCTTGTGGACGGCGAGCACCTGCCTCGCCGCGTCCTGCAACGCGCGCCCTGACACGGTTTCGTGGCGGTTGCCCACGGTGATGCCCGTGACGTCGGGGTCGAGGCTCGCCAGCCCCAGCTTTTCTTTTAGGGCCGTTTTCAGGGCGCCCATGTTATCTGGCACGGGCGCGTTGGGCAGCACCATGGTGTGGAGGGTTTTGAGGGCGCTCGTGGCCTCGTCGGGCGTCACCGGGTGGTCGAAGGCCTTGCCGAGTCCGACGGACTTCTGCTCGTAGAGGTGCTGGAGCACGGGCAGCAGCGGCACGTGGGTGTTGCCGTAGCGCATGAAGAAGCGGTTCTCGTCGGGGTCTAGCCCCACGGAGAAGTTGCGGCCCTGGGCGAGGTTGAAGTCGGCCAGCGCCTCGCCGAGCCGGCTGAACTTGGTGTAGATGCCGGGCCGCAGCCGACGCTGGTGGTTGACCTGGTACTCCTTGCCGTTGAGGATGAAGGTGTGCCGGTTGGTCGGCGTCGGGAGCGTGCCGAGGCGCATGTCGCGCTTGTCGAACTGCTTGCCGTCGGGGCCGAGCAGCGCGACCGTCGCCTTGAGCGGCGTGCCCCAGGTCTCGCCCGCCATGATGGCGGCCTTCTGCGCGTTGTAATCGTGGGGGTCGGGCAGCTCGGGCGGGTGCAGCTTGAGCAGCTGCAGCGCCTTGCCGTCCTTCGTCACGACGGGAAAAGCCTGCTTGAGGCCCTCGCCGAGCTCGGCGCTCATTGCCTGGAAGGTTTCTTCGGGGGTGCGCATGGGACGGGCGTCAGGAGATCCCGAGCTCGGCCACCTCGTCGCGCTGTTTCTGGCGATCCTCGAGGGTCTGGATGTCGGAGCCGAAGTCGCCCCCGTACATCTCGGTGGACAGCGGACCAACCTTGTCCTTGAACATGTCGCGCCGCTGCGCGTAAGCATGGGCCGCCGACAGCGGCGCGGCGGTCATGGCCGCGCCCATCAGGCCCATCGCGGCACCCACGGGCCGCGACGCCCGCGAGAGGCCCAGACGGGCATGCGACCCGAGCGCGGCACCCGCGGCCGTGCCGAGCGCCATCGGCCCCCAGAGCATCGCGTGGGGGTGCCGCACCGAAAACGGCAGCTTCGTGCCGGACTGGGCCTCGTACTGGCGCGCCGCAGCGTCGTGCTCCTGGATGGCCTGGGCGTAGCGCTTGAAGTACGCGCCGGCACCGCCGGCGACCGTGCCGGCCAGGGCACCGCCGACAGCGCCGCCGAAGCCGGCCATGTGCGCGGGCATGTCGCCGTCGCCGTAGCGCTTGGCCAGGTACAGCCCGAGGCCCGCGCCCGCCAGGGTGCCGAGCGCCGCCCCGGTCCCCATGAAGCCCGCGTAGTCCTTGCCGCGCGCCTCGGCCTCTTCCGGCGTGGCAGGCCGCTTGACGAGGGTGGGGTGGAGCAGGATCGGGTTGATGGTGTTGGCCTGCTTGTGGACGTCGAAGAACGCCGCACGGGCGTCGGCGCCGGCGTTGGCCAGCAACGGGGACCCCGCGAGGCCGCCCACCAAGAGGCCGCCACTTGCTCCCAACGTGCGCATGCCGAGACCCTTGCCGGCGACAGCGGCACCCAGGGCCGCGCCACCCAGGGCGGGTGCTGCGGACAGCAGGTAGGGGTGCCGCGCCATGAAGGGAATCTTTCGCCCCGTTTGCGCCTCGTACTGCTGTGCCGCCTCGGCGTGCCGACTGATGTGATCATACGCTTGGCGCGCCGCGACCGCACCTATGCCCAACCCACCGCCAACTCCGACGCTGCTGTTGACGAACCCCAATGGGTCCGCGGCGAACGGCAGCGTGACCGTGTGATCGAAGAGGCTGTGTATGTCGCGGCGCAGCACCTTGTCCACCGCGCGCTGGTGCAGCAGCTTCACCGCCGCGACGCCCGCGCCGAGGCCGAGCACGCCGCCAACGATGCCGGCCCGGACCAGCTCACCGCTCTTGCCCTTGAAATCTTGCTCGTCTTTGGGCTTGATGGCGGCCCAGGGGTGGCGGAGGATGGGATCAACAACAACAGGGGTGGTCATGGTCAAGCCTCAATCCTCGTAGTGATCCCAGAGCGTGTAGCCGTAGCCGCGCAGGCGCTTCGGGTCGATGTACGGCCCCACCTCGTCCTTGCGGCCCGCCTGTGCACCCATGCTGAGCAACGGGCCCATGATCGATCCGCCGATGTTGCCCATGAACGCCCCGCGCACCGCGCCGTGTCCGGTCATGCCGCCCACCGCCGCGCCGATGGCCATGCCGGCGAGTCCGCCCCCGATCGCAGCGCCCGCGTCCGTCAGGTACGGGTGACGGGTCGTGAAGGAAAGCTCCTTGCCCGTCATGTCTTCGAAGTCCTTGACGGCCCGATCGTGGCGGTCCACGTTCGACATGAAGCGCTTGATGGTCGTCGGCCAGAGCGCCAGGCCGGCTCCCGTCGCGGCGCCCGTCAGCGCCCCCGCGGCCGGGATGAGCGCCGGGCCTTTCGGGTAGAACTTCCGGGCCATCATGCCGAGCGCGGCCCCGCCCAACGCGCCGATGGTGCCGCCGGCACCGAGGCCGATGTTGTACTCCTGCCGCCGATCGCCCAGCTCGTCGAGCGTCTTGGGCCGCGCGGAGAGCAGCGGGTGCAGCAAGATGGGGTCGATCCGGTCGTCGTACCGGTGGGCTTCTTCGGTCGCGCGCTTGACGCGGTACAAGTCGATGGGTCGCATCAGTTCCCCCAGTCCCTGGTGTTGCTGCCGCAGCTGTGCGCGTAAGAGCATGGTGTGCCAGTAGGCGTCACTCGGCTCGAACGCGGGCATCGGCAGCAGCGGGTTGAGCGGGCGGGCCTGGTAGTACGCCTGGAGCATCGTCATCGGTCGCCCGTGCGCATCGACCGGGAAGGGCGACGTGGCCTGTGCCTCCTCGCCTTCGGTGATGGGATCGAACGGGAGGTGGGTCAAGTAGGCCGTTTTACGCATGACGAGACTTCCTGTTGAATGATACGCCGATCGGGCATCAGGCCATCAGACTCTCGACGGCGCGCCCGTAGCGCCGCGTGCGCTCCGCAATGTCGGCCTTGAGCTGGGACACGCGCGCGGGCGACAGGTTGAGCTGGGTGGCGATCGCGCCGGGCGTCAGCTTCGGCGCGCCGTTGTAGCCGAGGCTGTACGCGAACACCTGCCGGTGCGTGGCGGGCAGGTCGTGGTACACGTAGTCGAGCGCGATCTGATGCGCGCTCAGGTCCTCGCGCACGGGCTGCGCGAAGCCACCGGCCTGCGCCTTCGAGTAGAGGTTGACCTGCTGCCGGTGCAGGCTGCCGAGGTTGTGGACGGGCACGCCCAGCTGCGCGGAGAGCTCCTGGGGCGTGGGCGCCCGGTTGAACCGGTTCTCGTACTCGGCTGTGATCGTGCCGACCCGCCGCTGCGCGAGCGCCCGGTCCTGCGGCACCCGGATGGCGGGGCCGTAGGTGTTCACGAAGGCGTCCATCTGCCGCAGGTGGCTCATCAGGTGGGTCGAGAGCTGGGTGCCCTTGGCCGGGTCGTACGAGCTCAGGCCCTGCGCCACCAGGCGCTTGGCCTCCGCCTCGAGCACGATCGCGGGCAGGCCGGAGCCGGACCACTGGTGCACGGTCTTCTGGATGAGCGGGTGGTACTGGGCGTAGGTGCTCGCGAGCGGGGTGGCCGCCGCAGGCGGCGCGGGCCGCTGCGCCGCGGCCTGCTTGAGGCTGGCGGCCGCACGGCGTTCCTGGACCAGGGCGAGCCAGGGGTGGGTCATGGGGCCATGCGCCGCTGGCGCGCCATGCTCTGCAGGTAGATGTTCGAGAGCTCGCGGTGCGTCGGCACGGAGGCGACGCCCAACATGCCGCCCGCGAGCCCGCCGAGCAGGGCGCCGGCCGGCATCGCGAACGACGGCACCGGCCCCTTGCGCGCGAGCATGCCGCCAGCCAGGCTGCCGGCCCCGAGCCCCAGCGCGGCGCGGAAGGTCGTCTTGTCGCGCAGGTCGGCCAGCGCGAGGTGGCCCTCGAGGTCGAGGTCGGCGACCATCTGGGGCGTCATCGCCACCCGGGCGACCTTCTCGGCGTAGCGGCCGTAGGCGAGCACGTCGTCAAACGCGTTCAACGCCTGTTTGACGGCCCCGCGCGTCTGCGCTTGCCGATCGGCAGGCAGGCCCTGCCAGGCGTGCAAGGTGGCCTGCTTCTGCCGCGCGACGTGCTGCGCGAGCCACTGCTGGTGCTGCGCGTCGAGCGGGTCGAAGGCCTCGCCGAGCCCGGCGGCCTTCACCGCCAGGCCGAGCAGCTGTCGGACCTTGGGCTGCTGGGTGGCGGCGACGGCGGCGGTGCCGGCCGTCGCGCCCCAGAACCCGATGCGATCGCCGAGCTCGCGCTCTCTCATGTCCGGACTGATGGGCGGTTGCATGCGTCTGCCTCCAAGTAGATTATCGATCGCTGCGCTACGCCGTGTCGTCGCCGTCGCCGTCCCGGAAAGCGCGGTTGCCGCGGATGCGGTCGTTGTGCGCCTCGACGGCCGCCTGCAGCGTCACGTCGAACTGCAGCGGGCGACCCTGCTTGACCACCGTGCCCTTGTCGCTGACGGTGGGCGAGGCGGCGTAGACCGTCAGGTAGTCCGGCATGGCGGCCGCCCGCGCGGCCGCGTGCGTCGGGTCGTCCGTCGTGGTCTTGGCGGTGCCGACGGCGTGGGGGTCGGGGACGTCGCTGTGAATCTCGGGGTCGACGGCCCAGTCGACGACAGAAGCCTGGCCGCGGGTGAGGCTGTTCTGGCCCACGCGCTGGATGCCCCGGTACACGTACTTATAAGCCTCAGCCAGGGTGTGGTCGCGCACGGCGTCCATCTGCGTGAGCGTGTCGGCGAAGATGAAGTGCTGGTCGCCCGCCGGGTCGGTGCGCTGCAGGGTCATGTTGTTCTCGGCGGCGTTGTAGCCGACGGTGACGGCGTACATGCTGAAGTCCCGCGAGGCGGCCTGCATGGGGTCGGGGGTGCGCGTGTCGGTGGCGCTGACGAAGTCCTTGAGGCCCCAGCTGCCGTTGTACATGAAGGGCGGCGGGCTGAACCGCGAGGCGTTGTCGGTCGCGGACCGGCGGACGCCGAGCAGCTGGATGGGCAGGTGCGAGGACGGGATGACGAGCTCGGGGTAGGTCTTGCGCAGGTGCAGCTCGAGCTCGGTCACCGTGCGGTACGCGCGCACGTTCTCCGGCATGATGTACAGGAGCTGGTTGGTGATGGGCTTCTTGAAGGGGATGAGCGGCTCGCGCAGGCTCGGGTGGCTGCTGTTTTGCCCCGGGTGAACGGTCGCTTGACGCAGGTGCGTGTAGGTGAACGAGCAGCGCGCGGACTCCGGCGTGAAGCTGTACGAGGCCGCATGCAGGTAGCCGACCAGGTCGTAGCCGACCTTGGCCGTGTCCAGAATCAAGCAAGGGTAGCCGACGGTGGCGTAGGGGTTGAACGCGCACTCGCCCGTGAAGCTCTGCGTCGCCACGCGCGCGAGCTGGAACTGCACGTTCAAGAAGGCCGCGATGTAGTTCTCGACGTAGCGGTTCAGCTCGCCCTTCTTGTAGATGTCGTCCGGGCGCAGCGTGGCGTTCGACTGCACGACGGCCTCGACGGTCGGCGCGGCCGTGCGCACGCTGGTCGACCCGGCATCCGGCGCCGACGCGGGGTCCAGCGGTGGCTCGTTGTTGGCGCTCGCCGCCGTGGGGTCGACGTTCTGCAGCACACCCGTCGTGTCGACGCTCGCCGCGGCGATCTCGCGATCCCAGGCCAGGAACGCCTCGAGCAGCAGCTTCTCGTACGCCTTCGCCTTGCTCTCGATCGCCTGGCGCGCGCCCGCATCGAGCACGCGCGCCCGCGGGAACGGCGAGGCGTTCCCGTAGTGGTCCTGCACCAGCCGGACGCGGGCGGTCTCGCTGAAGCCCGCCGGGTAGATCACGCTCTTGGCCGCCGTCGCGACGCGCTCGGCGTTCAGGCCGCGCACGGCGGCGACGAGGTAGCCGATGGCCTCGATCTGGGCGGGCGTCAGCGTCGTGCCCTGGGTGGGTGACAGGCAGGCGGCGATCACGAGGTTGCCGGTGGGGCCGCCGCTGACCTCGCGATCGGACAGGGCGATCGTGGCGTCGAGCGTCGGGCTGGTCGCGGCCACGGCGAGCTTGTCGTTCAGGGCCTTCGCGCTGATCGCCACCGGCTTGCCGGCCGCCGCGCCGTCGAGCACGAAGAAGGGCTTGGCCGGGTTGAACGCCAGGTCCTTGTCGAACCGGAGGCTCGCGTAGAGGGTCGTGTTGCGGGGGATCACGGCGCGGTCGAGCGTGAAGGTGAAGGCGTCGCCGGCCACCGAGAAGCCCGTGACGCGGGCGCGCTCGGCCAGGGTGGCGGGTCCGAAGCCCTCGACCCACAAGGTCGCCGGGTTGTTGGTGAGGTCCGACAGCGCCGCCACCAGCGGGTTGTTGGCGCCCTGCAGGCTGCCGGAGACGAACTTCACGTGGGTGCTCGTGGAGCGGAGCGTGAAGGTGTTGGTGCGCGGCGCGCCCGGCGTGCTGGTGACCCAGAGCGGCCCTTGCACGACGAGCGCCTGCGACGCGATCCACGTGTTGAAGCTCGTGCCGCGCGGCGGGATCTGGCTGTTGAGGTACTTGGCGTCCGCCGCGCCGGCGTCCTGGATGCGGATGCCGAAGGGCAAGGCCGTCGACTCCTGGAACAGCCGGTACTCGCGCGTGCCCGTCTCGAAGATCGTGCCGTCCTGGCCGACGACGTAGTTGGCCCCGCAGACGCGTGCCTCGTCCGGCAGGTTCCGCAGGCTGGTCGCCGCGTTCATGACGGTGGGGAGGGTCATGACCGTGAAGCGGTTCGGCACCATCTCCGCCGCCCCCGTGGCGGTGTCGCGCACCTTCTTGACGTGCTTGCCGGCCTGTGGGAAGGGCACCGTCGCGGCGTCCGGGATGGCCCGCGCCTTCGAGAAGCGCTTGCGATCGAGGCCATCGCCGTCCCCGAGCGCCATGCACATGAACGCGTAGAAGCGGGTCAGCGCGTCCTTCGGCTCGCTGCCGCGCAGGATCTCGTAGACGCGCTGCGCGGCCTCCTCGGGGGTGGCCGTCGGCGAGATGGTGGCCGCCAGCGAGATGGTTGTGGTGCTCGGCTGCCGCAAGATGTTGGTCAGCAGGGTCTTCGCGAGCAGGGGCGGGAGCGTGTAGTCCGACGCCACGATGCCGCGGCGATCCTCCTCGAGCGTCAAGAACGGCAGGTTGTCGGCGGCCGACGGCAGCGCGGGGGGCGTGCGGCCCGCAGCGTCGCGCACGGGGGTCTTGTCCTTGTCCTTCTCGTCCTGGGCCTTTTTCAGCGCAGCCGCAGCCTGCTGGGCGCTGGCGGCGCTCGACTTGTCGACGATCTCGCGCCAGCGGTACTGCAGCTCGGTCGGCGCGAACACGGTGAAGTGGGCGCGGATGGCGCGGATGGCGTTCGGGTCGGCGTTGGGCACCGTCGGGGGCAAGAAGACCGTGCGCAGGCGCGTGGGCTTGTGCTGGAGGTGCTCCTGGAACTGGTAGTCCGTGGACATGCACGGGAAGATGACGTTGCAGCGCGGGATGGCGTTGAAGTGGGTCAGCGGCTTGATCTGCAGCTGCTTGGTGAACGACTCGGCGTTGGGGATGACCGAGACCTGGTAGAGGAAGTTCTGACAGACGGTGCGGATGAGGTCGAAGAAGGTCATGCGCCCGCCGATCTGCTGGAGGCCGGTGGTGAGGAAGCTGGTCATCAGCTCGGTGTAGAAGTCGTTCCAACGCAGCAGGTTGACGCTCGGGCCGCGCACGCGGCTGATGAGCTGGTGGAAGTGGACGGCGTCGTAGGTGTAGGTTTCCTTCAGGCGGCTGTTGCTGAAGATCTGGTCGTAGAGCAAGAAGGCGCCGATGATGAACTGCGAGATGGAGAGGTCGCGCTCCGTCAGGTCCTTGGGGATGGTGCGCAGCTCGGGGACGACCTCCTGGGCGCGCTGGCGCTTGAGGAGCTCGATGAGGCGCGGGGGCGTGAAGTACTCCAGCATGTTGCCGGTGGCGCTGCCCAGCACGGTGGACTGGTCCTTCTCGCCGTTCATCAGCGCGTCCAGGTAGCTGATCTGATCCAGGGCCGTGATCTCGTAGGCGTCGAAGTGGTGCAGCACGTGGCCGGCGGTGAAGGACAGCTCGCGGGACTCGGAGGTCTTGGCGAAGCCGCGACTTTGGATCTCGCCCTCGAACATGACGACGTTTTCCTTGCGGACAGGCTCCTGGACGATGAGGTGGACGCGGGCGCGCTGGTTGAGGCGGCGCATCTCGGGCGTGGCGGGCACGCTGAAGGCCAGCTTCGGCAGCACGCCGTCCTCGATCATGAGCTGGGCGCTCGTGAAGGCGATGCGGACGCCCTCGACGTAGAGGCCCACCTTGTGGGTCATGTCGTAGGCGCTGGTGACGGTGCGGCTCGCCACGGTCAACCCCCTCGGTTCGCGATGCTGCCGTAGACGAGGCGCTCCGTCAGCGCGGCCAGCTTGCTGATCGGGTCGCTCAGCCGGTCGACCAGCAGCGAGGCCTCGTAGGACGCCTGGTCCGGCAGCTCCTCGCGCATGACGTCGCCGAGCACGGGCAGCACGGGGGCGACCATGGTCATGAAGGGCACGAGCTCGTCGGGCGCGTCCACGACCTGCGTGCTGAGCGGGTCGCGGATGCGCGTGTCGCTGACGATCTGCAAGAAGAACTGCCCGAGCGCGCCCTGCAGCCACGGCGTGATCTGGGCGAGGAGGGGCCCGGGCACCAGCGGGCTCGGGCCGGGGGTGGCCGCCCGGAAGTCCTGCAGCGTGCGCACCGTGAACTCGGGCGACCAGGGGCCGGACATGCCGCCCGGCGTGATGGCGCGGGCCCGGAAGGCGTAGGCCGTGTCCGGCTGCAGCCCGGCGTAGGTGTGCAGCGTGGGTGCGGCCTTGCGCACCGTGAGGCCGAGGCCTTCGAGGTCGAGGTAGCCGACCGTCGCCCGGTCCGCGGGGTCGGCCGACACGCTCAGCCGGATGAAGTCGTCCCCCAGGCTGTGCAGCGTGATCACCGGCCGGCGCGGCATCCGGTTGAAGACGCGCACCTGCTGCGCGAGCTGGTGGGTGCGGCCCGCCCCGTCGACGACGGTGGCCTCGAGGTCCAGCGTGCCCTGGTAGTTGGCGATGACGGCGCGCACGGGGCCGGGCGCGGTGCCGCTCGCGAGCACCGCCGTGCCGTCGAGCACGCGCCAGCTGAGCGCCGTGTAGGCGGTGCCCTCTGCCACGACGAGGGTCGTCAGCAGCTCGGTGGCCGTCAGGCTGAGGGGTCCGAAGGCGGCCGTCGCGCCCGTGCGCGCGGAGAGCTGCAGCCGGCCGCCCGCAGCCTCACGGCCCTGCGCGTCCGAGCCACGCACCTCGAAGAGCACACTGCGGCTCGCGTCCCACGGCACGGTGGCCTCGAGCGTGTCGCTCGACAGCAGCGCGACCAGCTGCCAGGGGGCGTCCAGGGCCTGCGCGTAGACGAGCCAGCTGACGGTCGTCTCGGAGGCGTAGCGCTGGCCCCAGCGCAGCGTCACGTGGGTGTCGGTCTGCGCGACCAGGGCCAGCCAGTCGGGCGCGCTCGCCGCGACGCGGTTGCTGACGGCGATCTCGGTCAGGAAGGTCTCGACCTGGCCGAGCGCGTCCACCAGGGCGACCTCGCCACGCAACATGCCCTGGAAGTTGGTGACGTCGTGGGTGGCGCTGCCCGTGAGCGCGGCGTCGGGGGCCACCTGCCAGACGGGCGTCTCGCGGTCACGCCAGAGACGGTGGCGCACGGCGGCGAGCGGCGGCGCGTCCTCCGGGCGCTCGATGCGCCAGCTGAGCGTTGCCTGCGTGGTGCCGACCAGCCACGGCTCGAAGACGACCTGCTGCATGGGGGCTCAGCCTCGTCCGGCGAAGGGGTTGAGGCCCGCGAAGAACCCGGCGACCTGCTGCGTCAGCTGCGTCCCGAAGGCCCGGCCGCGCTCGACGACGGCGGCCGCCTCCTGCGCGAGGCCAGGCAGGCCGTCGGCCTGGGCCTTCTGCACCGCTTTGGCGCCCGCCCCCGGGGCCGGCGGCTTCGTGGCCCGCGGGTCCTCGGCCGGCGTGGGGTGCACCTGCTCGGCGAGCTTCTGCAAGAAGCCCGACATCGGCAGGCTCTTCGAGCCGTACACCTTGAAGAACGGCAGCGGGCGCACGTCGGTCTTGATGAACTGCAAGGTGAAGGGCACGACGGTCTCGTTCTCGCTGCTGTGCTGCGGCGCGAAGGCCACGGCGTACCCGAACATCTGGTAGCCGATCGCCGGCACCGTGATCACCATCTTGCGGCGCTGCTGCGCGAGGACGGACACCCGCAGGTACTCGTGGAACAGGTGCCGGAACTTCCCGACCTGGTCCGACACCACGTCGTTGATCAACACGCCGCTGATGCTCCAGACCTCCGGCTTCTCCCCAAATGCAAAGGTGATGAAGCCGTCGGACAGGGTGTCGACTATCTGGAACTTCTCGGAGTGAACCTCTTGAACACCTGTTAGGATGAACTGATTATAGCGGTACTGGCCGCCGTTGTCGTAGAGCGCCCCGTAGTCGTGCCCGAGGTCGATCGGGAAGGCGTGCTGGGCGCTCAGGTCCTCGTTGCACAGCGAGATGGTGGCGAGGTTCGGGCCCGAGTCGGCCTGGCTGCTGGCGTTGAGGACGCGGTAGGGCAGCGCGATGCCCAGCCGCCGGAAGTCCGGCCGCCCGCGATCGCCTGAAAGCAGGCTCGTGACCGTGCGCGCGCTCCCGGTCAGCGGCACCGTCGCCCGGGCTGCGGCGGGCGCGGCCGGCAAGGCGGTGGTGTCCGCGCTGACGAGCGTCGCAACGACGGGGGCGGGAGGGCGCGGGATGGCCGCGAGCTCCGGGGGGAGCACGCCGCGCGCGGCCTGTTGCTCGGCGGCTGCCATGTCGCCGGACGGCGCGGGTCGCTCGGCCGTGGGCAGCGGCGCGGGGCCGTTGCGGCGGGTGATCGCATTCTCGCCGGCCGTTTCTTTCTCGCGCTTGTCGCGCTCCCGCGCGCGCGACTTGGCGGCGGCCTCCTGCAGCCGCTGGCGCAGCACGGGGTCGGTGGTCTGGGCCAGGTGGCGCTCGAGGTCCGTGGCGCGCAGGTTTTCATACAGGCGACCCTGGCGGGCGCGCACGACCTGCAGCGACAGCCGCCGGTTGCCGGGCTCGGGCGTGACGGGGATGAGCATCGCCAGCGCCATCCGGTGATCGCGCGGGCGGCCCGCGGCGAGCGCGTTGAGCACGCTGTCGCCGAGCAGCGGCAAGACGGTGCCGAGCTGCGCGCGGTCGAGCGCCGTGGACCGCACGTAGAACACGTCCTTGTGGGCCGACACGCCCGCCGCGGGGTCCGGCAGCGCCTGGCGCACCAGCGGCAGCAGCTGCGCGAGGCGTGCGTCCACCAGCGCCGGGATGTCCGGGCGCTGCTGCGCCACCAGCGCCTTGCGCGCCGCCTCGCGCACGAGCTGCGCCGCGCGCTGCTGGAAGGCCAGCACCGCCCGCTGGCTCTCACGCGCGGCAGGCGGCTGCGCGCTCGACGCCACCCCCGCGAGCTGCAGCTCGCTCGCGTAGCCGAGGGCCTGCAGCCGGGCCTGGACGTAGAGGTCCTTCAGGTCCTGCGGCGTGCGCAGCTGCAGGTACGCCGAGAGGTCGGCGTCCGCCAGCAGCGCCACGGTGGCCTGCACGGTCGAATGGTCGCGCCAGGCGGCGTTGCTGCGGGCCTGGCTGGCATCGAGCAGCGTCGCAGCCAGCGTCGCCCCCGTCACGGCGGTGCCGGGCAGGCGCGTCGCCTGTCCGTCGGCGAACCCGCCGTAGGTGACGCCGAGGTCCGGCGCGAGCTCCAGCACCTGCCGCAGCGCCGTGGCGAGCAGCGTCAGCTGCGTCGCGGCGTCGAGCTTGGGCGAGAACAGCGCCTCGACGGCGCCGCGGGCCTCCGCGAGGCGCGCCGCCTCGCCGCGGGCCTGGTAGACGCGTGTGTACGCCTCCAGGTAGGCCTGGACCCGCACCAGCTGGTTCGTGACGCGCAGCCACTGCAGGGTCGTCCTATCGACGGCGGCGTCCGGCACGTCCAGCGTCAGCTGGTTGGCCGTCTCGATCGCGAAGCGGTCGTCGGGCAGCGCGGTGACGGCCACGGGGTTGAGCCGCACGCGGCCGGGCGTCGCCTGACCCGTGTTGATGGCGACGAACACGGCGGGCGTCGTGCCGTACGTGAACCGGAAGAGGTCGCCGGGAGCGGGAACGGCCACGAGGTTGGCGAGCTGGACGTAGGTGGTGAAGGGCGCGCGCCGCAGCCCGCGGGCCGACACCGAGACCTTGAAAGCCCCCGCCCGCCGTGCCATCACGGGCGTCGGCGCCGCCAGGTCGGCCAGCGAGACGGCCGTCTGCGTCGCCAGGGCCTCGCGCTCGCTTGAGACGTACGACGCGCTGGTGGGCTGGAGCGTCACGACGCGCTGCGTGCCCACCTGGGCCTTGCTGAGGACCTGCCAGAACTGCCGCCCGAGCAGCTGACGCTGGTCGGCGCTCAGCGCCGTGCGGCTCTGGGCCGACGACGTGGCGTTCAGCACGAACCAGTCGCCCGGCGCGACGGCCTCGTACGCCCCGGCGCCGAGTCCCACCAGCACCACGCGATCGTACGTCGCCTCGGAAGCGGGCGGCACGCGCACGGCGCGGTAAGCGACGGCCGTCCACCAGCGGTTGTCCTGCAGCGCGGTGTCCGCCGTGTACGGCGCGTACTGCGTCGGCGTCTCGTCGAGGTCGAGCCCCTTGTAGAGCGTGCGCTCCAGCAAGACGAGGTGCGCGAGCCCGGGCTCGCGCGGCGCCACCCGCAGCACGGCGTGGTTGATGCGGTTGGGCACCGCGCCCCCGCTCGGGTCGCCCGCCCGCCGCGTGACGTGGACGAAGTCGCCGCCCTGCACGCCGGCCAGCGCCGCCGCCGTGTGCGCCAGCGCCACGGACGGCCCGTAGGCCACCAGCATGCGCGCGTCCACCGCATCCGTGAACGCGTCGTCCGGCAACGGCGCGCCGGTCGACGCCCGCAGCGTGAGCGTGTCCTCGTCGTAGCTGGTCAAGGGGCGCTGCAGCGACAGCCGCCACATGTCGGCGGCGTCGTCCGCTTCCCGCGGCAGCACTTCGAACAGCAGCTCCTCGCCGGCCTCCGCGGCCGCATACGGGTAGGTGGCGCCCTCGCGCCAGACCGTCAGCCCGGCCCAGTCGACAAACGACTGGTAAACGTACGTGTCCGTCGACGTGAAGCGGTTGCTGGCCCGCGTCAGCCGGCGGTTGTCGAGCGTCAAGCGATCGCCAGCCACGGCCAGCACGCGGAAGTAACCTGGCGTCACGGTCGGCAGCGTCGTGGGCTCGAGGGGCCCGGACCGGACCGCCAGCTCGACGACGTCGTCGGCCCGCACGGCGGCGAGCGCCGCCCCCGGCACGCGCAGCTGGAAGGTCTGCATGCTCGGGGACTGGGTGCGCGTCAGGCGGTAGAGCGGCTTGAGCTCCTCGCCCGTGGCGGGCGTCCCGCTCTGCGCGGCGTAGGGCGCACCGCTGCCCGTGTGGCGCACGCCGCCCAGCTCGAGCAGGCCGGGTGCGAGCACCGCGCGGACCTGGTAGGTGCCGGCCCACGTCCCCTCGCTCAGATGCAACCAGTCGTTGGCGCGCACCTGGGAGAAGGTCTGCAGGGGATCGCGGAGGTAGAACCCCGCCGCGCGGCTGCGCGTCACGGCCCAGTCGACGCGGGTGTCGACGCTGACGGGCACGGGGTCGGTGGAAGGCTCGAAGACGCCCTCCGACGTGCGGGTGTAGCGCACGCCCTCGAGCACCACGGACTCCAGGCCGACCTGGCGGACCTTGTAGACGCCGGCCACCGCGGCGGGCTCGGTCTGGGGGCTGCGCGTGCGCGCGACGAGCGTCACCCAGTCGTTGACCTGCACGAGGCCCGTGAAGGCGACGTCCGGGTCGACGAGCGTCAGGTACGGCGCCTGGGTGGCGTTGCGCAGCACGCGCGCCTCCGTGCCGCTGACGACGGGCCACTCGACGGGCGCGCCGCTCCAGAGGCGCTCGGCGCGACGGGCCGTGAGGACCGTGGGCTCGAGCACCGCGGCCGTCAGCTGGGCGGCCTCGGCCTGCAGGACCGTCTGCAGCGCGCGCAGCCCCGTCGTGTCGGGGCGCTTGCGCAGCGACAGGTAACACGTCCGGTTGGCGGGCGGGCGCGGCGTGGTCAGCCCCGTCGCCTGTAGGCGCGTGCCCGTGCGCGTGAGCGTCACGCGCTGTGTGGCGCCGTGGTAGACGGCCAAATTGGGGCTGCTGCGCAGCACCGCGCCCGTGGCGGCCGCCGCCACCTCCGGCTCGTGCATGTAGGCTCGCAGCTCGGCCGGCAGCGGACTGGCCGCGAAGGGGGCCAAGGGCTGCAGCCCGCGGATGGCGCGGAAGCGCACGCTGCTGCCGGCGCCCGCCGGGAGCTCCTGCACGTTGCGTCGGTGCTGGGCCTCGAGCACCTTGATGGCGTAGTTCGCGATCGCGCGCAGGGGCTCGGCCTGCGCCCACGACGCGACCTCGTCCTCGATGTTCTGCTGTTCGGGCGTCAAGTCTGGCATAGGGGCTCGCTGAAGGAATTATCAGCTGGGCTACGGCGTCGGAGGGTTTTCGGGCTTGAGCGGTGCCACGCCGACATCCTGGCCGTTCATCTTGATGTTGACCTCGCCCGTGACGCGCAAGCCCGTGTCGGTCAGCTTCTGCAGCGACTTGATGAGGCCGCCGTCCGTGCCGCCGATCGCTGCGACCATGTTGTTAATGGCAGTTTGCTGCTTCTCGATGCGCTCGGAGTTGAGCTGTTTCGCGATGTCGTCGTAGCGACGGGCCACATCGAGCTGCGCCTTGGTGGCGCTTGCCTGCGCGACCTCGGCCCCTTCCTCGTCCGCGCTGGCGAACCGGTTGGCGCCGGTCGTGCCGGAGCCCGGGCCTCCCAGGGCCTGCATCAAGAGATCCGACACGACGGCGTCGAGGTTACCGGCCTTGTTCCGGACGAAGTCCTCATCGTACGTGCCGCCCGTGATCGTGCCGAGCGCACGCGCGACGGCGCCGGTGTCGCGCTGCCCGGGCGTGAGGCGCGACTGCCGCACCAGCTGCTCGAAGGCCTGTTGCTGGTCCGAGCTACCCAGCATCTGCCGGAGCGCCGGATTGCGCTCCATCGCCTGCGTGATGCCTGAAAGGTTGCCCGCCGGCAGCTCGCGTACGATCCGACCGATGTCGTCCGCGCTGACGTTGCTCTCGCGCAGCGCCCCCCGGAAGCGATCCTCTTGCTCCGGCGTGAACCCGACCTGCGCAGTGGCGTCGCGCGCGCTCCGGTTGACGTCGTACTTGAACAGGGCCAGGGCATCTTCGAGGTTGCTGCCGCTGCGCATCGTCGAGATGAACGCGTCGTCGGCCTGCTTGCGCTGCGCGTCGGTCTTGAGCAGCCCGCGCCCCCGGTCGAAGCGCGCCGAGATGCGCTCCCGCACCTGCGAGACACTGTCCTTGGCCGTGATGCCGAGGTCCTGCACCAGGCCCTCAAAGGACTCTGCCCGGCCACCCTGCGCCATCCACGCCTTCTTGGCGTCCTCCAGCGTGCCACCCTGACTGAGTTTTTCGGAGACGAAGCGCCCGAACGTCACGTCCTTGAGGATCGTCGCGAACTTGTCGACGTCCGGGTTGTCGACGTTGAGCACCCGTCCCATGGCCGCGTTGGGGAACCAGTTGGTCCACGAGCGCTGGTAGCGCGAGAGCGACTCGCGCATCGCGCTGACCTGGCCCTCGGCATCGCGTGCGGCGCCCGACTCTCCGACGTTCTCGCTGACCAACACGTTGAACGCGCTTTTCTGGTTGGCGATGTCGAAGAAGCCCCCCGTGAGGTTCTCGTTACCGCCGACCCGGTTGTCGCTCCCCACCTTCAGCAGCGCGGCGAGCTTCGAAGCCAGCGCGGGGTCCGCCCGCACCGCGTTCAGGTCTTTGCCTTCGAACGTCGTCGAAAACTCACCGACCAAGTTTGCCATGTACTGCTGGCGCTGCGCGTCCGCCGGAAGCTTCGTGTCGACGCGGTTGGCCGCGCTCCCGAGGCGCTGCTCAAGCTTGGCGCCGCCTTCGCGGTACCGCATCTGCCCGACCAGATCCTCGTAAAAAGCGCGGTTGCCACCGCCCTGCTCCAGCTGGACGGCTGCCTGGATGAGCGTCTTGTCGCGAGTCTGGTGCTCGGAAAGGGCGTTCATCGCCTGCACGCGCAGCATCGCCTCGCGCGCGCCGACGTTCGCGCCCCCCTCGGAGTAGCGCGCCATGTTGCCGCTCCCGTACGCCTCGGGCACCGCGGTCTGTCGCAGCTCGTTATACACCAGCCTCAGCGCGTCCGACCTGTCCATGGCCTGCTCGAACTCGACGGCGCCGACGTCGCTGCGCTGCGTGCGCCGGATGAGGTCGCTGATCTCCTGCGGCGTCGCCCCCGCGTTGTTCAGGACGCGCCGAGCGGACGCGCGCATCTCCGGGTCACGCATCGCCGCTCGGAGCTCGCGATCCTCCCGCTTGCGCTGCTCGGCCGCTGCCGACTCCGTGTAGGGCTGACGCCCCTGGTTGTACGCCCGCGTGAAGTCGTAGGTCTCCTGCTCGCGCTTCAGCGTCTCGTTGGCGTCAAACAGGTACCCCATCGCGCCCACGTCCGCACGCTGCGTGCCCGTCATGAGCTCTTCGTAGGTGCGCCCGCCCACGTAGCGCTGCGACGAGCCCGACAGCAAATTGCCGAAGCCCGTGGCGCGGCTGACGTTGGAAAGGAAGTTGGCGGTGCCGTCGAGCGCGTCGAGCGACAGCTCCCGCGCGCCCGTCGTCAGGCCCGTGGCGATCGGGTCGAGGTTGCGCTCCATGAACTTCTCGACGCGGCGCGACACGCTCATCTGACGCCGCCGCTCGATGGCCCCCAACGTGCTCTGGTCGCGCGCCGAGCGCCGCATGTCGGCGGCCAGCTGCGGCATCTTCTGGATGGCCTTGACCATCGCGAGCGCCTCGTTCTCCGCCACGCCCATGCGCATCAAGAAGCCCAGGAAGTGGTCCGCGTCGATCGGGCCCTCGACCTTGAACATCTCGCGGTAGGTCGCAAGCGCCGACTCGATCACCGCGGGCTGGATGACGCCGCCGAGCCCCTGCGTCAGCTCGGGCATGCGGGCCTGCTGCCCCAAGTACCCCAGCGGATCCATCGCGTAGCCGCCCATGCTGTTCACGAAGTCCAGCGCCGAGGTGCCCCGGCCCGACAGGATGTTGCCCATCACCCCGGAGCCGGGCGCCATGGCGCTCGCCGTCATGAATTGACCGAGCGGCGAGCGCAACATGCTGCCCGTCGCGTTCGTCAGCGACTGCGCGAAGCCCTGCGAGCCACCGAAGTAGGCGTTGTCGAACGCGCTGCCGCCGCTGCGGAAGTACGCGCCAGCAAGGCCCAGGTTCTGCCCGGCGATGGTGGCGCCGGCCAGCGGGCCGATGCCCTGGGCGGCGAACATCTGCGCGGCGGGGGCCGCGGCCTGCGTCAGCTGCGGCAAGGACATGCCCGCCGACTGCGCGTAGCCGGCGAAGGTCTGGAACACGTTGGCGAGCTGCTGCGGGTTCGACGCCGCCGACACGCCGAACTGGTTGAGCGCGATGCTGATCTGACCCAGCTGGTCGCGCGAGGAGACGCCCAGCGCGAAGAGCGTCTTGACCGACTTGCTCATGTTCTCGAGCGACTTCATGGCCTGTTCCTTGTCGCCTGCGAACTGGAACATGCCGGTCTCGCCCGCCATGCCGATGAGTGTTCGATAATCTTCCGCCGTGAAGAACTGGTCCTTGGCGACGGTGTGCTCGAGGTCGCGCGTGAGCTTCTGCGTCTCGCGCATCGTGAGGCCGCCCCCGAGCCGATCGCCGCGGACGTAAGGCGTCATGTAGTCGCGCATCTCGCGCGCACCCGTGCGATAAACGGACGCCCGGCGGTCGAGGTAGTCGATCGCCATCGGGGCCACCAACCCGCCGACCAGACCGCCCGCCAAACCGAGCGGCAGCGCTGCGGCACCGCCCAGCAGCCCCGTCGAAAGCCCGGCGCCGGCCATCGCGCCGAGACCCGCGCCGCCGAACGACGCCGCGAGCCCGGCCCCGCCCATCCCGATGCGGTACAGGTTGTCGGCCGTGTACTCCTGCATCCGCTCGATCTTCCGGCGGATGGGGTCCTCCAGGTTGTCGGACACGACGCCACCCGTCGCGCTCCGGATGCCCATCTGGTACAGCGAGTTGAGCAGGCTGCCCTCGCCCGTGCCCATCAAGAAGCGGCTGCGGACGGGGTCGAACGGCTGGCCAGGAGCCCCGGCGCCCGCCAGCAGCGGCGTCGGCAGCTGGTAGTTGGCCGCCCCCGCGCGCAGGAACGGGTTGACGGTCGGGTCACCGAAGGGCGTCGCGATGCCGCCTGGCATGGCGAGGTTGCCCGCGCCGCCGGCCGCCCCCATGCCCATCGGCCCCATCATGGCCATTTGGGAGGCGAACATGTCGCGCGCGATGGAGGCCTGCGGCGAGAACGGCGAGGCCTGCGCGCCGTACATGGCGGCCTGGAACGCCCCGTACGCGGCAAACGGCGGCATGCCAGGCGGCGTGGCCGGCACGCCGTTGGCGAAGCCCTGGGCCTGCGCCGTCTGCCCGATCGCGTTGGTGCTGATGGCCGACAAGGAGTTTGCCGCTCGGTAAGCGGCGTCCGTCAGGGCCTGAAAGCTCATCGGCACCTGCTGGCTGGCCGCTGAGAACTCCTCGTCCGCCATCGGGGCTCAGCCCGGCGTCAGGGCTGCGGGTCGGCGGGCGGCAGCGCGGGGGCGCTGTGCTCGTAGGCCGTCACGGCCGTCACGTAGATGGTGAAGGCGTCGAGCAGGTTCTGCAGCAGCGCCTTGAAGTCGAGCGTGCCGAGCCGGCCCTCGAGCCAGGCGAGCAGCACCGCGCCCGCCACCGCCAGCAAGGCGAGCAGCAGCCGCAGCAGCGCGACGTTGCCCGCGTTGATGGGCAGCTTGGGGTGGTCCTTGACGACCTGCGTCAGCAGCGCGGCGATGGGGCCGAGCAGCACGGGGGCCAGGGGCAGCAGCTGTTGGGTCAGGGACATGACAGGCACCTCAGAACAGCGACGCGAAGCGGAACTGGCGCTTGCCAGCCTTGAGCTCGTCGTAGACTTTGCAAATGGCGGCGCGATCCTCCGCGTAGAACGGCCCCGTGTCCCAGCGGTCGCGCGGGTAGCCGTCCAGCTTGGCGTAAAGGGCGTGGTCCGCCACGACCGGCACCTCGACGCTGCCGCCCGCCGGTGCGAGCCGCGCGCCCGCGGGCTTCATCTTGGGCAGCGTGAAGGTGTCGTGCGGGTCGAGCCTGCGCCACGCGCAGAACTCCGCGACCACCACCTGCATCGCCTCGCGCTGGCGCGCCGTGGGCTGGAACTTGCCGAGGTTGTTCGAGGTGGCGTTGAGCATCGCGCAGTAGCTCACGCCCACCAGGCCCGTGTTCCGCCCCCAGACGTGCTGGCCCTTGTCCGCGAGCGGCAGGGCCTTGATGATGAGCGCCGTGCGCCCGTTATCGGCGATGTTGAGGTGGTATTCATCGAACGCCGTCAAGCGGTCGCTTGCCGTCCAGTGCATGCAGACGCCGCGGTAGTCGCCGAGCGGCTCGCCGCGCTGGGAGTTGCCCTTGATGAGCATCACCTCGCCGAAGTCCGGCACGTTGATGCGGCCGTGGCGGGTGGACAGGTCGACGGTGCGGATGAGGCTCATTTCCACAGCCCCTTCAGGTAGTCGCCGATCAAGGCGATGACGGCGCCGGCCGTCGAGAGCGTGATGCCCGTGACCACCGTCATCGAGCGCTGCTTGGCGCCGGCGTCCCCCGCCTCGATCACCGCCACGCGACGCTCGAGCTCGTCGAGCCGCGGCGCGATGCCCGGGTGCCACTTGCCGTTCCCGTCGTGCACGCCCTGCAGCGCCGCCATGATCTCCCGGTGGTGGCGGTCTTGCCGTTTGTCGAGCTCGTCCAGGTGCAACTTCAGGTCTTGCAGCACGCGGTACAGGTCTTCGCTCATGGGTTCGCTCCTCGTCGCCCGACGCCGTCAGAACGGGAAAGACAGGGTGACTACCGTTCGATAAACGTAGCCCCTGTCGCGGTAAACGTTGGTCCAGTGGTGCATCAGCGTCTCGTCCCGGAGGTTGGGCAGCAGCACGTGGCCGTTCGTGTCGATGGCCCCGACGCGCCCCTTGTGGACGTACAGACAGATGCAGTGCGCCCCGCGCAGCCCCTCGTCGTAGATGGCGGCGAGGTGCGGGTCGGCCCCCATCTGCCGCAGCGCGACGTAGGCCCAGGCCGCGACGTCGTCGCAGTCGACGGACAGCTTGTGGGCGACGCCGGTCTCGAGGCCCCACTGGAACTTCTCCGGGTGGACGTAGAAGTCCAGCGCCCCGTTGAGGGGATCACCCGTGTAGGTGTAGCGGGCGGCCAGGTAGTCCCAGGCCGCCTGCGGCGTCTCGAACGTGGGGATGGGACGCCGGGGACCGCCCGAGAGCCAGTCCCAGAAGCGCGAGCTCGCGCGCTTGAAGACGTCCGCAACCTGAAAGAGCTGAACCGGCCACATAAGGTTCCTCCGGCGCCCGTGCGCCTGGAGGAATTATCAGGCGATCGTGGCGGAGGGACCCAACGGGGTCAGACCGGGTCTTCTTCGGGCTCGGGCGGCGGCGGCAGGAACACGTCTGCCTCGGCGTCGTAGATGTAGCCGGGGCCGGGGTAACAGCCACGTATGCGTGCGCTGTAGCTGCATTGAAGCCAACGGCCGCCCTTGTAGAAGCTTGCGCACCGCGCAATGCCCAAGGCCTCGCTTTCGTTGCCTTCGGCATCGAGGATGTCCTCGGAACCGACGACAACGACCCGAAGGACCGTGTTGTTTTCGTCAATCTCTGCAAAGTGTGCCATCTGACTAGCCCGTCCAGGTAAAGGTAGCTGTGCCACTCGTGAAGGTGTGAATGGTGTATCCGCCCGAGTTGGTGATGGTTCCGCCAGTTGCCTTTTGGCTGCCCAGATACCGAACGACCACAATTCCAGAGCCCCCGGCGCTGCCTAAGCTTATGGTGCCGGCCGGAACACTGGCACCCCCGCCACCACCGCCGCCTCCGGTGTTCACCGTGCCTGCGACGCTTACGCCGGGTGAGCCCGTGGCAGAGCCTCGACCCCCGCCGCCGGCACCACCTGGGGAGCCCGGCGAAAGCGGACTGAAGCTGCCGCCGCCTCCCCCACCGCCATACGCTGTGACCGTGCCGCCGAAGTTACATGGCTTACCTGCCCCACCCACAGTGCCGCTGCCTGCGGCTGCGGCGCCCCCGCCTCCCCCGCCTCCGAATTGAATCGCAGGAGCGGCAGGTGTTGAGAGCAGGAGGCTACCAACAGCGCCTTCCGTTCCTTGCCCTGGGGTTCCGGTTCCGCCGAGTGAAATGTACGGAGAGGCGTTCATGCCTTTTCCGCCGCCGCCACTTCCCCCTGTTTGTCCTTGATAGGGTGCGCTAGAAGTGGCGCGACCTCCACCGACCGCCGTAAAGGATCCGAATGTTGTATTCGTTCCGTTTGTCTCTGCTGCGCCGCCCCCGCCGATTGACACAGCAAACGTGTCGTTCGCCGCCACGGGGATTTCGGTGATGATGACGCCTCCACCCCCACCTCCACCCCCGCCGCCATTGTTTCCGCCGCTTGCGCCGCCCCCGCCGCCCGCCACGATCAGGACGTCGATCGTCGTTGCGGGGATATTGATCGCACCCCACGAAAGCGCGCTGCCGCTGGTAGTGAGGTACTTGCCGGCGTTGCCGGACTGTGCCGGGAAATTGGTCAGGTCGGGGTCGATGTCACTGAGAGCGGCCCCGGTCTTGCTGACCTTGCCCCAGTCGATGGCGGCGTTGGCCGGGATCATCGCATTGGTGACAGGTGACAAGCTGGCCGAGTCCCAACGGCTCGTCGTGCCGTTGTACACCAGCGTGATTGCCCCGTAGTTCACGCTGATGACGTAGGTGGCGGCTGCGTCGATGTCTTTGCCGTTACCGCCGACGGTGATGTTGTTGGTCGCCGCGTCACCCTTGCCGTCTTTCACCGTGACGACCTCGCCAACGGTGGGAGACGCCGGCAGGGTCACGGTGGTCGCGGAGCCCGTCTCCTTGTTCACGATCACCACGTCGTCCAG